GCACTGTGCCCCCTTTTTACTAACGATGCAGATTATTTTCGCTTCTGTATCATATAGGCGCGTAGTTGCGGATTTGAGGTTAAAATAAAACAATATGAATTAAAATAAAAACCCGATACGTTAAAATCGCATCGGGCCTGGTATTGAAAAAAAAATAGGTTCAGATCTTGGGTAAAGATTCGAGCCAATTTTTAACATCTTTATATTTAGGGTCTTTGTCTATTCTATCTTTCAGTTCATGCAATGCTGAGTCCATAACCGTATTCGGTACGCCAATCAACTCTCCTATTAAATACAATGGGGTTTTATTCGATTTAGATTCGTGTGCTATATTCATATCCCAAAAAAAGTTATGTGAAACAAACCGGCCACGGGTATTCTATTGCCCGCCGACCGGTATAATATTTTTATTCCTTTTTTTCCAAACGGGAAAAACGGGAATGCGGGAATCATATTTTTTACTATGGCTCCCGCACCACCGGAAGGACCTGGATCTGGATCTCAGGTCAGATCCTTCCAGTTTATTTTTTCGCCGAGGTAATCTTGCACGGCAAGCCATCTTATAAAGGCTACTCCTTCGGGAGCATCCGGATCATCCAAATACATTAACGTAGCTTTCACCAACTCGTTCTCACATTTGAAGACCTTCGGAAAACCATCCGAATAGTACATTGCAAAGACATATTGGACATCGCCCCATGTCGCTTTATCCGGCTTCTTCGCTCCGCACTTTTCAAAAATATCTTTTATTTCCGGCTGCTTCCAGATCCTCTTGGATCCATCGACGTTGACCATCTTCTTTACCGCCTCATCAGCGAGAGCATTAGAAAAATGGTAGCCGTAAGTATCTACATATTTCTGATAAGCTGGATCCTCTGCGTCTGCTCCTCAATAAGAACGACCTCTGCCACGTCCGCGACCTCTACGCATCTGAGGTCCGTCACCGTAGTATCTGTCGTCTCCATAGTAATCGGTCGGGTAGGATTCGTAACCCATCCTCCGGTATTCCCGGTCCTCCATTTCATGACGACGTTCGCGCTCTTCAAGCCTTCTTTCCCTTTCTTCCAGCTCGTTTTCGCGTTCTTCCATTTCCTTCATCTTCTCATGCATACCGTAATGGTCGTAAATACCACCACCGTACCCCATGTACGTCCCATCAGAACGCCGGCTTCTGCCTCTGCCTCCACCTCGTCTGTCTTCTATCTCGTCATATCCAGGATATTCTCTGTGTCCTGAATTTAAATCATATACTATCATATTACACTTATTTCAAACGTTCTACAATTAACTTCTTTAAATCTTCGAATGAATCAGTAAGGTCATTCACCTTATTTTCTATACCAGCTATTTTACGATCCTGCTCTCTCGTTTGTTTGAATGCCGGATTGATGTCTTCTAATATAGATTCACAAGCCTCTATCTTGGCACGATGGGCATCTACGCTGTTTATTATGTCTTGACTGGTGTTTTTTATAGCATTCAGTTCGTTCATAATCGGATCTATGCTGGTAGATAATGTTATGCCCATAGCCTTAGCCACATTCTGGGATTCCGGGACCGTATAGGTCTTGGTTTCGCCAGTGAGCTCTACCGTCAGATCCACCACGCGGGTCTGCATCGCCTGATACTGACCTGGCTGAGGAGGAAGATACCTGGGTTCGGATACGGCTACTACCTTTCCCAATTCGTATTTAGGTACTGTATTAGTATCAAGGGTATGTACCTGAAACCCTTTCTTCAAATCTGAAAACATGATCAAAATATTAGTTAGGTGAAAATAGGGTGATGATCTTCATCACCCTACTGAAATCATTTACCTGCTTTAACTTCAGACGCCTGGGCTGTTGTTGTCGGAACACAACAATCCATTAATCTTAACACGCCACGAACTTTATTGAAGTACAGAAGGCGTTCTGTGCCATTTACCATAGCAGCACCCGTGACAGCTACGTTAATAGGGTTCACGACATTCACTCCCGTAACCGGGCAACAGGTGTCGGCTCCTACTGTTGAAACTGTGCTGTTTGCCGGGACCGCAATCTGTACCGGTAGAGCACTTCCGGCTGTGGGGACTACTTGCCTTATCTTAAGAAGGATAAGACCCTCACACGGAAGGGCGATCCAAGCCCGTGGGTTAATACCGAAGACTGTATTTGTCGTACTGACAATAACATTCTTCGTAACCATCTCATACAACGATCCTATTTTAGAAACACAAGCCATATTAGCCTCCTTTCTTAATAAAATCAGACAGCAGCGTTGTTATTGCAACATCCGTTGTTACATCCGCATCCGTTATTACAGCAACCTCCTCCGAATACCTGTCCCCAAGTATAAGCCTGGTAAGGAGAACAAGAGGGGTAGGCCGGGACGGCCGTCGGGCGTAATTGACCAACGATATTCTGGGTTTGTTGCTGAGATAATGCCGAAGCTGTCAAAGCCGCTTTTTCTTCACGAAGTTGAGCAATAGTGTTCTGCATTTCCCTCATTTCCAACTGACAGAATTTGTCGTTGATCATAACGGTTTGGGCGTCAAGTTTCGCAGACAAGATATTGAATTGGCTTGTAGCTTGCTCACGATTGTTAGCCAGACCTTGGTTGAGACCGTTCTGCAAGACATTGGTTTGTTCCAACGTGCGAAGCTGGTTATCAAAACCTTGCTGAGTAATCATTCCCTGAGTCTGGCAAGTGCTTTGATTGATCAACGAACTCAGATTGCAGCAGCAAGAGCTGATTTGATTTCCTATTTCACAACCTTGTTGTTGAACTGCGTTGATAACAGCCTGAGAAGTCATACCTACCTGACCAGCTACTTTATCAATAGCACCCTGTACGTTGCAGATAGCGTTCTGAAGTTGAGTAGTAGAACAGTTCAAAGCAGAAGCAATCTGATCTATGGCGCTACGATTACCTTGAATTGCCTGCATCAAAAGTTCACGACCGTAATCGTTATTCAACTGAGCCGGCAAACCATTGGCACAACAATCACCGCCATTTCCAAAACCGTTACCGAAGCCGCGTCCACCCCACAGCCAGAACAAAACAATTATCCAGAGCCACCAACCGTTAGCCCCACCGAAACCGTCCTGGTTGTTACGACCGTTCATCAAAGCCGCCACCAGATTCGGATCCATTTTATTACCACCTATCAAATTAGCAAACATGCCGGGAATCATTGAAAGAAGACCGTTAGTGGCTGCACCACCACCGTTAGCCCCGGCTCCATCTAAAAGGACGATTTTATCACCACCCATAATTTTATAGTATTTAATTGTTAAACATACGTGCATGAAGCACGTAACAAAGATCATGATTGCAGGGTGGAACAAGGCTGAGTTTGTTTCCGATAAAATGGAAGGATTTTCAGTAAAAACGGAAATATAATATACAACGAGTAGTTTTCCCCATTTATGGGGAAAAATTGATAATCAGCAACTTTCGCTTTTCTTTTTTTGGGTAAAGCGCTGTAAATCAAAACAGGATCCGCATCACTGCGAATCCTGCCTCAACTAATCTAAACTAAAATACCATGAAAAACTTTTCCCTACTAAAACTAAAGAACGAACAAATGTATGAAAATACATGCTTTTCACAAAGAATCCGTATCCTGTTCTTTGGTATGGTTAAGTACATGGGATATAGTTCTGATACTTAATCCGGTTTGATTTTGTATCAGATTATAAATATAGGATTTTGAAACTACAGTTCTTAATTGACCTAAATCATTCATAATGTTTTTATACATAAGATGAATGCTGTTGTTACGTTTGATGGTACTGATTCTCATTTCCTACTGTTATTAGTTACGTTCGGTTCTTACTTTTTCCTATTTTCTATAATCCCTTCCTGAAACTAATATCGCAAACTTAATAAAAATAATCCATAAACAATGAAAATCTAACTTTTCTTGTATGTTGTTGATATACGTGCATATATAAGAAAAGTGAGACTTTCACAAGCCCCACTTCCCAAATCGTAATTATGAAAAAACTATATTATATGTGTACAAAAATTATTTGCATTCTAATTTGTTAAGATCATCCAATTCAGACTTGCTTACGATCATATCTTGCGTCAAGCCAGATCTGTTTTGGTATGGAGCGTAATCGGTTTCTACCGTCTTTACCTTCTGAGTAGAATCGTATTTCACCTCCGATTCGGTTCCTGTCAGATTTTGGTAGATAGAGCCGGAACTACTCTCGCTTACTTTAGACCATATCTTATTACCTACTCTTATAAAATTATCATAAATACCTTCTGCTGTTATAACACCATCTTGCTCTACGATATTAGAACCCGATTTTTCTTTTAACAAATACGGGTGCCTGGTGTAAAAATAGTGTTCAAAATCATTCCCAGCATACGAAGGGTCATACCTCTCCAAATAAAACAATTCTGATAAAGAAGGGTCGGTACTGGTCATGCTATAATCAAACAACATCAACCTGTCTTTTCCAGATAAAGATAATTCTATTGATTTCAAAATATCAGGATCATCAGAAATAAGACCCAAAGATGGACCAGGTTTGAAGTCAAGATACTTATAGGCATTATCATATAATTTTGTTTTATGGAGTTTGTTGTCAAGGTAAGATTGGTATAAATCGAATAAGGATAATGGGTTTTCGCTATCTTGTTTTTTGTTCATGTATCGACTATACTCCCGATCCACATCCACGTAAGGAACGTCAAGTACCGCAGGGTGCCCAAACGCCATCCTGGTCATTATCATGTCCTCTGTGTTCTGAGAATCCATGAACGATCTGACGTATTTTTTAATGGAAGCCATGAGCGTATTATTATCTACGTTCCGTACTTTCTCTTTATCCAAAACGCCGTTCTTAAAACAAGATTCAGGATATATTTTAGTAGAAAAATGAGTTAGGTTGTGCTTGGCTAATACTGTTGATATTTGATACATCTCGTTAAGATCATCTTTGCTGATCCTTTGATATAGATTATCTCCTACCTTAAGCAATGAATGTTTCTCAAATGCCTCTACTGGGTCTATATCGGATTCAGAATAAACGATATTCAAATTATCCATATACTCCGGCAATAATCCAAAATAATAGTCTGTACTATCACCAAGAACATCATCTATAGAAGATGCCAGCGTTGGAGCATAATTTACATCATTATGCCTGGCCACATAAATATCAAGATCCAGCATCAAATTATCTATCTTATTCAAAGATTCTTCTGTGCCATCATAAGTTTCCGATGTCCCTATTATATCTATGCCAAACCACGTACAAGCCTCTTCTATATCCCATATCATGCTTCTTAAATCGGATTCGGTGTCGGCATTAGCCCTATGTAAATAAGCTGATATACGAGCTCTTAGGAACTCTATTTTGCCGGAATTGTAATAAGAAAGATCTTGTAGCTTAGACAAAGATCTTCTCTTGCCTTCCACCACATCATCCCCTTCTATGTTTATTACCGGAATCTTATTCGTAGATGAGAACTCATCAAACATAGATTCGGCAAATTCTTTATCAGAAACGAATTTCTCAACCAGTTCAGGATATGAATTTCTCAACGATTCAAAAGCAGATGAAAATTCAGAAAAGTTTTTTATGCCGGCTACTGTTTTACGCATAGCATAATAAAGCTCAGAAGGATTATATGGTACTTTTTTACCAAATTGGTTAAACACTCCCTCCTTGTAAACAATAGGACCATACTGATAGTCAATAGACATAAAATAATTATCTTTTTCCCTATCATGTTCGTTAATAGAAGAATCTATTAACTTTCTCATGGAAGTCGAAACCTCGTTTAAAACAGAAGGATCGGATAAAATACGACTTATTTCTGTTTCATCATACAAACCGGATCTCCTTAATTTCTGCTCATTCAGTATCAAACTGCCATCTACATAAAAATCGAAGAGAATAGCATTAGACAATGAAGACGCATTGAAAAAATAATGAGTAGACAAAAGGAAATCCCTTACATCCTTAACATCCTGAGCCGTTAAAGGATCAGCAAAATAAGTCTGACGCTTCATATACGACAGCACGTCTTCTAAAAGAGGTTCACCATTGGGATCGGTATTAAACATCTCTCCTGGAGCCGGGTTATTCCAATGACCGTAATACGACAAAAAACCAGGAGTGTAAGCCTTAGCCCATACCTGAAGAGCCCGCTCGCTGTTTCCTAATACTTTTAAAGCACTTTCGTAAAGAACGGAAGGCTCCCCGTTAGGAGCCTTAACCCGTTTTATTTCATTTTCCTTTTTTTCTATCTGACATTTGACACCCATTGTAATTAACTTTTTTGCAAAGTTAATTATAAAACCGACTTATACAATGACGGATCCCAAATTCCTTCTATATAAATCTCCGGAAAACTCAAACTGCCATCACGAAGAGTGGTGACTTCCAAGCTGGGAATGTTGAAAACAGTACTGGTATCACCAAACTCACCATTCAACTTGATAGCATTTCCGCTGTTATTAGCCTCATAATAAAAATAACAATAATTTTCATTAATGCTTGGATCATATTCGTACCAATATGTTAGATCTTGTATATGATCTTCTATGTTACCAATTTTGTTTTCACCTAATATAAAAATACCATTATTGCTATGATTATAAACCATAGATTCATAACCACCATAATTCCAATTACTATTAAACATTATGTAACTAACATCAGAATCATGATCTTTTAATACAGGTCCTATATGTATATGAATTTTATTAAACTGACATACATAAGGTCTTTTTCCTCCAAGCCTTTTTATATCTTCATTGGATAACTTATTATAACATCCTCCCACGAAATTATCCGCAGCATTAAAAAATCTCCTTCTCATACTCAACACTCCTTATTTAACTCATTTATCGAATCCGAATTATCAGAACCTTCTACGAGATTCTTATTCCTATCTATCTCTTCCTGGCTCATATTACTCATCATATTTTGTATTTTTCTACCAGATTGAGATAAAGAGCGGATGAATGCACTGGAACTTATCTTAACTTTTCCACCAGCTTTTTTGTACCCTAATTTGGTTAACTCGACTACACTCATACCAAATTTAATGCCATTACGACCCATTATCTTCTCCGGTATAGGTTCTACCTTAGCCGGAACAGATGTATATGCTTCATCACCGCCGTACAGGAAATAAGGGGTTGTCACCCTTGATATGTGAGTAAGAGGTTCTTCGGATATACGAGGCTCGTCTTTCGCAGCCTTATATTCTTCCCTTGGATTGGATATCCTAATAAAAGGATCGTATGTCAAAAAGGTTAAGCCGTATTCTACTTTATAACCTGATACGCCGTTAAGATCCCTTATAGCCTTAGTCGTATGCGAGTGATTGATGGTGTCTATACCATACCTTGATTCCATATCGGTCATAATACTATTAACCTCATCTCCCTCTACATAAACCTCTTCTCCTTCCGGGATAGAGGTTATGCCGGCAGCCCTTCTAAGTAGCCATAAAGTGACTTCAGCAATGTCAGAGAACTTATCTCCGTTCTTCCTATAGTTATCTACTCTTCCTTCTTCATATCCAGGTAATTCGATATTTCCTTTAACTTCGACATTTGTTCTGGATTGTCCTTTGCCTTCTCCATCTCCCTTTTTATCGCCATCTTCCTCAGCGCGTACTGCACCGCCTTCTGCACTTCCTTCTTTTCCATCATTTAAAATATTATCTGATTCTGACTCTATAGACTCCACAACAGCATCATACTCTGGTATGCCGCTAAGGAAATCCGCTATGTTATTCAAAAACTCTATTTTTTCCTCATTTGTCATATTAAGGCTTTCCACGGGCTCCCATATAGCAGGCAAGTTGTTTGATTTTATTGCAGTAGAAACATCTTCTATAGTTTGGTTATCCACCGTAGGCAAAACTTTAGAAACCAAACTATTGATATCAGATTCCATTTTTTCTACTTCCTCTTTTGTGCCATATTCTTTTAGGGTATCCATGCCATTGACTCTAAGAGAATAATTCAAAGCCTTGCTTGGAACAAAATTAATATATTTCAAAAAGTTTTTCAACTCTGATATAATTTGTTCGTCAGATCTTGGCCCAACATAATCAACCACCACCTGATCTGTTTGAGAACGAAGCCAAGAAACGTATTCTTCTAAGGTCTTACCACCTTTACTGGAAGGAGTGGATATTTTATCACCTACTGTTCCTTTAGGTTCTAATCCCATTTCTTCCTTAAGACTTTTAGGATTACCTCTCTCACGAAGAAACCTCAAGTCACCTCCTACAATCTTCCTTGCTATAAAATCAAAAATATTAGCATAAGGCGGTAATCCTTCTTTTTCTATATGAGATTCTATTTCGTTTAACATAAGAGAGAAGTTTTTCCTGGAGGTGCGCTTCTTGCCAGGTAAAGACTGCGCAGCTTGTGCCGCAGGAGTCGGCTGAGCTAATGGCGCCGGCTGAGTCCCCAGGATAGTCCCTTCCTCTGGCATTTCCTCTTCATAAACATCCACGTATTCTTTAGAAGTAACGGTCTTACCCTCATCAGAGAAAGGAAGATCATCCTCTATAAGCGACTTAGGGCTGGAAGATGATTTACCAAACTGAATCCTGATCTTAGGAGCGACAAACATCTCACCTTCGAAATCTATTCCAGATTCTACTTCAGACGTCACAATGTCTTTCACACTCCTACTTCCATCTTCTACCCACTTAACAACATCAGGAACTGTAGATAATTCTTCTATAGCCTCACGAGCTTTTCTAAGACCTGAAATAGGATTCAAATACGATACTTGATACGAAGCCGGATCAAGACCTAACTTGGTTAGATACGCATTAAGATCTTGTATATCATCTTGACCCATCTGTAGCAATTCAGAATCACCGGATTCAGGCAGCATATCTATAAAAGACATCCATTTCCGCCCTTCCTCTGATTCTACAGAACGTAGGCTAACCGGGAAAAGATAATTAAGACCGTTTTTACCTTTGATGACAACTACCGGAACTCTTACATTTTTGTAATTATTCCCCTTGTCATTTAATATAGAATAAGCAAATGGGAAGCCTGTGTATTTAGATCCGTTCTTAAGCACGACTTTGCCATTTAATACATATCCGACATCAGATACTTTTTCAGCACCTTTTTCGGTAATAGGGAGATTTTCTACCTGGCCATATCCTTGACCGTTCACCTTCATGTTAAACACCGGTCTTCCGGGAAGGGTCTGGGCAACAACATGCGTGCCGACGCCGATGGTAGCCGACCGGCCGGCGTCCTTCTTCCACTTGTTGAAAGCCGTTCTTCTTATCTTACTTATACCATCTATGCCCCCTGTGTCAGCTTTTACAACAGAAACGAATCTGTTTCCACTCATGACCTTGATAACCATATTGGAAACCAGTTTATTTTCAGCAGATTCTATTCTTTTTTTATCTCCGGACTGAACAGCATCATTGTATTCGGCAAAAAGAGACTGATTATAGGTATCATTTACATCTATTTCGAGATTAACCTTATCTCCTTTTTTCAAAGAAGATAATGCTTCCTGATCTATTTTATCTACCTCATTCTCTCCGAATCCGACACCCGTTCTGTACGGAACCAACTCATCTGAATCAAGACGCTTATAAACCAAAGAATAGGAATTACCCACGTCCTGAATAGACACATCTGTGTAACGGTTAAGAACACGAGCCGATTCTTTGTCTATAGACCATCTCGCATGATAAGGCAGTTCTATCACGGTAGCCGTTTCTCCACCTATGTTAAGAGAATACCTTTTAGTGCCATTAGCGTTCGTTTCAGAGCTTATTTGAATAGGAACCAATGATTTTATAGAAGATATAAATTTATCGGCTCTAAGACCTGCAATTTCATACCTTTCGTTGCCATCGTTGGATATTCTTCTAACCATCAACGTCTCTGGATTCTGGGCGCTATCTATGTTAGCTCCAGGCGTATTATCGGATTCATCTAACTCATTTACAAGAGAATCTATATTGGTATCATCCTCCCCAAAATTACTTAACGTAGATTCGGAAATACGACCTTTATCAATAATCCTGTTTTGTTCGATATAAGGAAGGAGATCTGTGATGTTTCCAACCTGGCCAAGATCTTCTATGGTAAATACCGAATCGGCAAGCTTATCTTCGTCAACCTTCTCCCCTTTATCCCGTCTGTTCATTATGTCAACATACGAAGAAATAGCATCATCAAGTTCCTTCCTTTGATCTGGTTCTAAATTGGATTTAGCCATATCAATAATAGCTTTATTATCCTCATACACAGATCTCGGACTTGTAAGCCTATCAGCCTTCTCAGATAATGATTTTATGAGATTAACAGGACTGTCACCCAAAGATGATACATAATCATCAAAATCTTGTTTGTATTTATCATACACATCTTTTTCTCTCGCAGTAAGAAGATCGGCATTGCCTGTATATAGTTTATCAATTATAGACTGCCTTACGGCCGGAACCATAACCGGAACCATAATAGGATTATCCATAGCAGCCTCATAATCTTCATCCGATACAGACTCCGTAAGCGGTGACTCTTTTATATCATCTTCTGCTTCCTTCATCCTATCTTCCCTTACTTTATCAAGAGCATGCATAAAAGCCTTGATAGTCCAAGCTTCGTCTTCCGAAATCTTACCTTCTGACACAGCTTGATCTACTACCTCATCAGTATCATATTCACCAACTTTATTAGGCTCTGCAAAATCAGGAACCTTATCATCCCCCTTATAAGGAGTAGACCATAGAGAAGACAGCGCTTTTGAAAATCCCCTGTTTTCCTCAGCTAAGAATCTTTTATCAAGCATCTTGGACAAGAAGTTATTCATATTCCTATAGCCCATCAAACTCCTTCGGTATTCATTTACCAAGGATCTCATGGCTTTGTCTTTGGCTGTAAACTTCTTTTCCTGTCTTGATTTTACATTAAAATAATCATCAAAAGCCACAAGCGTATCATAGGCTTCTATCACATCTTGTGAACTTATGGGAGAAAGAGGAGATGATAAAACAGATTCGGTTTTACTTACCAACTCTTCTATCGAAAACTCTTTTCCTATTAACGTTGATAACTCAGACAACGAATTGTTGTAATTGGTTCTAAGACTTTCCAATTCTTTGGTTTTTCGTTGTATGTATTCAGCTTGTGGATCTTTCCCTTCTACGTTACGAGGGCGGGTAGCAAGATCTTCTATTTCGGATTCAAGTTCTTCTATTCTTGACCGTATGCCACGGATAGCCATCGCCCGCTCCCTTGCCCTGTCCGACAGCCGGGAGAACGTACTTAGCGCATCTGCCACGCGAGGCTGTCCTGAAAGCGTTTCTATGACAGAAGCTATGTCTTTCATTCTTGATTCTGATTGAAGACCAAGGAAGGCATTACGAGCCACGTATTTTCTAAATTCAATCTTAGAGTCATCACCTATAAGATCTTCAGCAAAACTCTGGGCAGATCTGAAATCAGAAAGACGATTGTTATAATTATCAATAATAGAATCCTTGTATTTCTTTGCCTCTTCCAAAGACATTCCATTAGCTTCGGCTATTTCCGAAATAGGCATCATATCAATCATCTGCCGGAAATTTTCAGCCGAATCCTCTAAGGTTCCCATTTGGTTGTCAATAGACATCTTTTCAAACATAGCATCATCAAGCTCCTTACCAGTCATAGACTGGGCATCGGAACGAACTTGAGGCCCTAAACTCATTGATTTTTTCAACGTATTCAAAGCCGCCGTGTTAAGATTAGAAGATGCTTTGTTATATTCATTCACTTGCCTTTCCAGCAAGATCTGACTATTGCTATACTCTTTCACCCCAAAGAAGCCTTCCCTCATACCAAACAAAGAACCGATAATAGCACCGATTCCTATTTCAGTCCATCCTTCTTTAGACGTATATTGCTTTTTAAATCCTTCAGAAATAGCATCAAGAACATCAACGGCTCCGTTCATGGCTACATTATCATATCTTGACTTAACATATTCCTCAGCCGTATTCTGAACAGCACCTTGAGATCCTTCTTCCCATAAGCCTTCGGATACAGGTCTTTTCATGATATTGAAAACATTGCCTGCTATCTTCTGTCCTATATTAGGATTGGTTATTTTAATAGCCATCTCTCCCGGCTTCGCAACTTCCGTCCCTAATCCAAATAAATGCTTGTTGAGCCTCTTTTCCAACCCAGGTATAGCCTTTCCTCCTAACCCTATATACTTACCAAAAAGAAGCCAGTTAGATAATCCTACTATACCCATATTGGCGGCAAATATAGCACTACCTACATCAGCATTAGAATTACGAAAAACAGCCATTTCCTCTGCATTGGGATCACGACCATAAATCTTACGATAATAATCCTTGAAATCAGACTCGGATTGCTTCATAAAAGAATTTGCTTCAACCGATGACTCGAATCCGGCACTGGTAGCCAACAACGTCATGGTCTTAGCCGCCTCCCCTACATTTCTTCCGGTAGCAACTCCTTTTCTTACATAGTCGTTAAACACACCTTTAAGGCTTCCTATGCCCCTATTGGCAGCTTGCCTTGCTGCTAACTTAGCTCCGATTCTTCCACCTAATTTAGCACCTATATTGCCCAATGATCCAACTCCAAGTCCTCCGGTCATGTACGCTGATATCATGGCTCCTACGGTAAAAGACATACCATTACCAAGGACATCATTCCATAAGAAATTACCGGTATCCTTAAAAAGCTTCTGACCAAAATTATAATCTTCTACCTCTTTCTTGTAATAATGAGGAAGAAGCATGTCTATTTGCTGGTCAAGATCACCTACAAACTTATCCATGTTAGTGTTTAACGCAGCTTTATAACTTCCCTCAGATGCCATATTGATAAGTTTGTCAGGCAATGACACAACTCCTTGTGCACCGTACAATGCAGACTTTAAAGCGAATTTGCCTACACCATTCCAAAACTTACTCCATCCGCTCTGTCTCCTGGCATAATAATCCTCATTGTTTATACCCGGAATATAGTTGGGATATTTTGTACGCCATACCCCATCATTACCCATCTGATGACTTTCACGGATACTTACCTTTGGTCCATAGGGATTAAGAGGCGGCGGGGCAGGTGTAGCCCCCCTGTAGCTGTTACGAGCCAGTGCCTCCGAGTAGCTGTTGCTTATCTCCTTGGCTATATACGGTTCTTCGTATTCGGCAGCAGCTATCCTTGATGCGTAATCCGGAAATTTAGGTTGGGCATACACACCTTCACCAGGCATATAATTAGGAACCAGAGGCGTTGTCGTCTCTGGTAGTGTAGCCGGAGTATAATTCTCTTCTTCGGCTAATTTTCTTTGCCTTGCCACATCTTCGTAAGTGGTTTTAGCAGCAGGATTATATCTATCTATATTATTGTCAGCCATAAATTTTCTGCAAAAAATCGTTCAACTTACTAAACTTGTCATTCATGTTGGGCGTGATATTTATTCCTCTCATATACGGATCCCTCATCTGATCAAGACGTTCTTGAACAGCCTCCTTCACGTATTTTACAAAGAAGTACTGAGGACACTTCTGGTGAATGCTATTCCAGTAATCCGCATACTCATCATTACCTGGATCCAAAGGAACAAAATCCGAGAACAACAATGCAGGATTTTTAGAATTTTTAGTCCTTTTGTCATAGAAATTGACCGCTACCTCTCTTGAACCCCTATCGTCCATTCCCTCCAACTGAACTGATATATTATCAGACATGTCAATAAAATTATCAACAAGGGCTTTAACAACATTCATTTCTTCTGGCTTAAGGTAAGAACCATGAACCTTTACTATATCATAAAGATCATTCTTAACATCAGCCTTAGAAGCCAAACGAGGAAGGCCATTACGTATAAGATACTTATCATAAGAATAACCTTCCTTCTTTCCGGTATCTACAAAATCACAGGTTTCAAAACTTGATTTGTAGCCATCTACCGGATAATTGCGCTCCTCGACCGAAGGATCTATACCCGCCTTAAGAAGCTCGTCATTCGTAATCTCAACCCTTTCTGTAACATAAGAATTTTCACCGGAACCTACTTGAGCAGTCAAGAATCTTCTAACGGTGCCATTATCTATCTCGGCATCCATATTAATGGCATTAATAGCAGTAGGATCCAGATTATTTACCTTTCCTGCCATGTAACCAGACAATCTTCTAAACTGAGCCTTCTGCAAAGACTTTTCCGGCGAATCGGCATTCCAATTGTATCTTTTGTAAGAATCAAGGTAATGATACTGAGATAACTTATCAGAAATCTGATCGGGAGATACAGACATTTTTATCTCATCCTGCATCTGACTTGCTATCATATCAGACACCCTACTGTTTTTCTCAGCATATCTTAGCTGGGTAATAGTCAATGGTTCACCTTCCTGATAATCTTTTAAATCTATATCACCATCCTTATCTATGGTCATATAATCAGATATATTAAAATCAGGATCGCCATTGAGTTTCTTCATTCCATTAATAAGAGCCAATGTACCAGTAGAAGAACCATTATTCTCGCTTGTAATAGCATCAGATATGTTTTTCCCCAACTTGCCGGCACTCACCTTAGCTCCTAATGACGGAGATATAGCACTAAGAATATCTATTCCTCTTGAAGGATCCATCATGTATTCTCTGAACCCTACGGCATCAGATACACCAGTTGTTATGGCTGTGGCGAGCAGGAAGGCTCCAGCCTTATCATCTGTATTGGTAAGATTCATAAAAGAATTTCCTTTCATAAACTTAGCATTACGAACTTTCCTGATAATATCCTTATTTTTTTTAGTAACTATATTATCTATTTGATAATCAGTTATGTTATTTATAGCCTTTGCAGCTCCATTTGCCTTAGAATCAGAAAGAAGTAAAGCATCATAAGCTTCAGACAATCTGTTATTTCCTTGTCCGAAATATCCGTTTTTCTGACCTCCATTATTTTTTAAATAAGAATATATCCGTTCTTCAGGAGTCATATTAGCATACAATCCTGGGTCAGTTTTTTCTTCTTCGTATGATGCTGCAACGATATTGCTTCTGTCTGTAGGAGATAATGAATTATATAATTTCAATAAATTTGCTCTACGCTCTGTGGAAGAAGATGTGAGTTGTTCATAAGGGATATTAGCCAAATTAACAGATCCTATCTTACCCGTTCCAGAATTGATAGCCGTAGGCCCGTCCATAGGAGCCATCGGCACTCCTACACCGCCTGCTCCTCTTGTGCCTCCGGATGAGCTTTCAGTGCCCATCTTGGAACCGTAAGTACGCATGTATTCGGTTTCAATCTTAGCCTGAGCAAGCTGCTCATTCGCCAATGATATTTCAACCATAGACTTGGCATTGTCAGTCAAAAACTTTTGCTGAGCCCTATCCTCTGCCAACCTTGCAAAATAAAGATCATCTTTCTTCCTTTCAAAACTTGTATTGTCGTATCTCCATGCATCAACCATCTTATCGAAAAGATTATTGGTAACAACAAAATTAGCAGCCGCTACCGGATCTGATGAAGCTATTATCATATCTGCCTCCCTCTTGGCTTCTGCTTTCTGATTTTTAGCTTCCTGTATCTGACTGTCAATACGATCAATAATATCCTTATTATCCCCTACTGATTTCTTTTTTGCTTCCAATGCTCCTATATGCCTATCGTATCTTTCGACATAAGACCCAATGTATTGACTAACCAAATCCGGATTACTGAACACCGGATTGGTAGCTGCCATGTATGATGCTTCTATTCTCATCTGATTCCTCATGTTTTCAGATAAGTTAGCAGACACAAAATTCCTTATCTGGGAATCAGTAAGCTCATCTACGTTGACTTCTATGATTCCACCAGTAGGATTACCTTTAACATCATATTCTGTTGTCTGAATCTTCTTGCCTTCGTTGTTTTTCCTAAAGTCACTAACCAGCTTATTTATCTCCTTAGTATAATCAACATAAGGAGAATAATGAAGACCTCCCAACCTTGATCCTGCTTTACCATCTGACCTCCATTTGTAATAAGGGTCCAAAGCATGCCATTCATTAATAGGAGAATAAAGTTCAGGATGATTCTGTTTTATAGATTCTATTTCCTTCATAACCCTCCTGCCTTCTTTTGTGCCGGCAATAGCGTTAATGACCGTATCATCCAACACCGAACTGATCTCTCCTTGTATGGCTCTCGTAACACCATCAGAAGAAAGATCCACGCCTTTGAATTTTTGATTGATGTTAGCAATCACACCTGACATCTTATCTTCCATATAAGCGCGGGCTTCAGGCTTATCTATCTCTTGACCCATAAGATAATCTACCTGGGTATAGATCTTTTCACGAGCAGCATCAACCTTCTGCTGTTTGTACATCATGACGTCCTTAACAAGATCTATGTTGTAAGGACTAACATACGGGGCATATTGCCTTAAAATACTATACTGTGAAGCCACTATTTGGTCCTCCTTCTTCTTTTATTTTCGTCATCTTCTTCATTTAAACTTCTCAAGTAAGGTGTAGAATAATCACCCATATTCATCACATCCTGATTACCTTGAACGTAAATAATTTGGCCACTTGGAAGCATTCTCATATTCGGAGCTATGGAAGCTATGGTATTCAACGATGTACGAACATTGAACTTATTCTGTATTTCGCTGTTTATGCTATCATAATAACGAGCAAGATTTTCATCCCTTATAGCCATAGCCTTCAATAACCCAGATTCATAACGTTGCCTTTCCGCTATGTTCTTATCGTCTGTCTGAACATAAGCCATTTCATTGAATCTATCAGCTTCGTTTATTTGCCTTGCGTTATTGAAATTTACTTCGTTAATGTACTTGGCTATATTGCTTCCGGCTATGGCGTTCATATTAGCCAGAATAGCAGAGCGCTGGGAGTCGGGCACGTCACCTACTGCGTCCAACTGAGCCGATGTCGCGCGGTTGAGCTCGTTGATATACTGATCAGCAGATTGCAGAACCGGATCTATTCTCGGAGCCTGATGCCTTTCCAATCCCTCTATCTCCAAGCCTGTATCGAGCGTTCTCAGCATCTCCGGGAAGATAGGACCGAACGCCGCCGGTCTGCCCTGTCCTTTAGGTCCGTTGTCTTCAACCACCTCCTCTGTATCGGTGTCGGTTGCAGTCGTAGGCGTACTTGCTTTCGGTTTTACCTCTATCCTTCCAGGAGATCCAATCTTAGGCGGTGTAAGGCCTGGTGCTATGGGACCGGCCTCAATAGGCTTCATTTCTGGTTTAACAGACTCAAGAACGAAGTCTATTTCCGGCATTAACCCACTATCTCTTAAAGCAACAAACTTATTATAATCGGAGCCCAGAATCTTCTTAGCGGCATCAGATTTATCACCAAATAAGTCAACATAATTCTTTATTCCTTTTTCGTTTAACAATCTTTTTTGCTCTGCCGAAACAACGTCCAACCCATAATAAGAACGAGTAGCTGTTGTCTGACCAAACTTATCATCTACGGCAAATGAATTATAAGCCTGATTCCCTCCGTAGCTTCCGGCGTCCTGGCCCCAGAATCCGTATTCATCTCTGAATTTCTTGGCTGCATCAGCATTCGTAATAGCGCCTACATCAGCTAACGCCCACAATGCATTTAATTGCCTGTTGTATCCTTTCTGGAAACCTTCTGTATCAAAATCACCATCCGTATTGTACTTGTTAGCCCATCGGTTTACGTCGAGCAAATTAGATACCGCCTTATCATTTACCCTGCCGTATCCTAAATTGCTTCTATGTTGGAGATTCTGGTTGGCATTGACACTGGAATCAGGATTAAGAATCTGCTCACGACCACTAACATCAGATACAGTCATATTAAGAGTTCGTCCAAATAACTGATTGATAAGCTTATTGTAGCCGATAGCATTCTTTCTAAGCTCCTCCAGCTCCTTCTGAGTAGGTCCACCTTCAGCCATTTTTCTGGTTTGCTTAACATACTCGTCATATATCCAGTTCTTAGCATCTGATTCTGCAATATTAAAAGCCTTAGCTTGTTTCTTTACCTGATTCAGATCAACAACCCCGCCATCCCTGAAAAAAGCATCCATCTTCTCGTTACGCTTAGATTCTTCCTGTTTGCCATAAACGATTTCAGCGAAAGAACGAAATTGTGCTTCAAGCTCGTCTATCTCTTTCTGGTTTTCATTGACGTACTTGGAAAGAATAGAAGCATTAAGATTAGATGTGTTTTTGTCTTTTACATCTTCATTTTTCTCTAATCTCTTATATACACGCTCCTGATCTTCGTACTTATCAGACAAACCAATCTTCTTCTTATATCGATCAAGGAGTGTAGCATACGTATCTTTTGACGTTGCCTTAATACCATAATTTTCTCTAACGTAAGAGGCAAACTCATCATCTATCTTACGATAATCGGAAACAATATAAGCCTCTGGCAAATCAACCGGAGTACCACCATTTTCATGTCTGTCCCCTTTGGCTTCCATAGGCCCTACGGAGTCAGGAGTCAGCACGTACTCGCCTTTCTCTATCTCTACATTCGCAGCATCTTCCATAGACTTGGGAAGAGGATAAATATATTCGCCGGTCATATCAGACGTATCTATCTTCTGACCGTTACCTAAATTCACGCCACCACCTTCACGTTCCCACTTGATGAATTGCTGCCGGCGCTCCTTGGCAAGTTTTTCCCTCGCTGCCTGCTCGTCTCTGCTGGCTGCATACGCAGCAGATGAAGCTCCCATGATATTACGGGTAAGACCTAATCCTAAACTAACACCAGACAAGGTAGCTTGAGCCACATTAGCACCGACCTTATTACCGGCTCTTATCCGGCCAAGACTTGTACCGAACATTTGAGCTCTGCCGGTTAGATCGGGTGAATAATATGGGGTAGTCATAGGATCCAGAGGATTCCCATCTTGGGAACGTTTTTCTTTAGAGGAATCAGAATCAACACCACCTACATTCATTGCATTATCAACGACTGATTTCTCTACGTTTTTAACCATACCCCTATTATCAGCGAGATATCCTGCATATCCTGCATCATGATTTTCAAAAAACGGATCGGATGTAGGCATACTACTAAATGGATTTATCTCCCCCTCCTCTGTTTCTAAAGTCACATCAGAAGGCATATATATATTCTGAATATCAGATTCACCCCATTTATTAACAGGCGTTCCATAATCAAGAATAGGCTGAGTAGAGGATACATTAATATCCTGTCTCTTATCCTGAACACTACCGCCAGGAGCGAATATCGGACGATTTTTTATGATTCGTAATCTCATACTATCTTTTTTCACAAAGATAAGAGAAACGAACGAGAAAATCCAACGTTATGGGATACGTTTAAAAATCAATCATGTACGGCAGACAAACCACCCGAATCAGGGTCGTACTTAAGACCGCATGCCAGGCGATAGTTCTTAAGCGCTCTCTTGTACAAAAACAGCACTGTCTTGGAAACTATTTTCTTCATAGATTTGGTTAAAACCTCTTCTGTTGAAACAGACATCAGACAGCTATTCAAAAACGACCTGACATTGGAACCGAACAAGATCTTCACCATTTTTCTAAACGTTCTAAAAAGATATGATGCAGAAAGAGACTTTAACCCATTGCGAACCAGTCTCTTATTCAAATACGAAACAGCCTTTTCAGATAGACAGAGCCTATTCTTTCCTTCGCTATCTACCTCTGATGAAAACCACGAATATAAAGTGGTAGGATGTTTCTTAAGGTGATTAATGAAGGAAGTCATTATCCCTTCTTTTAAGGCCCTTTTGTGGGCTACGCATGCAGCAATCTTCTCTTCTCTTTTTAAAGAGCTGTCAAGGCATCTAAACACCGTCCTATCGTCTCCGATGAAATACTGAGGACGTTCTTCCTTGAACTTAGCCCGATAAGCGGCATATCCTTCCTTACGAAGCATATCTATCTGAGACCGGATATAGAACCTTACACACTTTTCTTCAGCCTCTTGCACGCTTTTAAGATAAGGAACTGACTTTCTCCCATATCGAAGATAATCATAAACCATAGCCTCAATAAAGTCATTGTACGGAAAGAATCTTCCAAATCCAAAGTTCCAAACTATGAAACATCGCACTCTATCTTTCCAGTAATCAGATATGAGAAAATTACTACAATATCTCAACTTCCTGTTTTTCTGATAGAAATGATGAGTATGTTTGTCATAAAATAGATTAAAATATCTCAAATTGCCTAAACACTGACCGGCTGGACGGCGTACTACATTGTACCCTAAGTTGCTGAAGCTATTGTATATAACTTCTATCGGAGAGACCTGCTCTTTCTTGAAGAGCTTGTCGTGTAACTTGTGAGGATTCATTATTTCAGTTATTTTTGTCTCCATATTGTTTTTGTTGTTTAGTGCAAATATATGATTTTATATAAAAAGAAGAAAATGCACTGCCTTGTATCCGGTTTGAGAGAAATAGGATACAAGGTTTTTTGTTTTATGACGGTTTGGATAAGAGACGGGAAAACGACTCTGAACGTAACCGCCTGACCGTCAGGGGTGGGACAACAAATCTTGAATTAAAACTACGCCTATGAATAGTCTCCGTTTTCCTTAATATTAAGACCATTTTCAATGATCTTACTCATTATATTATTTATATTATTTTATATACTTTACCATTTATTCATATAATTGTTTACAGTGAATGAACTTAACGACCGAAGGGAGTTAAGTGAGTGAACGGATTGACAAATTACTTTTTCCGTCTATTGTATTGTTTGCCTAATTGTGTTAAAGGATTGAGTATCGTGACCGAAGGGAACGATGCGAAAGAACTTATAATATTTAAAAACGACTGAACCTATCGACTGAAGGGAGATAGGTGATGGAGTGACGTTAATAATTATATTAGATAGCCAGTGGAGAATTAGGCAGGCTGGTAGGCGAGACGAGCGCCCATGCCCGTCAGGACAGTGGAAGTACGTAGGTCTGTTCTGTTAAACCAAGGCGATGATAGTTCCATCCTTCACGAAATCGCACAAAAAAACCGGATTATCTTGATATCGTTCTTCAACCTTCGGTATCCGTGTAACGAGTCTCAAATCCGGCTTGAATTTATTAATGTAAAAGAAATACAGTCTTGTTCTAATTTTCGGTGACGCCTTTAATGCGAAGCTGTATATTGGGAAGCACGGCATTAATCAAAGCCATTTTCTTATCCTCTTCGCTTTCTTTTTCATGCTGTCTATACATCATGCTGTAATCACTGTCATCACCATCCTTTTTCCCGTCTAACGTCAGTAAATGATTTATGATGTCCTTACCATACGTTTCAGTCCATGTACGGAATCTCTCTTCCTCGGACTGTCTCTCCTGGGACGGAGCTTCCGGGTTAGGGAGGGCGGCTGCCACTTCTACCTCTGGAAGTGTTACTGATGCTGCTATTTCACCATCATCTCCGAATCCCATTTGACCATACGAAGATACGGAATTTTCTTCAATATCCAAACCAAGATTTTTAGCAACTTCCATAGCATAGTTATAACGGTCATCATTTCTTATAACACTCTTATGAGGACGTCCTGCTCCTTGGTTCCAAGCTACTACAGCATCTTTAAGGTTATCGGCGTTCATAAAGTCCTGCCGGCTGTAGTTGTAATACCCTGGTCCTTCTTTTCCTTTTCTTGTGTATAAGAAATTAGAATATCCGGTCTTTCCTTCGTATTCGTCAGCCAAGAACTCAAGTTGGTCTTTGAATGTTGGTGTAGAATGACCTTTCTTTTTAGCATGCTTGAACAATTTATCCATGCGCTCATTATGCCATTGCTGTATGCCGTATGATGTTCTGTTGTCTCCGTATATGTCATCTTTAAGACCGGATTCAGCCATAAGATTACCTATGATGGCAAGCGCTTGTATCTTGGACATACCTCGCTTATTAGTAAAGTAATCATATGCTTCACGCTGTTTTCCAATCACGCCGCCTTCCTCCATCTTACTTACATCATCTACTATACCCAACGTTGATATAACAGGATTTGCAATATCAAGTATATCATCCACTTTGTTTCCATATCTTCCCATAAAAGACATATTCCTTACCACATTCGTTCCTCCTATTGCTTCTGCCGCTCCACCAAGTATGCCGGCATAATTAAAGGCATTATCACCTTCTGGATCTAAGGCAATCTGACTTCCATCAATACCTATATTGGACAATCCTGCTATGGTTTGTATCTTGCTACTTTCTGCTATTGTCTTAAGAATTGGCATTAAATCTAATCCCATTTTATTATACAACCTAAGCATTCCAGGTGTGGAAGAAGCAACATCTGCAAGAGTAAGCAAAGATTCGACCATTAACTTATAAGGGTAAGCGTCCTCCTTGCTCTTGTTCTCCTTCCCCTTTTTAGCATCATCAATTCCCCCTTTTACCTTATCTATATCTATGGAATTTAAAAGATTATTTATGATAGCGCCTATTTCTTCCCCGTTTCCATCTTTGGATATTATCAAATTTCCTATTTCACTATTTGAAAATCCGGCTATTCTTCTAAATTCGTCCTCATCAATTTCACCTTTTTCAAGATCTGAATGAGCTTGTTCAAGTAATATCCTCCTCTTTTCTTGCCACTCCCCATTGTCATCTTGTCTTTTTACAATCTCATCTCTCTTGTTTGGATCAATCCACCAATGTTTAGTTTCTCCACCTTCTCCGTATTTCCTTACAAACCTTTTAGGTAAAGCCTTGTCATTATTTCGAAGCACACTACCTTTCTTAGGATCGTATTTGATACGTTCCCTTATTCTAAGAGGGACATCCCTTTCAGGTATGATGTCTTCCGCTATTTTCTTTCGACTAAAATCATAATCATCCTTAACATCCAACATACCAGCATCAGGATCCCATCTTACACTGAAATTCTTCAACGCACCTAATCCGGAAGCTTCGTTTACTTTTTCAAAATTGTCACCATATACTTCTTCTCTAAATGGACTTACACCTTCATTTACTAAAATCCATTTTCCTGGATTTTCAAATATATTTTTATTTAGTTTATCAAGGACCTTCTTATAATCTATTATTTTTCGTTTACTTTTTTTATCAGCATCCTTATATGCCTCGTCAAGCATGTTGTTCATATACTCTTTATCTAATAAAGATTGTATCAAAATAGCTTGTTCTTGAGGCAATCCTACATACTGAGCGTCATCATCATCGTCATCAAAACGATACTTGCTTGCCGGCAATCTACTTATATCTCCATCCGTGTAAGCTTTCCACATTTTTTCTTCAAAATCCGTGGCTGTATCTTCCCCCGATCGCTCTCTATTAGGATCCAACATACGTTTCATAGTAGGAATAAAATCGGCAATTAAACTAATAGGATCAGTGTCTAATATTGGATTAACGGATTCATACCACTTATCAGGATCAGCGTTATTGGATATACCAACTGATTTCATATTCGAATCAGATACCCTGACCTTATTTCCGTCATATCCTCTACCCACATAACCTGTATAATCATATTTAGCTTCCACATGGCGAGCGTCTTCGTATTTTGAACCATCAGTACCTTCTCCTACAGATTTGTCTTCTACTGGCTTGTTTTCAATCAGGACGTAGTTACTGTCGTCATCCACCGTCCAAGGCTGGTCTGTCGGCGTAGAGAACACCCGGCGCTCGAAGGCACGGCGCTTCTTCTGGCCGCCCATACCTTTCTCGTTTTCATTGTGATTTATTTCTTTCACTGCCTTATCATAATCACCTTCTTTAAGGTATTTGAAAAGCATTGGGCTTTTAGAATACTCTGGTCCTCCTGTATTGTAAAACAAACTAAACAAAGCATCTCGCTGATTATTGTTTAGATTCTTGAAATTAGGAGTTCTTCGTATAAATTCCGGAACAAACGTATTAACTACACCTTCAAATTCCTTATCGGCCTCTTCTACTGTTATACCATTCTTGTATTTTTTAAGAAGATGAGGAAGATGAAATCCGTACCCGATTGTTATATTTCCCTTCTTATCGTCATATAATTCAGGCTCAAACTTTTCCCACGATTTCAAATATTTTAGGATATTTTCTGAGGGCTTCCAATCTGATTTATTCTTCTTTGCCATCTTTTTCTTCCTCTAAGAATCCAAACATTTCACCTGCGCAGTTACCAACAAATCCAGCTATGTAAGCTGCGTGTTCATCTTCTCCCACCTTAAAACCAAGAGACATATTACAATGTTGGCATACCGACATAGCTGCATGAAATGATTCATGACATATGTTTTGTATAGTCATATCATTCTCACTTTGAAAATTCCATAATAACTTAAAAGCTCTATCATCTCCCTTATCACGAACAAGATTCATAAAAGAGACTTCTGAATCTAAATCGCCTTCATCTCCCCATTCTCCTTCATGATCCAATTCTGCATTCTCAAAACGATCACACAATGTTTTGTAATCTAACCCTATGGTGATAATCAACTTTAGTGGATATATCACAAAATCAAATTCTTTTTCTTTCATTTTTCTTCCTCCTTCTTAAATTTGTGGTAAGCATCACAAACCTTGTCAACCAACCATCCCATTAGATAGGCAGCGTGCTCATCTTCTCCGGCGTCAAAACTGTAGTTAATATTAAGATACTTACAATAAAGGGAAAGACCGTGCAGACATTCGTGTCCTATGGTTCTAACATCCATATTAGACAGTGAATGAAATAAGAAACATATTTCTTTCCTGTGATTGGTTCGGTTTCCTACGAAAATAGTTCTGCCACCATAATCATCAGTCCACCCCTCCCAGCTCTGATCTTCTACTTCCAGGTTGGCGAACGTCTTAACTATATACTCTTCATCTGCTCCAAGCAATACCCTTACATTATAGGGGTATATATCATTTTTATATAATACTTGTTTCATAACAAACTGTTTTTCAACAAAGATAAACAAAAAAGCCGAAGATATACTCACGTACTTCTTCGGCTATACCTTTAAAGCTAAAACTTGTTTACTATTGAAGCAAAATCAATGATTATATTTTTATTTTCTTAATTTCTTCAATCATATTCTTATATCCACAGAACTTGCTGTTAATAACATCGAAGATAGATTCTGACCAGCCAGCTATGTTCAAGATATTAGATCCTCTTTGACATACTCCCATCGCTAAAGCGAATGGGATTCTTGGATACAAGCGCAAGAAACCCCGATATTACTATCGCTGGAATTACTTTTGCTCTCCAATTCGGAAATGCCCTTCCGAAGTATATTACGGGCTGCAAGAACATCACGGTCGTTGATCGCACCGCACGACGGGCACACCCACGTGCGGTCGCGTAACGACAGTCCTTTATTAATGCAGCCACATTCACAAGTTTTGGAAGAAGGATACCATTTGTCAATCTTGTGTATCGTTACTCCATACTTTGAGGCAACATACGTAAGTTTGTTAATAAAAGAAGAATGACTAAGATCAGAAACCTTCTTTCCCCACAAACGTTTCATTCCTTCAATGTTTAGATCTTCAATAAAAATATAATCATACTGTTTGCATAACTGATGAGCTAATCCCCATTGAAAATCCGATCGAAGATCGTTTATTTTACGATACGCTTGTTGTAGTTCAAACAGTCTCCTTCTCCTATTATTGGATCCTTTCTTTGCATTAGAAAACCGTTTGTTTAGTTTTCTAATCTTGTTTTGATATCGTTTGAAGAATAATGGAGAATCGATTTTGCTACCATCACTTTTAGTTAGATAAGTTTTCAGACCAAAATCCAATCCTATAGATGCACCATCATGTGTCTTTCTATAAGAGTTTGAAGGATTATGATCTGTAACTATAATCAAACTAAAACGGGAACACGTTTCTCTAACTATTCTAATTTGTTTAACATTACCTTTGTAGACTCTACTGTATGAAAATCTAAATCGTTTCTTTCCTTTGTTAATTGTTAGACTATTACCATTTAGGGTAAACCCTCCTTGCTTAAAAACAAAGGAGTTAAAACAATCAGCTCCCTTAAACTTAGGAGGTCGTTTGGCTAACTTTTTGAAGAAACGATTGTATGCTGAGTCTAATCTCTGAAGGATTTCTTGTACTGTTTGGGAATGAAGAAGATTTCTATTAATTCTTTTAGAGAAATGTTTTTGCATCTTACCAACTGGTATGTATTTCCCAAACAGTCTATAATATCTACGTTGTAGAGCTAAAGCATGATTCCACACAAAACAACATTCACGAAACATCTTGTCAAGATACTTCGTTTTCTTTGAATGATAGATGTTGTATTTGTATGAAATCATTTTTTTTATTTGTAATTTTGATTCAAAATTAATCAACCCAATTCATCCACCTACTAAAGCATGGTGGTTTTATTGGTTAAATTGTCATAAATAAGCGCCTATCTGTCCGAGATGGATCAATAGGCGCTACAAACATATTCAACTATTATTAAATCACAAAATAAAAACTACTTATTTTCAACTTATTAAATATTGTAATTTATCTATTCTTAATCTTATCTTCAGAAATCAACCACTGAAATATGATTTTCCGGTTGCTAATTACTTTCTTTATCCTCATCAGCATCCAACTACCACGCAACCTATCCAGCCATGACCGTCTGAAATTAAGAGCATCAGGATTAACTGACTTATTTATATCGTTATCGTCCTTGATCCAGATAGGTGTTTCAGATCGGTCATCGTCAACCCTGTTGAAGAAGTCATTTAACTTATGTCTTCTATATACCTCAGTATCCAGGACCTCAGTATGGTCACCTACGATCTTCGGATATGATATACGTTGTGCTAAATTATTCTTTTCTTCTGGAACAAGATGAATTTCACCTGAGTTGTTTGTGTCGTTGTAGATAGTTATCGTATCTAAACCTACTTTCCTGTCAAGAGTGTAATTCACATCATCGACGTATTTCCTTGCATCAAGCTCATACTCAACAGAAGCCAGCGTAGAACCATTATATTTCTCTTTTATCGGAACTTCTAATATAAATGGATATGTTGTTCCATAAAACGTTTGAAAGCTTTTATTCGTCAGCAAATGACTCCATAAGCCACCTTCTTCGTCTGACGCCGGGAAGTTTATACCTGTTTGGAAATATTGTTGCTGTTCTATATAATAGTCGGGGCAGAACGAATAATAAGAAATCCATTCTTGCTTCAAACACGAATACCCGATAGTGAACGACACATCCTTGAAATACTGTTCGTCTTTTAAGGATATTTCCTTATCGTTTGACAACACCTCTGTTTCATTGTACAAGAACCTTCCACCATCATATTTATAATATGCCGGGTTCTTAACAGGTATATAATCTTTTTTCGTGATAAGTACCCTCTTATACCTATTATCCCATCCAAGAGACAGGCCAAGACCGATAAATTTATTATCCGTATCTTCTTCTGTCATTTCTGTACCGGTTAAGATATTAGTTATTCCGTATCTAAGGATCTTAAACGGAAGATGACGTTTAAGCCAATGCCTGATCCCTACACTAAGTTCCTTAAGATTACGTCCGTTCGGGTCGGTCATAAACACCTGTGCTCTTTTAGTATCTACCCAGAAGTGACCAAATTCTGAACTAATTATTTCAGTACTCTGGGTTCCAGAATAACCGAGGTCGGTCGTGTTGTACTCCAGAGGCCGGGACGCGAACAGACCGCCGGTGCCCATCTCAGCCTGCCCTGGGGAGGTGCGCTCCTTGATTACGTCTATGGCGTTATGGAGTGAAACCTGATCCTCGAACCTGACAAGAATCTGATCGGATTCAATACGCTTCATGTGAATAAGCTTCCCGTTGCTGGTTGGGAACTCATGATAGTCCATAGGCTTGTACGTTAGCCACGGATCTGTTTGACTGTTTTCAGATACGTCAGCCCTACTCCATATAACACCATTAGGTCGCTGGTAAGCACAATCATAAAAACGACGTTCGTATGTTGCCGGCAATACATTAGGTGTCAATGTCATTCTTGATGAATAGATAGGACTTATCTTGTAATCATTGTCCCTATGGATAGATACGTTCTTTTCTTGTGTCCACCAAACAAAATCTCCTACTTTTGGATAGAATAATTCATGAGGCTGAGGGCCCTCTAATCTGAAATTACAATTTATTTCAGATTCTACAAGGAACTGAGGAATACCATAGAACCATGTATAAAATCTGCCATCTACATACTTACCGGAGGTGTCACCGTTCAATTCATACAAGCTCTTCCTATTTGGGTAAAAAGCATATCTTCCTTTATTAGACGATGTCCAACTATTGAAACGTTCGTTATCCGTGGTTTCAAGCGCATCTTCCCCTGTATCATAATTAACAAAATATCTTGGATATCCTACATTTCTATAATCCATGTAAGGGAAAGGTATCATATCTCCAATACCAAAAGCACTATTATAAAAAACAGGAAATTTTCTCTTTAATGAAAATCTGGTTATCACCGTATCACCACCGAACATCAGTTTCTTTTCATTAGTGAAAAATCCACATCCACCTATGGAAATCCATTTTATATCTTCTATTTGACCATATTGATCCGGCCTATATCGCATAAGCCTCATATACGGAGAACAGATGTATGAAACTGATTTGGATTGCTCGAATGTTCTTCCTGCTACAACATCTCTTCCAGCAATAACCGAATCATCTATACGGCTACTGTCGTAGTTGTAGACATAGTTCGGATATTCCAATAAATATTTCGATTTACCATCTCCTTTTTCACCTGGATCACCAAATGATAAAAATAACGAAGATTCACGATCTATATTATTAACAAATAAGAATCGTCCCTCATTATCGTTTTTACCGGTTCCCCATTTAGATGACATACTGGCATCCATCATAGGATATACACCGGACTTCATGTACTTAACAGAAGATAAACCACGAGCAAAATTTCGTTCATACTTATCCTGGTCCGTTATACCTATCATTGAATTATATAATCCTACAGAAGTATAATACCATGCATGATTACGTCTTGGTCCATTGTTTATAAATGTATTAAGCCAATCATAACGGTACTTACCGTACAATATCGGGCCCTTAGCAAGAGTTTGACTGATGGTTGACACCATTGAAGAAAACAGCATGGCCACACTTAGATTCGTTAGGAATCCTCCTCCGGTAAGACCGGCCGACCCTCCTATGTATCCAGACTGCGCCCTTATCTGAAGCTCTTCTGCTATCATAGCGGCTATTGTGGCACTTGATTCAACTGCGGCAAGTGACGCAGCCATCGTATAAGCGGCAGGACCTAAGATAGTCCATTTTGGATGATCTTCTACAGGCACAAAACTGCCTACAGACATTCCTCTTTGGAACCCGTCTATACATACTTCATTTGGAAGTTCGGGCTTGTTAAAATAAATATCAGGCGAACAAAATGAATACCACACGTTTCCTCCTTTGTCGAAAGGATGGGATATAAACTCGTCTCTTTTGCCAGACGTATAATTATATTGATCTTGTGATAGGTCGTTATATGGGTAATTAGGATAGATATTTACATTACCATCGTCTCCTATGTATCTAAGCATATCATAGGCTAATCCTGAAGCCACAACCGACCTATTTAGCCTCCTATCTCCACGATACAGTTCATATCCTACGATCGTATCTCTTTGTTGTTGCGTAATCAAACCAGAATCTACCGCAAAATCCAAAAACACTTGTATGGTGTTCTCATCCACCATAATACCTACCGGATATATTTCAGAAGCTATGTCATATCCACGTTCATCACTGTTCATAAAAGGTATATGCTTGTTATCTGGGAACCGGTAATGACGTATAGGTTGTTGGCAAAATACGGTAGAAGTATCTACTCCTCCATAAGAATGACCCTTGAAATAAGATAATCCATTTTTGTCTGACAAAGGAGCACCATAATATTCTGTTAACTTATTCATAATATTAGAATAAGCTTCTGTTTTTTTTGGATCATCATAAGATCTGCCTGTGTCTATTTTCATCCTACTACTATCATAAAGTTCAAAATTAGCAGGATATTTCTCAGATGATTCCCAATATGCAAAATCACCGTATTTATAAGGACGAGGCTTGCAATTGATGGGCCTATCTCCACATGTCTGACATTTAGATGCAAATAAGACAGTTGATCTAAGTGTTATAGAATCCACAGACAAATCAATCTTATTTACCTCCTTTTCTCTTACACCAAAAATATACGGATATATAGTTTTACCTGTAGCAAAAGAAACGCCTAAAATAGCACGAGACGGTTTCTTGCTTGGTTCCTCCTCCTCGTCTGGAGTATCCTTATTCTTATATTCACAAAATTGTATTTGTCTGAATGTCATTATCCAAGGAACAGCTACAACCGGAGATTCTATTGTTACATAAAAATAATCTTGTTTTATCGTTTCTTTAAAGAATTTATCATCTATAGTTCCCCATGCGGGTCTTGCTATATTGATAATAACCGAATGTCCTGAAGCATGTTCCGGCCTATCGAAATCTACTGGTATTGTTCCAAGTGGATTCCATGTCTCTATATCCTTCCAAAAAGAAACACGAACGTAATTGGTAGAAACAGCATCCATTATACCATCTATCTTCCCAAGGGCTTCAAGATAAAGGACCTTATTTTCTTCCTTATATCCTTCTATATCCCATTCCTCCGGCCTATTGATTCTAATAAACCTGGCATTAGTCATTACATTCCTCACGAACTTGCGTACTACAAATTCAGAAGCAAATCCTATATTAAGTTTATCTCCAGTAGGATTTTCGAATGTTGCATTATTTACATACCCCTCAAATTCCCAGTCCGTTTCAGGTATGCCAGTGTCCGCATTTTTGTATATCATATCCTGGAGCTTCTTGGAAGCATCAGGCCAGAACTGTTCAATGCAATATTTCGGTCCGTTCTTTGATCGGTATTGATCATTTATTACCGTACTCGTTGACCTACCAGCCCTCCAATTGCCTTTTCCATTTATCTTTTCACTCCACCCATCTATATGTAAAATATATCCTCCAAGGATGTAATTGTTATTTTGAAAGTTATTATAATCAGACCTTGAAACAGTAGGGTCCGAACAATAATTTTCAATATAACAACCACATGTACAAGGCATTGTATCAAGAATATATATTGCATCTGACACTGTTTTTAATATACTCCCTGGTTGTAAATACGGATAGAACTCAGAACAAAGATGCCGTTCGCCATCGCCGGATATCTTACCTGCGTCGTCACCAAAAAATGCTTCATCCATCCATTCAGACAAAGAATCCATTGTATCGTAATTGAATAGAACAGAATACTTATTCTGGTTCTCACCTCCGGTTGTATATAAATAGTCGGTAGACACGTGCTCCATGTCTTCTAATTCTTTATATATATAATCCTCTACAATACCAGTTATTAAAGGAACTGGAGCTGACAATATAGATTCTTGACGATGAGGGACTTCGCAGTCTCCTTCCATTTCTGGTAACCTAATATGATCAATTGGCTCCATATAATCCTGTGTTCCGTCTTCTCTGTATTTGGTAGCTATATCACATATCTGTCTTTCATTGTTTCCATTCTCCTTATTATTACAAGCTACAAGACCTATATTTTCAGACAAATAATTTATAGGGGTTCCTACAATATCATCATAATCGATAATAAATCTTGATTTCCCTTTAAAAGTAGCAAAATTGCTTTCCACTATAACAGTTTGACCTACGGTAGCCGGGTTGTTACACTCTTTCTGTTCTTCATCTATAACAACCGCATTGTCGTCAATCAATACCCCATCTCCTGCCGTATTGCTATACTGCCATACATATTTCCTATCAACACCTGAGCAATCCGGAGCATATGCGTTTATAGACTGGTATGGGATACTGTCTTTGTTCATTTCCTCTCTCGCCTTATCATAAGGTGGGGGAACAAGAACGAATGCTGGAGTTTTATATCCTGTGGATGTCTTAAACGAGATAGAAAAAGGATATACTTCATTCCTCATGTATCCCACATACAACGAGCAAGCATTACCATCCTTATACAGGTCTTCGTGAGCTACCGACGCCTGCCATTTTAGAAAATGCCCCATAAGAGAAACTACAGGCTGTAAATTCCATTCTTTTTCTGCCGTAAGACCATATTGAAGAAGACGGTTTCCGACTGACACTATTCCTCTTGATGTATTATATATGGCTCTTTTTAAAGAAATGTGTTCGAATGTCGTTCTTTTGTTATTAAGATCAGAATAATAGTATATGGTCTTCTCTGTAATAGGATGAATACCTTCTATGAAATAATCCACTACAGGTTGTGTTTCACCATTATATCCAACAGTGTTTTGAATAACAGCCACCTTGTAATGACTAACTTGCCTATCCAGATTAGACACCTTAAGTCTTATACCAAGATTAGTTCTTTCTCCCCATTTACCATCATTTATCCTAATATATTGTTCGTCAAATACATGAACAGGGTTAGTTAATGAAGTATAGTTAGTTTTCTCGTTGCCAAATTCATCGCACAAGGCCACAGCAAACTGATACACGCCGGCACGTAGGCTGCCCCCGTACTCTATCTGTACCGGCTCCACGCATGGCTGGTCCAGTAGCGGAAACACCCTAAGTTTCTCACATGCCAGAAAACAACCATTCTCCTGCATGAATTTGTCTCTATCATATTCTTTATCGCATATCTTATACCCATGATAATGATACCAAATATCTCCTTCATCATCCGCCGTCAGAGCCTTGTCTACAATAACATACCTGGGAGGATTATAATCGTCAGTCCAGTAAATACATTTCCCACATTTCTCTGTCTTTATTTCTATGGTTTTTATAGGATGATAGATAGAGAACTTAAGGCACGGATCTTGCTCGTTGTCTTCCAGCAAGGTCTTCATGCCAGAACACAACGACTCCGATCCTTCTACCATAGATTCTATATCGGAATCGGATAAGATACTTGTATCGGATTCAGGCTTGAAATAAGTTATCTTAGATACGCCTGTTTCAGGATTTGTTATAAAAAAATAGATATTGCCCGAAGTAAGATCATTCTTGTAACCAATAACCTTAAATCCATCGAAATCAATGCATTTAAGATTACTGTGCTCGTTAGATCTCATCCCAACATTACCATCCTCGGATTCGATGTTGGCATTCAAGGCAAACGTATAATGCTGATCCGTAAGACTCGACGGATGCAGATCTCGGTTCATACCTGTTTGAGGAACCGCTATGTTTCTGTTATCTTCTGCTGCCATTTTATAACTGTTTGTCACAAAGATAGCAAAAGAGATTTAATCATGGATTTCTAAAGTAGGTGAAGAAAAGAAATACATTTTCAGTCTCCTACTTTATCGATCACACCTACATAAAAATCGGGGATAGGATTATCATTGAAATTTCTTATTTGAATATCAACATAATTATAGAAATAATTATCAACTGGATCCATTATCGTCACATTACTTTCTAAAACCCCGTCTTTGTATGAATACAGTTCCTCATGTTCGGAATCAATGTAAAAAATATATCTTGGTAAATCCTGGGTATTAACTGTTAGATGATTATTAAACAAACTGCATTTAGAATGATCAGCAGACAGAAGTAACAATAGAAATGTATATGAAGACTTATCTCTTATTATAATATCACGATTAGATGATACATTAGACAAAACTTTGGATAAATCAAATTCTCCAAAACTTATCTTGAATTTCTTTCTTCTTATTGGAGTTATATATACTGGGCTATTAACTACAATATTATTCCATTTAAATTGACTCCCTTCCATTACAGGAGAGAAACAATTACCCATCACCATATTAACATTTTCAAATCTTCGTCTCATAACATCTACTTATAATTTATATCTTTTACCCCTAATTAACACAGTGCCATCGCCACCTTTCGTCGATTTTCCCGATGCATTTCCCCCAGCTCCACCACCGTAGCCGCCACCACCAAGTCCGGCACTCCAGCCAGAAGCCAAAGAACTACTTTCATTACTGCCTTCGCCACTCCCTTCTGTATAATCTGATGTTCCCGGCTGAGATGTCTCCCCGCCTGATTTATTATAGGAGCTTGCCCCACCTGCTGCATTCCTTTTACCATTAGATTCCCCAAAATCACGCGTCGTATGTCCTTGCCCCGATGTTCCACCACTGCCTGTACCATCTGAGCCTCCGACCGAATGAGTAGATCTATCTACCCCTACACCTCCCGAACCACCATTTCCGTCTCCATTCCATTGAGACAAATGACCTCCTTCAGCCCGGTAAAGCGAACTCATAAACTGTGAATATCCCCCATTTGCGCCACGAACTCCTGCACCAACTATAATTTCAATAGTTTGTCCTGGTGTAACAGTTATCGCGTTGCCATCTCTATATCCAGCGGTATCCTTCTTATATGTTTTAGTATAGCCACCTCCACCGCCTCCAGGAACTCCTAATCTTGAATTATTTGAACATCCTCCACCGGCTCCAACAAGAAACACATCAACCTCCGTACATCCAGGTGGAACCGTCCATGTGTAATTTCCTGCCGGATAAAACCTTATGATAAAATCTTCAAGCTGCCTGTCTTTATATTCGAATCTCCTCCTCATAATTTACACAAATATATAAAAAGAATCATTGTGATATATACTACTCTCTGTTGCAGAAGTAATACAATCAACATCTTCATCTGCATTATTAATAAGATCTCTCATTCCATCGTATCTATTAGAAAACATAAAAACGTACCTCTGGTCATTTATCCAAAACTTGTATATAATACCCTGTTGTTCACTTGCAGGATACGGGTCAAATCTAATCCATATTGTCATTGGTTCGTAACCGGTAGAGGTGCTTGAAAACGAAAAAGAAACTGAACTATGAGTATGAATATTAAAGGCTGTTCCTTCTCTAAGTTGATTCAATACGCTATTTATCTTATCCTGGCTAATTGTATCGGATTTGATTTTATTCATTAAATCAAATAACCTGATCCTATCTCCAGGCTCGATTTCTGTTTTTACACAATGATAAATAGCTCCATTACCAGATCTCTGTTCCTCAAAATATCTTCTCCTACTCATAATAATACTCCTTCTGATAATAACCAAGAAAACTAAACCCTTCAGACTCTCTTCTAAATACACTATGTTTATTCCAGTCATTTTCGAGATCGAAAGCCTCTCTTTCAAATACGATATTGTGATATGCTTTCTTGTGATTCCAGTACATACACAATCTGATTAGGTACTCAATTAGATACCATGCATAGTACAAAAATACAGGAATCAAAGACAGCCACAACATCCACCATCCAGCCTGATCGTTTAAACCACATACTAATGCTATGATTGCGCTAATCACAAAACCTGTAGCAAACAGGGTTTGATATTGATTGCAGTGCACAGCTTCATGACATTCCGCCTTCAACGATATGGCGTCACGTTCGGTAAATACGGCTCCAAACAGCATAATTGTTTTATAGCCGTCAATGAACGTAAATAACTTAGCTATTTTTGATTTATAATATATTTTCATTGCCAAAAAAATATTTTATACCAATTGCACAAAGTTAAAAACTCTATAGGAGAATTAATTCCATCCCATTCCCATTCCTTAAGGTAGGACTCTAAGCTGCTTCTATCAACGTCTTCACACCCATGAAGAAAAACCAGATAAGGCATGAATAGCTCTCCCCCTTCCAAAGACTTGTTAAACTTATTAACCAACCTCTTTCTAAACTTAGGACCGTACCATGATTTTTCATTTGTAGATCCAAGACAATAATAAGAATTGTTTTTAACTTTAATACCAAACCATTTACATATGTATGGATGATATACCCTATCTGCTAAGAATATAAATGGCTTATACCATAGGCAATGCCAGAATGTACTGCACTCGCCTCCAAACTTCTTAAACGCCCATCTGAACCCTCCAGAGAAGTACCAATTGTTAGCCCCTCTCTTAACCTTAACTTTGTATTTAAGATTCTTGTTACGGTTGCTAACCCTATCCCACGGCTTAACCTTATCGGTATCCATATCAGGAAGGAATGTCCAATGATGAAGCAAGGCACTGTAATAAGGATTGTATATCTTGTGTCCGTTTCTAATAACGTACTCAAAAATATCGTATCCTACTTGCCTGGCTTCTTCAAATCCTTTTTCTGACAAGAAAGCTAATATAGGAGCCAGATTCCAGATCTGATCTTGTGAAGTGAATGGGGAGAAGCATGGATCTTCGTCTTTTAACTCTATACCATTAGTGTACCCGGAACTTATCTTGGTAAGACCGAATTTGATTGCATCTTCGCTATGGATATCGTCTCTTAAGAAAAATCCTTTTTCGAATTTGAAATAAATACCTTTATTGTTATTAAAAAATAGATCATAAGTAGTATCAGCAAGACGAGTAAGTACCAATATGGCATTACGAACATCATCTTCTGTCTTATTACCGAGAATTATTTCCGTGTATAGAAACTGAAGATACTGAGCCAGGTTAATGGTTCCGTCGCCGACCCAGCCTGCCCCGTTCTTCACCGACGACAGTGGGATGCACGAGGCCTGCTCTGTGTAGCTGGAATCATAAACGAAATCCCTATAGAAGACTTCTTTTATCTTATCGTATTTACTCCACAGATCTTCCATGCCATTACCCTATTACGATCACACAATCTCGTTTTTCTTTATTGTAGACCATCGTCCCCATCTTAGTGTACAAACCTTTTATATTTTGGTAATTGGTTTCACCATGAGCCGAAACGTTAGTAGTGATGCTGTCGGAGTAAACTTCCGTACCTCCTTCATTAATGAAATTAAATCCTTGTTTAACCATCTCTCCTCCAAGGTAGGCTGTAAAAGACACAACAACATTTCCTCGCCCTCTATTTCCATACCAATTACCATAGATATCAGCATTGATATTAGGTTCCGACTCGTCCATTCCAGGCGCTGATAGCAAGGTCTTCATCTTAATAAGCGCACCTTCAAGACCGGACTGCATGTTATCACCACCATAAACAAGGTAATCACCTACCTGTTGTTGGGTAGTAGCCCACTGCTTACTCCATCCAACGTATTTATTATCTACATCTGAGATGCCTGTATTGGTGAAACCGGTTGCAGTATCAAAATCGGAGCCGTCTTCTGATTCCCATCCATACCTAAGAACAAGATAATCGAACTCAGGAATTACAACAACCTGCTCGCCGGCAGCTTGTGTGATTGTAACGTTCTTACTCTCTCCACCAGCCGTTACCTTAGCTACGCCTCTACGATCTTCAGCTACCGGATTAGGGCCGGCTGTGAAGATGATGTTTGCCGGTCCTATGCCTCTCATTTTGTCGGCGGTTACTATTTCGCTTGCTTTAACCTCTAACATATTATTTCATTTTAAATATTTCAAATACGTATATCCAGCTCAACAAAAATACTACCGGGCAGTACATTGTCTCTACCAAACTCGCCTCTCCTTTAAATTGCCTGATTGACCAAACAATCATGGATGCGATAACGCCAGACAAATATATAAATAGAACTACTTCTGTCATACCAATTTAAGCATGTTGTCAATTACAGGATATGCCTTAGAATAAATCTCAAACTCGGCACGACGCCGCCTAAGAGGTTCATACATACCTTTCAATGTCATTCCCATCATCTTAAGTTCGGTCTTAGCATTTTTCAGCTTAACCAAATCTTGCTGTGCATACAACTTGAACAAATCGGCCGCTCCTTGTGCCTCTCCATTATACATCAGTTCCTCAAAGAATCTCATCTTTACAAAATTATCCACATAATCCAATACCAGACCTTGAGGCGTGTCTGGTATAATTATATTAGATTCTCCGTCGAAAGGAAGAGACCGGTACTGCATGTAAATAGGACCATCGAAATTAGCATACAGGAATCCGTTTACGATATTTATCTCATACGGACTATCCTTTATTACCTTATTCCGGCATTTACTTAAACAAGAATCACGAAGCATAGGCTTAGCAAGACCTAACATTACCGGCCGGTCATAATAGCAACGAACTTCATGATCGCGATCATGAACATTGATATAAAATTTTTCAACTATCACTTTCTCGCATTCGTCTTTACAACATTCATCGCAAGAACACCACCTATAACTTCTTTCGGTACGTTCTTTCCAAGCTATTGTATTTTGAAGTTCTGATATCACCTTGTCACCTTCCGGCACCTCATATCCTTTAAAATCGCATTTAAAAGCCAAAATAAGATCAAAGTAATCACCAGGCATACGGGCCTGCCCTCGCTTGACATCCACTACCGCTTCTTTGCGCATAGTAATATCGCCTCCAAACTTCTTCAGGGCAATTTCTATCCATTTGTAGATGGATACCTCATCTATCAGATCACGCTTGTCAAATGATCTTAAAGACGATTTTAACTCTATGATATAATTTTCGACTGTCATCTCTTAAAAAAAATGGAGGACAGGAAACGAACCTGACCTCCACAAAGATATGAATAATATGTATAACGCCATATTTTGTGTTTTCAAAAGTTAGGATCTTCAAACTTGCCGTACTTCAAGAAAAGGCTCCTACACTTTTCCTTTATCCCCTTAAGCGTGACTTCATATCCGGCACCAGTCATGTAGATGGTTTGCTGATTAACTCTTTCCCCAGAATATTTGTCAACAAAATATGATCTGTAAACACCAAACTTATTTTTGACAATATCACTGTATAGCTCCCATCTACCCTGCCCATTTCTGAACATGAACTTGACTTCCTCAAGAAACAAACGAAGATTCTTCTCGGCGATGATAATACCATTTTGTTCAAGCTTCTTCGCGATATCTCTAATCAACCACATGTTTTCATGATCAACTTTCTTGAACGACTCCGCAAACTCCACATCGGGACGCTGCTCTTCTATTGTCTTTATAGCTTGCTGTTTCTCGGCTTCAGCTTGAACCCTCTCTGCTATGGCTCTGTTCTTGGCTTCAACCTCATCAGCTAAAGCTCTTAAGGCAGATGGATAATCTTTAGGAGTTATAGAGTAAGAACCCGTTTTTCTTATAGAGGGGAGAACCTCGGATGTTACCCATCGTTTAAACTTCTTTGCCGATTCTAATTTTGATGACAAAACAAGAGAATATAACCCAGATTCATTGATTACACGTATGCTGTCTAACTCATTGATTTCCAAGGGAGCCCAAAACGATCCCCCTCTGAAAATCAGACAGTTGCAAAAGAATGGTATCTTCTTCATCAACATGTCTTTTTATTGGATTTTTAGGCGTAGCATAGCCAAGTGATCGAGCTACATCTATAGCCACGAACCACACATCTCCATTTGGATCTACTATGGTTCTAATATCTCCAAATTCTGAATTTTTAAAGATTGTTACGCTCCCGTTTGTTTCCGTTTCGCTGGATTTTTGCGTCAAAATAATGTTATTGTTCTTCGCATTGTTTTGAAAATTGTTTACCTTTGTTCCCATAATAGGAATTGTTTTTTTGTATCCGCCTGCTTGAGAAAGTAGACGGATATGCAAAAGTAGCGATTATCCTGTATCTACAAAGGGTGATCGCTACTTTTTTTCTACGACTTTCTGTGTCCTAATTCTTTATCTTCGAAAACTCTCTTAATCTGGAAATCTTTAAACACTCTTCTTTTAGCAAGTATTTCATTGTACATAAATCGATATCTTCGTCCTTTATTCATTTTAACCCTTAACTTCTTTTTCAAGCTATCTTGTATTACAAAATGGTAATATCTTTTAGAGTCTGCGAAATCCATAGCCAGGTGGTTGTAGAGGTAGCCGTTGGTGCCGAGCCTGCTCACGATGTCCAGGTCCCGCCTGACGGTAAAGCGCTGGCCCGGTATAAGCACATGGCATAAGTAGCCCACGTTATCTACGTAAACACCAGCATCAGCTTCCACATAATGTTCTGATACGGTTTTCCATATAATAGACAACAGTCTTAAAATCTCTCCTCTGTCTCTTATCATGCCTTTCTTAAAACCATTCTTTCTCTTCATAAGACGATGGTAGTAAGCTGCAAAATACGGTGATTGTATTGATGTTCTTTTCATAATTCAAAAATTAAAATTATACATTTCAGATAATTAACATTAGAATATATTGTTGCGTCAAAATACTATTCTATATTTGCAAAGTCTACCGATCCTCACGGACAGGTAGACTTATATTTTACAAAATTAAAATCGTAGTAAAGTTATGAAATCAAATGTTGTTTTACAATCAAAAGATCGAGTTTTGTTAGGAATGAACGTGTCTGTTATGTCTAAAGATGGTTACATATGTATAACAGACGCCGTATCGGCCATGAACAAAAAAAGAAAAGAAAAAGGGTTAAAAGAAAGATGGATTAACGAAATAATGCTAACTTCTTCTTTTAGGGAGAGATGTTTCGAGCTTTTTAATAAGTTGAATGACAGGGACTTATTGAGTAGGAGAAATCTCGGACTCAAAGATAATATCCTGAATATCAGCAGTGTAATGGATCTTGGTAAATTAGACCTTGCCTACAAAAAAGGAAAAGGAGTAGATCAAAAATGGTTTGTCAATCCATATCTGTTTGTTATGATTGCATTAGAGATGGATCCAGAAATTTACGCAGAGGTTGTCATTTGGCTCACAGATGGTTTGATAGAAAACCGGAACGAAGCCGGCGATGCATACGTTAGGATGTGTAGCGCAATAAGCAAAATAGTTCCAAACAAGAATGACTTGAAAGACAATATAAAGAGAGTTGCTAAAGCTATTAATTTCATTGTTTTTAATAAACACGAAGATGGGATAAGGAATACTGCCAGCAAAGATGAGCTCAATGACATAATAGCTATAGAGAACGTCATAGCCTCTGTTATTGATGACGGTTTTATCAAAGATTACAATTCTTTGATAAATTACCTCGGAGATAAATGGAAAAGAAAATGGGGAAACCCTGTTCTTGCATTGAAATAGTACAAAAAAACACCCGGCCAAACTATATAACTATGGCCGGGTGTCCAATAAAAAGAATCACTGAACAATTTGACTTTTCTGATTGGAATCAAGATTCGGATTTTCATCAACAGGAATCTGTAGCCTGAACGCTACTTCCTTTATCGTCTCTGCTACCACGTACTCAATTAGCTTGATAGGACAGATAAATTCGTATTCCCATTCAGACTCGCACCCTTTAGGTGTAGGATCACAAGCCATTAACTCCAGAGCCTTCTTTCTTCTTGTTGTAAAGAACTCTACGTTAATAAGCTCTATATGGAAATCCGGTATATAAATATAGTCGTTTTCTACATAATAAAAAGGACGACGTTCTTTAACATATTTAGCATACGGTCTTTTTTGTTCATTGCGATACGACTTTATTTCAGCGAACTTAAAAAATATAGTGTTATCTACGTTAGTCACCTTAGTAATAGCCGGTCTGAGGGCAGAATAAAGAAGTCCTGGAAGCCTATGCTTTGAACGCATAAGTGTATTACACAACGCAAATTCGGCATCGCAGCAAACTATTTTATCAACTTCAATCATCTCCAGACAAGTAACGTAAGTTAGGAGCCGGTGGTCGCCAAGTAACGTCCCATCATCCCACCTCTGGGCCGTATAAGATTCGGCTTTAGTTCTACCGATATTCAATATCCATCTCCGACTAACATGCGAATCTTTGTCAAGGGCATGAATACCGTTTACGACTCTTGATACAAATTCACCATTAGTGATCATGCTCCCCTCCTTTCTTTTGCTCTTGATTCTCTTGATTTAGCATTCAATATCCTCATATAAATATCTCTTTCACTCATACCGGATATGGTTTTTATAGCCTCATCCAACATGACTTTCGTATATAAAGGCTTAGGGAATCCCTTTATCTTAACCGGATCAGGAACCAACTTAGCCTTACGATATTCATAAAATCTTTTAGAAGTTACATTAAGATAAGAAACAGCCTCTTCTCCGGTATAGTACTTAGCCGGATTAGCAAGCTGCGTCCATGTCTCAAGATCGTTGGCTGTAAGATGATCGCATTCCCCGCTTAAAAACATCTCCTTTATCTTATCGCATACCGCCGCACCGCTTTTACGCAGCGTCTCTGTCAGAATTTCTTTCATTTTCAAAACATCCTGTTTTAAACCTTAAAACAATAGAGGCAATGATTATCAAAAGAGTAACAGCCATAACAGACCACACTACGATATTGTGTTCAATAGGCATCTCAATATTAACCGTAACCCATTCTACACAGATATTAAAAATCATACTATAGATCAATAACCTATGCCATATATAAAACCTGAACATTCTTGAAAAAGCCAAGAGAAATAGGTCCCATGATAGAGAATGACCTAATATCGGATACAGCCAATTAGTGATACTAAAAGGATAAAACTCATCAAAAATGCTGGCTAACATAATAACCTGCATCAACACAGGATAATACTTCACAAACGTCACACAGACATTCCTTTGCCCTTTACTAATAAAATTGTTGCTCATCATATATTGTTGTTATGTTACTAAAATGGGGAAGGCGATCAGCACCTTCCCCTGGTTTTCAATCACTTTTTAGTGCTCGTCTTCTTTCTTTTCATCTTGCCTCCAACACTACCGCCTTGGCGCATTTTAGGTTTGTCTTTCTTATCGACTTCACCACCCTGACGAGCTTTCTTTTTACAAGCCATGATACTAAAATTTTAAAATTGAATGATGTGCAATATTAATCATTTTTATTCTAATAACCAAAATGAAATACAGCAAAAGGAGCAATTAAATTAATTACCCCTAATGTGCTTATTACAACCTAACAGATGCAGTTGGTTTACCCCAGAAACTATAAACGCATCCGTTTTCGTCACCTTCCATAGCCATACCCGTAAATGGATTAAAGCTGCATCTTACCCAGCATCCACAATTTTTAGTATTGCAAGTATCAGATGATCCACCACAAGCAGAAGGAGTAGAAACAGGTTCTCCGTTTATATAAACAGGTCTGTATTTCAATGCGAAATATCCATTCTCGACACTCGTACAATAAATACCGGTAACAACAGATCCGGCAGGGACATTAAGACGTTCTCCGTTTTTAGTACTTGTTGTTACTGTTTGAGTCTCTCCTCCGTAAGTCACATTTACACCACTTTGACCTCCTTCAGGTATCAATGGCGCATACCAGAATTGGAATTTTCCGTTTTCATCCCCTTCCATGTACATAGCCATTATCGCATTTCCGCTTGGACAACTGTAATTACATCCCTTCTTATTCATAGTGGCAGATTGCTGTTGACGAGAACTGTCACCTATTAAAGAAATAGTAACAAGAGGCTTTTCTGCCGCAGCTTGTGTAACATTTATTTTCAATGTTTTACCACTGTCATTTTGAGTAAGCACAACGGATCCAGTACGAGAAGAAGATGTACTTGTGTTGGCAGTTATCTTAAGAACACAAATCATACTATCAGAAGCCTGATTTTTATACTCAGTCGTAATCCAAGAAGGTTTAGACGTAGTGGCAAAACCATGATAAGAACCATTCAATGTACTTTTGATTGTATATTGAGCATCATTAGATGCAGCTTGAACAGATAAAGATTTATCTGAAGTAGTATTATCATCGAATGTGAACTTATAAAGCATTTGTCTTGCCTGCGAAATACTAAGAGTAATTGTCTTTCCAGATTCATTTTGAACAAAAACAATGTCACCAGATCTGGAAGAAGATGTTGTATTGGCAGATAATGTCACCACAGCCTTCATGCTTTCAGATGTCTGGTCTCTGTAATCAACAGAACACCAAGAAGGTTTCGATTTAACAGAATATCCTATATATGAATCATTCTTAGTACTTATGATAACTTCTTCAATATCCTGAGATTCTCCAGTTACAGACCTTGACTTGCTCGTTCTTCCATCATGGAACTGAAATTCATATGGTGCATATCCGCAACTTCCAATAACATACTCTTCTTTAGTATCAGAATTTCCGCAATCATCGTAACGAATAAACTTAGTTTTGGTTCCATTACATCCATTTTCTTGCCAAGAACCGTAAGATCCGCAATTACAGCAATTTCTACAACTTACAGAATATTGACGATCTATGCTACCAGAGCAACTATCACGATAAGCATTGTACTGAGTATGACCTACGCAGTCTCCTGTTCCATAGTAAGACCAGTCAGTACAAGACTCTCCACCTCCATTAACCCATCTTGTGTCGTTATAAGAAGAAGAGCATGGATTGGTGTCACGTTGTTGCTTCTGAGACGTACACCCGTCACAACGGGTGCTTCCGGTATCCGACCAAGAAGGTGTTGTGCTATCAGGCAAGCAATCAGCATTCTTATTAACTACTGCCTGACCTTGGGAATTTACAGCATCTTGAGCCTTCTTATTAGCATCAGCTTGACTGATATTGGACGTAAATGGACCACCCACCTGATCTTGGGTTACGGTAACAGACGAACCATGCTGACAGCTTCCGCAATTGTTTCTGGTGAAGACCTTACTTGCCTTACCGGTCCAAGTACAAGTGCCCTGTGCGTCAGCAAGAGCCTGACCTTGGGCCTCAACGGCAGCCTGAGCCTTGCTATTTGCGTCTTCCTGACTTACGGTAGACGTAAAAGGACCGCCGGTTACATCATCTTGGTCTATAGTAACCTCAGATCCGACACCTCCATCAGCACACTGTTTTGTAAATTGCTTGCTATATGTTCCGGTCCAGGTACATACCTTATCTCCACCTTCTACCCAGCGTTCATCTGCTCCACCATAACATTCGTTGGTATTAACCTGTTTTTTATAAGATTTACCACCTTCGCATTTAGTTTCAAGCGGTTCCGAATCTTCCCATACAGGATCGGTGTTGTCCATTTCGCATGTCCCGTTCTTGTTAACATAAGCCTGACCTTGGGCTTCTACGGCTTCCTGAGCCAGCCTATTTGCCTCTTCCTGACTTTCATTGGAATAGAACGGTCCACCTACCATGTCTTGTGTTACGCTCATAGGAACACCATGCTGACATGATCCGCAATTGTCTTTCGTAAATTCCTTGCTATATACGCCTACGAACCTACATTTGCCTTTTTGGTTGGCAATATTCTGTCCTTGAGCCTTAACAGCTTCCTTAGCCTTATTATCAGCATCCTCTTGACTTACGAAAGAAGTAAAAGGATTGCCTTCAACATCAGCTTCACTTACCTCTACTTCTGTTCCTGAATCCGGTATTTCACAGTCGTTCTTTTGGAACGTTTCTGAGTAATGACCGGTCCAGCTACAAACTTTGTTCCCACCATCTACCCAACGTTCTTGATTGTGGGTTTCAGAACATTCGTTGGTATCATGTTGCTTTTTCTGAGACTTACCTTCATTACATCTAAGTTCTTCCGGAACAACGTCTTCCCATACAGGATCGGTGCTAAGTGGCGTACAGTTACCGTTTTTATTAACATAGGCCTGGCCTCCTTCTTCTACGATCCTACGAGCTTCTGCGTCTGCCGCATCCTGGCTTTCTGTAGACGTAACAGGACTACCGTTAACCATTTCGGCCGTAACCTCCATTTCTACACCCTTATGGCAAGCTTCACATTCAGGAACGAATCTCTTGCTGTAATGACCGGTATAGACCGTCATATTCTCACAATTACCCTTACTGTTAGCAATAGCCTGTCCTTGTTCTTTGACAGCAGCTTTAGCCTTGTTATTAGCATCATCTTGACTTACGGTGGATGTAAATGGGGCGCCCACTACGTCTTGTTCGGTTACAGTAATCTTAGATCCTGTCTGACCTTCATCACAATCGTTTTTGGTAAATTCTTCACTGTATTTACCAGTCCACGTACAATGGCCGTCCCGGTTGGCTATGGCCTGGCCCTGCTGCTCGACGGCAGCCTGAGCGAGCGCGTTAGCCGCCTCCTGGCTTTCGTATGAAGTAAAAGGACCACCGGTTACATCGTTCTGGTCTACTGTTACCTGCGAACCTACGCCTTCTCCTTCACAATTGTCTTTTGTGAATACCTTGCTATATACACCAACAAATTGGTTTTTATCTATGCAAGTACCTTTCTTATTTGCAAGATCTTGTTTCTGTTCTTCCATAGCGGCCTCAGCCAACGCATTAGCAGCCTCCTGGCTTTCCCTTGACACAAAAGCATCAGGGTATCCAGCAAGATCCTTTTCAGTCAAATCAACGAAGCTTCCGGTCTGAGATTCAGCATCGCAATCATTTTTCTGAACACGAGCCGAAGCCTTTCCAACGAAATAATTTGGATCAGTAACGCATTCTCCATTCAGGTTTGCCTGATCCTGACCATTTTTCTCTATATCATCAAGAGCTTTCTGATCAGCATCTTCTTGACTTACGTCTGATGTGTATTTACCGGCTTCTACCGTGTAAGTATAAGGTGCTCCGATAAACCCATCTTCGCAGTCATTTTTATAAAATACTTTTGACTTCTCCACGTTATACCATAAATTTGTTTCACATGTACCATGCTCATTAGCATAACCTGGACCTTCAGCTTCCAAGGCATCCAAAGCCTTCTGATTAGCATCCTCCTTAGAAACAGAAGAAGAGAAGCGGCCGGCTTCTACAACATACTCTACCATAGATCCAACTTCAGTTACCTCACAATCTGTCTTTTGGAACATTTTGGATTTCCTGTCGTTGTACCATTTTATGGTATTGCAAGTGCCATGAGAATTAGCATAGTCTTGACCTTTGGCATTCAACTCGGCTTCAGCCTTACGGTCAGCATCCTCTTGGCTTATGGAAGAAGAGAACTGCCCGGCTTCGATCGTCATCGTAACCAAACTTCCTTCTTCGGTATCAGGATCGCAGTCGTTCTTTCTAAACGACTGCGATTTCTTGACATTGTACCATAATATGGTTATACAACGACCATGCTCATTAACCCAGTTCTGACCATTTTGCTCAATGTCTCTCATAGCCTTGTCATCAGCATCAGACTGAGATATGATAGACGTGTATTTTCCGGCCTCAACAACGTACTCAAGCTCTTCCCCTTTCTCTGTCTCAGGATTACATCCTTCTTTTGTGAAAAGAGCCGACTGCCTTTTATTTCTATAAACTACCTGTTCTTTTTTTTTATGAACTACCGTACATTCTTCAGATACGCCACCATCCCTGGAAGACACCCTTATCTTGACACTTCTGTTGGCACCAGTATCATTTTCATCAAAGTAAATATTAACCTTACTGTTAAGACCGCCTTCTTTCTTATCTATGTTCGCCCAACAATTACCTACTTTCATTCGCTAATCCTCCATCTTAAATTTTCAGGATTTGTACTTACGTTGATTACCTCCGGTGATCCATCTGAATCAAGATCAACAACATCCTTGTCCAGGTGAATCTCCTCCTTATCCACAGACTCGCATTCAACTATTTCAATAACATAATCTTTTATATTACTTTCTATACTTAACTGCGTGCTTGTTTCATCACCCTCAATTTGTTCAAATTCCTTATCCAATTTAATGTAAGGAACGACCTTTCCAGGCTGATAAATAGGAATCAGTACACCATTTATAGTTATGTTCTCATTAACTTCATTCCCATCCTCATTACCAGGCATGGAAACAATCATCGAAACCTGGAACGTGTCTTCAAGACCCGGATCACCAGGGAAACCATAATCAAGCCTAATATCATTGACATCAATATTTAGACCAGAAGCGGTGGTAAATGCCTTTATAACACCCTTTATACCACTATCTCCTGTAATAAGGGCATTGATAGAAGCGGCGTTGGTAGTAATAAGGATCTGCTTATCTCCACCAGATATAGGGAACTCCAGCCTACTAACCGACACTTCTGTGATCTTAATACCTTTTTGCTTGAAAGTAATGGCTTTCATGCTTTCGGTATCGGACTTCTTCACAATTCGGATAGTGATCCTATCTTCCCTTCCTTTCCAAGATGGAGCATCGAAATTCATTTTATCACGACCGACACCTTCCTTCTTATCTGAGGTAAGCCAAGAACCATCATCCATCTTATATATTCTTTCTTTGCTCATAATAACCCTCCTTCATTAAAGTGTCAGTTCCCATTCAACGCCATCATCGACAACCACCTGTACCGTAGCCGTACCGCCTGTGGCTTCAAATGTTATGTCAGTAGGAATAACATCAAATATCTCTTGTACGCCAACACATCCTAAGCCGCAGATAATATCCTTAAACCATTCCTCTTTAGCGTATTTTTTAAGAACTTCTTTAAAGAACTCACGAAGCCAATCTGAATCAATAGATTCCTTAAGTATGGTTTCTATTATTTCCTTAAGCCAAGATTCGTGCATTTCCTCTTTCAGAATCTCTTTAATAAGCTCGACAATGGTTTCTTTATCTAACTTATCAGAAGGCACAGAGCCATCAACGAGATTACCCCCACATATAAATCCTTTGCATTTTTCTGCCATTTCTTATCCTCCTAAATTAACAATGGAACCCATAAGAACTATTTGCTTCTTCTCGGTACACAACCCTCACTTCAGCAAGTTCATCCTGTTGACACATATCCCGGCAGAACCTAACAGTACGACCCTGGACTTTATACATATCAGAAGGTACGACACCCCCGCAATAAGATACAAGCAAAATCTCTGCCGGATCTTTCTTTAGAACCACATGAGAAGTACCGTCAAACACTTCTGTATTGACAGATCCACTTACGTTAATAGCCCTTGAAACGTATTTAGCTAAATTAGCTAAAGCTCCGTCTAAAGGCATACCATGATACAAACCAGCTTCTTCTATAGTTTCTCCATCATAGAATATGTTAGAAGAAGGAATATTGCAATGATGCGGGCGTTCGCACCCACCATGACTGCCAAAACAACCGTTACCTGTTATTGCCATTGTTACTCAAAATATTTATTTTTTGTTTTAAAAATTCTATTTCCCTATCCTGGTATTCCATACGGCATATCATTGCATTGATTAAAGCCGTAAGATCAGATTTCTGAGCCAGACCAAAGTAGCCAGCGTTGATGCCGTCAGCGCAGTACACGCAGTTCGTGCATGTATATCCGTCCGGGCATGGCACCGGCGTCTCGTCCACATGTGGAACATATACGTGTTTACCACTTAAGTCCTTACCAATTTGTGCACTCTTTTCCATTTTGAAGTTGTTTTTCAAGTTTTTCAACTCTTTGTTTTAAAAGCGTATTTTCTTCAACCATCCTATCCAAAAACTTATCTATGTTTTCAAAAACCAGCTCTATATTATGCATAACCTCATTATAAGGCATGCCTGGAGTTAATTTGGATATGAATGTCTTGCATCCTGTATAATGAATGCAATGATCGCTTAAATGACCATACGGGCAATCGCATTCTTTTGGAAGAATTTCGCAATTGTCCGTACAGTCATTACACGGATCAGACCCGATACAGATATTAGATCTCAGAATATCAGGTCTGTCATCTTTACAAGTGTTACATGAGTTCATGACTTATATCTTTTAATATGAATGCTATTATCATCTATGCGCCAGATTATAATCAAACGCTATATTGATTTTCAATATATTTTCTTACCATATCTTGGAGAATGCCCACCCTACAATTTCATAGGATAGATAATCCGTTCTCAAAAATAGATATTTTTTCTGATTGATTAACTATTTCTATTGCAAGATAAAACATATATCTGCTAAGTAAATAAAATAGCCCAATAATTTGTTTATCTCGTTGATTGTTTGCAAATTTGAAAACATAAAATATAAAAACGATGTATCAAGTAGAAAGACATGTCATAAAAGACAATAGGTATGAAGAGATCTGCCATAAATCAGGTCTTCTTTATAACTATTGTCTTTATGCCTTTCGACAAGGAGTCTTTACTGGAAACTATATAAAAGAATATGAACTTTCTACGAAATTAGGAAAAGAAAATCAATATGATTTTCGTAATCTTCCATGTCATGTCTCTCGTAACGTCATAAAACAAGTAAGTGAAAACATAAAATCATGGATTAGAGCAAAGAAAGAATATGAAAAACATCCTGATAAATTTCAAAGAAGACCAAAGCTTCCTGATTACAAGAATGGTAAGAAATTGAATATAGTAGTCTTTGACGAATTGAGTTGCAGAATAAAGGAAGATGGTTGCGTTCATTTCGTAAAAAATATAATAAAACCAATTAGAACAAAAGTAAAACCAGATGAGCTAATACAAATTAGAATAATTCCTGAAGCTACATGTTTTATAGTTGAAATCGTTTATGAAAGAAAGGAAACTGATCTTGGTTTAGATAAAGACAATTTCCTTTCGATTGATTTAGGATTAAATAATCTTTGTGCATGTGTTAGTAATGTAGTTGAATCTTTCATTATAAATGGGAAGGTTGCAAAATCTGTAAATCAATGGTACAATAAGAAAAAAGCTAAGTTGATGTCTTTTGTCGGTAATAAGGGAACTTCAAATAAGATTAAAAGGATTACTTTATTACGAAACTGTTGGATAGAAGATAAGTTGCATAAGATCAGTAGATACATTGTCAACTTCTGTAGATCAAACAATATTGGAACAATCATAATCGGATTAAACAAAGGATGGAAAAACAAAATAAATATTGGCAAACGAAACAACCAACATTTTGTTTCTATTCCTCATTCTAAGTTAATCAATAAGATTGTTTACAAAGCAAAGTTATTAGGAATCAATGTTATTATCCACGAAGAGTCTTATACATCAAAGATTGACCATCTTGCTTTTGAACCTCTAAAGAAACAGGAATCCTATTTAGGTAAAAGAAAAAAACGAGGACTATTCCAAAGCTCCATTGGCAAGCTAATTAATTCTGATATCAATGGAGCAATTGGGATAGCAAGAAAAGTAATCGGTGATTCTTTCATTGGAAAGATAATCGATAGTGGGTTTGTGTTTAATCCTATTAGATTGAATGTTTTGTAATATAAATGTTTAATCTAATGAATAAAATGAATAATTTTAATAACATGCAAGATAGCATTTTTTTATCCACACCATCACAATAAGAAGTCAATCAATGTATTCCAAGCGGTTAGTGCTGCCTTTAAAAACGTATCCGCATCTGTTTTCTATCTCTACATCGGTAATAGGGAGAATAGCATCTTTGCCATAAGTAAGTTCGCATTTTGAAATAAAATTTACTATACCTTGATAATTACCATGAAATTCCCTTGCGAGTTTCCTGCCGGTAGGAATCCCTTCTTTATTGGTTTCAGGAATACCTATCAAGCACTTTATCCAGTTTGGTTCATTCTTGTTATTGCTTCGTATTTCGTAGTTCACGATATCAAATACAATACCTTCAAGGTTCTTGACATCGATGTTGTCCGCATCCATTTTCTTATCAATACGAATCGTGCTTGTTAAATCTCGTAATTTCATGATATTTTCTATTTTTGACATTAATGAATAACTGTCACAGTGTTTTAAAAGACCGAAGTAAGAAGACCAGCTTTCATTTGTAATACACTTCTTCGCGTCTTTGGCTACCCTCTTCCTTATTGTCACATAACCTTTATTGTGTTCAGATACGCCTTTGTTATTACGGTGGAAAACATACCCGCAAAAATCAAGAGGTCTATCCATGTCTGTTATAATACAAGTATGCCTTTTAGATCTTATCTTAAGCTCATACCACCAATAATTCTTAATCCTCCATTTGGCAGTATTAGCATCCTCCTTAGTATAGAAAGCAAGGAAATTATCGTCGGCATATCTCAATGAAAAAGGAGCTATTCTCTTTGCAAGATCATCAAAATCTTTCATAAGGAGATGATGAATGAAAGGACTTGTAGGAGTCCCTATAGGCAGCTCTCCAGATACGAAACTTACGTCTATTACAAAATCTATAAACTTTTTATTTGAAATAAAGTTCTTAAGTACTTTTCTAAACACTTTGTCTTTTACATGGTTATAACATTTACGTTGATCTATAACCAAACAATACTTCAAATCAAGTCTATCATAATAAACATGCTTCATCTTTTTAATAAGAGACCTTGATTTAGACGATGCTGTTATGCCAAATCCCGGCTTACAATTAAGACCATTCATATTATCCTTCTCATAATACAAAGGACCTAACTTTACTAAAACAAGATGCTGATAAATTCTGGTGGTAAGATCCGGGCTGTTTATTTCACGAACCTTACCATTCTTGTTTTCTTTTACAAGTTTGCGATATTTGATTTTGCTAACATAAGTACCATCTAAATACCATTCATACAATTTTAACGAATTACCATCAAAATCAAAATTGAAATTAACAACATCATTCTTTTTAGAATGGTTTTTAAATGCTGCTTCGCATGCTTCTCTAATATCATCCAAACTTATATCTATATAGTTTGAAACTGATTTCAGTTGTGGGCTAATGACGGGCTTACGACCGTCGCGCATCTCTATCATATTTTTATCATATAACCTCATACGCTTGTCTTTTATTGATTCTCCACTCCTGGGAAAGATTAAAAAGAATATACCCAATTTTTTAGCCCACACAGGGCAAGGCCGCAATTGTTGCGATTCGTATTAGAAGTGGCGTTATTCGCATTCAGATTACGAGGCGAGCAATTGCCATTGTTCGCATTACCGCCGAAACGAGCAGCCAATTCTTTTTAACCTTTTTCTCAACCGTTATTTGCTATTTCAGAGATCAGATCCCAATGTAAGACTTGTTAGCAGACTAACGGATTTCATTGAATAGCTTTTTATTGTTTATAATGTTAACTATCCCTGTTGTCTAATGACATTGCAAATGTATGTATAATATTTTATAGCTACAAAACAATTTGTATTAAATATTTTAAATTTTTGTTTTGTAGCTATAAAATATTATATTAACAAGATACGGCTGCGCCGTGATATAGTATAAAAGGCTGCGCCTTAGCGCTGCGCTTATGATGGCTGCGCCATCAATGGGTTGCACCCATCAAACCTGCGGTTGACTGACGTCTAATAACAACTGGGCAAGGCCGCAAGTGTAGCGATTCGGAGCAGAAGTGGCGTAATGCGCATACAGAACACGAGGCGAGCAATAGCCAATGTACGCATTACCGCCGAAACGAGCAGCCAATCTACTCCTTAAGCCGATAGCTGAAGCCCAGTAGCAATTGTCCCATGTACAAAAACATTCTCCTGATCCGATACCTCCGCCTTTTTTATCCTTCCATCCGGTATAAGGGATACGGTGTAAAGCATAACTATCTCCTAAATTTTGGGTAGTTGCTATCTTTTTATATTTAGATTCAAAATTAAAAACCTCACCATTATTTATAGTAGACCTTTTCTCATATGTCCATTTCTTTTGATCTGGCTCTATATAGATATCAATAGTATTACCTATACGAGTAACATTAGGGTCATTTAAACAAGTTCCTACCTGTTCGTATCCTCCTCCACAATACCTAAAGACATCTCCAGACAGATTCATACCATCGTATAAAGACATCCTTAAAATAACTTCCAAATCAAATTCTGCCGGTTCGTCATTTTCGTTTAAGGCTGATATAGTGCCGGTCATTTCCTTAAACACAATAACATTCATATGACCTTCAACCATACTCTTGGCTCCCTGGACGTTCTTATACCAATATTTTCCTCCATAAAAATCGAACTCCAATCCTTCCTCTATTCCTGCCTCAAATGCAAAAGAAGCCGCCATCTGGCTTTCCATGCACTGTTCTTTAGGATATTCTGAATTTATGAGGTAAGAAAAATGAGTTTTTTTAGTAGGTTCATAATGTATAATAGAAGAATTTGTAGCCCATGATCCATACAACCATGTCTCTTCTCCTTTTTTACGATACTTTACACCTCCGTATTTGCGATAATTAACATCATTACCTACTCCGGAGTTACTTGATATCCCTGATCCAAAAGTATCTGGATTAGCTAAGTATTTAGTACCGTACAGCATTTCAAGGTATATGATATAAGCATTCAAGGTCAAAAAACCACCTTCAGAAAAAGGATAAGAAGATTCAGGATCTACGTTATTAACCCTCGAATACTTAGCTATATTGATTTGATTTACATCATTGCTTCTCGGATAAGTTCTTCCATTTAAAAACATCGTGCAGGCGTTACCAACTCCGGCTCCGGATTTACAATTTGTTTCTCCTTCATACAAGAAAAAGAAAGATCTTGCCTTGGAGTCTACTGTACATACCGGTCCAGGAGATAAGGCTGTGGGCGGAAGCACAGGGCACGTCTGGCGCAGGTCAAGTCCGTCCAGCATAGGAACCGTGTCTGCGTCGTACACACCAGACCATATTTTCCCGCTTTTACCAACTACCTTATCAGCTACATATAGACTCTTGCTACATCCTAAGAATATGCTATAATTCTTTGAAGTAGTCTCCCAAGGTCTTAAAATCCTTACCTCTGATCCTGAAGCATTATAAAGTTTTTGACTAATGCCATACTCTTCATAAAAAGCCTTAGCGTCAAATGCTCCGGCATCACAATACTTATTTTTATGACCGCTATCCAAATACAGTTCCACATCGCATTCGGCTCTCATTTCCTCGGTTATACCTACCGTAGGAGCAAAATCTCCGTTTTCAAATCTAAGGAGATTGTTCTTACGAAGCTTTCCAACCGGATGTACCTTGTCTCCGGTATTTTGAGTCATGTCTATAAGGTAGAAATCCCAAGAAGGGAGAAGGCTTTTGTCGCCAACTGATTCCGTGGCTTCTGGAGGAAGCTGATCCTCAGCCCAAGCGGATGCCGATCCTGAAGCACCTTCTTTAAGAACGTTGAAAGTATTACCATCAGACAAAACAAAAGGCTCAGATTCCTCCCCTTTCTTCGATAAAAACTTTTCCCTTTTACCAACTTGATTAACGACGATGTTCTTCTTAGCCTTATTCCCTTCATCGGAAATAGTGTAATTCAAAGTCGTATCAAGACCTTCATTTATTTCAGAAAACACCGACACCAGTTTATCATTCTCACCTTCTGTCGGATTAAATTTTACGTTGCTCATTTTCAAAAATCAAATTTGCATTCATCAACAACAGGCTCGCATTTGGTATTTTCATTAACCCATTTCATGCCCTCTTCTTCCAGTATCTTCTTAGCCTTTTCATTGGCATCATCAACGCTAATGAAAGACGTTACGGTACCGGCGTATATCCTCCTGTATTTCTCAGGAGCCTTCCATCCTTCCTTACAACGTTTACTAAACCAACCATGTTGATCTTCGTTGTAATAAACGGTTTTACATACTCCAGATTCGTTAGCGGCAGCCTGCCCCTCTTGCTCAAGGATCCTCGCAGCTTCGTAGTTAGCTATTTCGGTACTGAACTTAGACCATACACGACCGGCCTCTACCACGTAATGTATAGGCTGTTCTTGCTTTTGACCATCAGGGCAATCATTTTTAAAGAAATCCCCTTCCTGTCTTGTGTTATAATAAACCTTGCAACATCCACCTACTTTATTAGCATACAACGGACCTTCTTTCTCCGCAAACTCTTCCGCTTTCCTATCTGCATCATCTTGGCTTATATCCGAACAAAATTCAGCTTCATGAACGATAAACGTTTCTTCAGAACCAAGATCTTCCGGACAATCCGATTTCTTGAAAGCTTTTCTGTATTCTTTGTTGTAATACATCTTTTTCATGACAAGATCTTATTAAGTTCTTCTTTGAATTTATGAATCTCGTCCGGACACAACCCACATTCCCCTTCACAGACGATTCTTCTCATACGATCTATTTTAAAAACCGTATCCATATCAGGCTTGATACCTACCTTATACTTATGATATTGTAGATACTGATCAGCCTTACATGCTATAAAACGATCAGCACACTCACATAAGTAAGATGAAGGGAAAAGGATTTGCTGTGTACTTCCGGTAGCTGCCATATCATTTCGAGGTAAAATACCTGGCGTATTCTTTATTTATGTATTCAGAATAAGTAGCAAGATCATCCGGATCCGGGCACTCGTTCTTCAAATTAACGATCCACCCTCTTACCAGCTTTTGAATATCAGCATACCTTTTACTTACACCTCCTACAAACCTGAACTTGCGATGAAGGTCTATGATTTTCTTGTCCAATACAGCAAGTTCATCATATTTCTGAATACAAGCCGCATTAGAATCAGCTTTAGGTGTCGTATTCGACTGAGGCTTTATAGCCCGACTTTTATTAACAGAAGCAATGTTGCTTCTTCCACATCCGCATCCCATAATTCACTTATATTTAATTGATTATATTTTGCAACCACAATTTTCACAATTATTGAGAACGTAAATCAATTTAGACGCTTTTTCGTATAATTGTTTTACGTTTTCAAAATTCCCTAATCTCATATTAGCTTCAGCCGCAGCCAGCAGAAACTCTATTTCTTTTATTTTATTAATAATATCATCATCCTCATGATCACATAACACAGTTGACCTGGCCCATATCTTATCTATGTTAAGACGGATCAGATCTGTTTTTAAATACTTTCTGTTAAATGAATAAGAGGAAGGACTGCCTTTTATGGTAATATCGTATATACCATCTTTTAGGTTTTCAAAGTCATTTCCGCGACCTGGATTTATGCCAAGGGTCTTACTGTTGAATACATTCAACTGATTCTTACCAAGATAATAAACATACTTATTCTCGTCTTCAGGTGGCACAATCTCTATAATAGCCGGTCTGTCTGCCAGTATCCCCCATTCCGACTGATCGGCTATGCGAAGCGTTTTAGGGTTGTTGGTGCTTATAACCTCAAAATCAAGATGGATGTTGTTCATACTCTCCTCCCATCCCATTCTGGCAAGGGAATCATCGTATCTGGCTGTTATATCAGCTCCCTCTACCTCAGTGCTATTAACACGTACCTCGGTACCATTTATCTTGACTCCTACTATTTGGGCTACCAACGACTTAGCCATACCAAACATAGGAACAATGATTTCCCCGTTATAATCAGTTCCTTCATTTGGATACTGTACTACTTCCGTCTTGTACAGGCCATCATTTCTTCTGGCTACTATTCTAATAACCATCTGATTTTCTACATCGTAGTCGGTCATTACTATCCTGACATAGAAAATGTTATTTCTTATCTGTGGTAAAATATCGATATAATTCATAACTTACCTTTTTCCACAAAGATAAGTAAATGGGGTGATAAAAGTTTAAAATGTTGTGTATTAAATAAAATAGGACGTGATTATTACCATATCCGATAATAGATTCCAGCGCCTAAGTAGGGGGAGAAGCCCTCGCGCCCAACCCCATACCCTGCCGTCAGTCCTATGCCCCAGCGCCGGCTCTTTTCGTATATTATTTCTTTTTTGTGGTAGATGATCATCGTGTCTAAATTAGGTCTGTATCCGCTTATAACAGCCCGATAATCATCTGTGTTGTATGTTTTTCTTTGTATAGGAATATTGATATAAACAGTGTCTTTTATCGTATCTTTTTCAACTATAGCATCCATAGGGAAAGGTATTTCTACCTCCCCTACGTCAACTATATACTGAGGAACAGGAACAGGTTGGATAATGGTATCTATTATAGTATCTATTTTTATATCGTATATTATTTCTTGTTTCTTGCATGTTTTACCAAACAAGAAAGATATAAAACACAGTAGAAGAACTCCTAACACATGCCTGGCTCTCATTTTTTGCAAACACATCTTTTACCCTCCTTATCTTCGTCTAAAAGTTCTTGTATATCACCGTTGTTAATACCTTCTTTAAGCTCTTCTCCGAATGGAACTTTTTGCCACCAACTTACTTTGCTAAAGAAATACTTAACACCTTTTACTATCATCAAATCAGGTGCAAGGTCGCCGAGGCGTTTGAATGCCATTCCACCGTATAATATTAAGGCGAATATCGTAATCCACTGAAGAAGCATGTCTATAAACTCTGGGGATTTATGCCCTCCCATAGACATAATAAGATCCATTCCGGATATGGTAAACAGCCCGAAAGAGCAGGCCGCGAACTCAAGAAGGATTTTCAAAACTCCAATTTCGCTTATGCATGTCAATATCTTAAAAGGCCTCTTTCTCTTTCTTCGGATATAGCAGTGTTTGATACTTTTTATAGTAGCTAACAAAAGATTTATAGCTAATATAAACAATATAGAATATATAAGGTGGTGAATCTCCTGGAAATTCATCCACAATGCTGATAATCCGGAAATGAGAAAAGCCCAGAAACTTTCTAAATTCATCCTTCCTACAAATCTGTAAGCCATATTAGAACATAGTTACTTTCTTGCTACTTCCAAGAGAGTCATATACGTCAATATGGACCCAATTGGTACCTGATTCTAATCTAATGGGACAAGGAAGTAAATCCTGTGACTGAATTATTTTATTCCTTGTCTCTTCTGCCGTCATACCCTTGGCATCAAAATCGATGGCTGCCCCAAGCATATGAGGACTGATATACAAAGACCCTGATACGGTCTTGGATTTTACTATGTCTGAGATATTGTTCCTAAACCCACGCTCATCAAACCTTCCGCCCGACTTCCAGGTATTAACCGTCATCGGAGTTTTCAAAATGTCTTTCCTTAAAACCAGTATCGTGTGAAGCAACTCAGTTCTTAAATACCTCCAGCAAAGATCTTTGTCTCTACCGTATTCTTTAGGACCAACTAATTCAACAATACTAAAATACTGACTCAATTCTTTTATAATATCTTTTCTTTCCATAACTTAACCTTTTTCACAAAGATAATTAGAACCTTACCGATATGAAAAATAAGTAGAGTCGGGATTAAAGAAAAACCCCTGCATAAATAAATATACAGGGGTTATCCATAACATTAACAACAAATCACGACCTAAACAACCCTCACGTATCCTGCTGATACAAGATCAGAAAGATTCTCGTAAGCCAAAGGGATGCCTGAATCTCTTATGCAAAGATACTTAATTTCTTTGTCAATGTAATACTTTCCATTCTCTAAAATAGAATTATATACCCAAGGAATAGGATCGTCTATCGTACCTGAATGCTTTTCCTGAACAACCATATACAGGCTTTCAGTTCCACCTCCCTGACCAGGAACCCAGTCGGCTTGGAGATTGTGATTTTGCCTTACTTCAAACAGAGTCCAATCCAAATCCGAAGGTTTGTTTTTGCTACGGAAACGCTGCCCTTTTACAACAGCCGTACCCATAGGAAGACCTTTGTCTCCGTAAACTCCATCCTTATCCCAGATAGGGTACAATCCCTTTATCTTAAGAGCAAGATTCTGGTCGGTGTTTTCCAGCATAGCCGGCGTGTTGATCATCGCCCTCATGTACATAGCTGTAGCCTTCTCCGGATCATTGGCTTCAAGGATCTTATTTTTTTCTATGATCTGATCCTTTGTCCTTACCAACTTCTCAGGATAACCTTCATCCACTTTCATAGACTCAACTTCACTCCTGTCGGTTTTAGAAGTTATTTCCTTTTCTATGGCAGCAGTACGATCGTTGCACTCAGATTCATATACATGCATTTCATTCATTGCCGTATTAGCAATATCAAGCTCGTATTCTGAATCTGCTACGGATACGGTGTATATCCCGCTTCCTTTTGCTACATCAATATCGTTTTTAACCTTCTGCCTCATGCTGCTGTTATACCATATCTGTTTACCATCCAAGCTATAAGAGCGGACAGCATCAGAATAAGCATATTCCCTGGCCTCAGAAACTTTCTTATCCTTAGCCTTGGCAAGCAACTCCTCTTCAGTTGGTCCAGGAGGCTCCGGGTCAAGCTGCATGGCAATAACTTTTTTCACACTCGCATCAGGATTGTCTTGATGGAATTTTTCTTGATCGGAGTCAAGTTGAACCCATTTACCATCTAAGAAATCTTGGTAAGAATACCCTACTTCGTAAGAAGAGGAATCCAACTCGTATCCTTCCCAGTAAAAACCTTTTACGTTTTTATTTACATAAACCATACTCTATCCTTTCTGTTAAGCTTGTTCACCTACTCTGATAACTAACTTATCATTAATATACCAGATACTTAATTCTATAAAACTATTTTTAGGTACTACTACGCTATCGCCTGACATGCTCTGGAACAGGCCAGAGGTAGGAAGCGGCTGCGTGATGTCTGTGCCGGTAGTGTTGTTGACCCGCACCTGCCATTCCCTCCCAACATCCTCAGCAGATACGGCCATAGACAGGTTCGTAGCGGAAGCTACGTTGGCTATGATATTATGAGCATCTATTGGCAAACTTGCTAATGTTGTGACAACATTAGGAGTCTTAGCCATAAACTTCAAATAAGATAACATGTCATTAGACAACGTAGCCGTATTAGCTATAGCTCTATATGTCTTATCTTGGGAAACAACATAAGTTACCATCTCAATGTCTATATAAGATCCAGATACGTCTTCCTTTGAGTTGGTGTTATTAAATAAAACAGCTATTATTTTTAATTCAGAATTATCATTGTCTAAAAAATAATCCAAAGAAAAATAATAAAAACTAAGCTTACCTAATGTAATATTGTTATTGTAAGCATTCAGAACTTTTGCATACGAATCCTCATCAAGAGTTCCAGAAGTACTGGGAAATATGGATAAATCAAGATAAGATGAATCTACTCCTGTACTTACCATACCAAGTGATTCAAGCACCTTAGTTCCACCTTCTTCAGTAACCAAAATATATTCGTTATACACGTTTTTAGTTTCTGTAGATGCCACATCGTCTTTTACAAGATACATGACATTATCCTTCGCTTCTTCAACAGTAGGAAGTTTGCTAACAATCTGTTTCTTCCACCCTGCTGCCGAAACAGCATCATCTATGTACTGTTTTGTTACATGATCTCCCCATGTCATATTACTAAGAAGAGTCTTGCTACCGTCTTGACTTCCGGCAGGGGGAGCCGGAATGAGGCCTCCCTTGCCCGACTCCGAACTTGTTCCAGGAGCGGCCTGCACCACATTCTCAAGTCTGGAATCAACCTCCAGACCTTCGAATTTACTGTTATAACCTACTTCTGCCATTTTTTTATTTCTTGTTAATTTTGTCCAACAATTTCTTGATCTGGTCTACGATGTCCATCACCGCGCCAACCTTATTTTTTACGTCCTCAACCTTCTGATCGATCTTAGAATCCAAAGCCTTTAAACGGTCTTCGTTTTTACGATACACTAAATACAGGGCTAAACCGATGATTGCTATCGTAAGGATATTAGCCAAAACGCATCCGATTATTATCTGAAACATGATGATTATATGGTAGATAACGCTACCACACGCTTTAATTATTCAACTTTTTACAAATATAGTAATTACCCCAACCATAACAAGATCAAAGACGCTCGTCATTAACATCAGACACCCATTCTTTAGATGAAAGAACAGATTCAAACTCAGAAGAAGGGCTGTCATATACCGGATACGGATATTGAGGTTCGTCATCAGCCTGCGTGTCTAAAGACTTAAATAGAAGGTCATAATGTTCTACATGTAAAATAACTTTAGAGCCATCTACGCTCGCTCTTGGGCTGCCTATTCCTAATTCACGTCTCTTTTCTTCAGATACGGAATCATATACTTCTTTTGGTATGATAATGAATTTCATATTACTTTGATTTTAGGGTTTGTAAATAGTTATATGCTTTGATACAGTCGTCTTTGGAGAGGAGCTGGTTGTTGTAGATGCCCAAGTTTTTGAAAGCCATTTTGGTGAAATCTCTGTTAAAGTACCCAATAGCCATTACCCCTTTACTAATTGTAGCCTCCTGTTCTATATTGTTTCTTATTTCCTGCCAGTCATTAAGATATATGCGACCATCAGAACAGATAGCTTTTAAAGATTTAACATCTTCAACAGAAAATCCCTGTCCGGCGTTTATATATTTATACACAAATATTCCATAATCTCTATTGTATAAGTATAAAGAGTAAACTTTTGTTAAGCCAGCATTCTTATTTTCGTTAGTTATAAATTCCCAATTTCCAACAATCGTCCAATCCTCGTTCAATGTAAAAGCAGCACTTCGAACCTCATCATCCACCCCATCAGTAACCAGATATCCTTCGTATTCGGGGATTTGCTCTATAGTAATGTCACAGGATTCTTGTATTTTATCTAATGTAAATCCATACCAATCTCCATTTGCTTTAAATGGAAAAGACGGTAATGTATAAATTCCATCTTCTGATATTTTGTATATCTGTTGTCCTTCATAAGTTACTTGTTTATAGGATAGAGTTTGACCATCTTTCAGTCCGTAAACTTTTATCTTATAAGAAGGAACTGTAAAAGAAGGTTGTTCAGGATAGGATTGATAATATAACTGTGTAGACGCAACTTTAACTGAAGTTATATTTACAGAATAACTCGTCCAAGTTAAATCCGCTCTATTAGTAGATTTAACCCATCTACCACCATTATAATTCTCAGCATACAACCCATACCCACTCCCTTCTGCAAACCCAAAGTTCGACAGTACAAGATCATTACCATTGCCCGTAATGTTGGCAATAGTAGCACGATCTTCGTCCTCGTTGGTCTTGCCGGTGACTGTCCATGCCTGGTCGGGGAAGAGCCAAGGATAGGTTTTGACGAAATAGTCTTTGATCTTGGTCAGTTCTTCTTCGGTGGCGTCGTGATCGAGAAATACAAGTTCCCAGATAGCAGCGTTAATACAAGTTCCTACATTAGTTGGAGCTAATTTCCCAACATGTAGCACATCTGTTCCTTCAAAATTACCAGTTGTAATCGAAACACCATTATAACTTTTAGATGTCTGATAAGTAAAGATGTGTGGTAAATCATTTTCACTCCCTATTGCTCCAAAAGATATAGGCTTATTAAAATGATCGGCTTGTATATTTCTATATTCTAACAAGAAGGCACCATTATTGATCCAATTCTTTACATTAGATACTAATCCTAATGCTCCTTCTCCCCTTGTAATCCACTGTCTCAACGCCACAACCGTATATCCCTTTTCCTTAGTCAGAATAGGGAAGTTATCACAGACACCGTAATCGTCTACTCCGTCAAAGACGAGTGCACCGGGGTAGAGGGGAAGTTGTTCAACGGTAAGTTTAGATCCATACCATCTTTCAGGATATTTTTCTATAGATAAATAGAGAGCTTCTGCCAAAAAGTTAGACGGAATTATTTCATACACACCATCTTCTGACATGTAAAAACGATTGCCCAATCGATCATCCAAAAAAGCATCGCAACCTTCTGGTATGCCTGTTACTTTTAAAACGCAAGATTGACGTAATTTTATATTATGGTACAATAAACCCAATGAGGCATTTTCTTTAAATGTTGCTGTTATTTTAATGCTGTTTCTTTCAAAATAAGCCGCCGTTGAATTTGTGCCCCACTCATCTATGTCTACAACATACCCGCCAATTCCGGACATCCCCTTCCAAGAGAAGTTTTTCAACTGTAGATCGTGTCCATTGCCCGTCTTATCAACCCATACGGGATTGGCAGCCATCTGTTCATTAGTGAGACCAGAAGCGGAATATCTGGCTACGATACCTTCTATATCCGGGAAGGAATCTGCATTGCATGGCAGGTCTAATATCATTTTCGCATACTCCTTAAAAGGTATTGAAGTAGGTACATCATACCCTTTGGATATAAGGGCTTGCCTTATATCCTCTTTGGTATTTATGATCCTCATTAACTTATCTGATATGGTTCCCATTACACTTCCTCCCCATTTATGTAATCTAATACCTGACCTATGTCTCCGATGTCTGATTTTATTGACTCTCCTTGAGAATGTATTTCAATAAGTTTCTGATATAAAGTGTTATCCCCTATACGATTCTTATCTGTAGCTTGTTCTTCGATTTTGGCTATCGTATCAGGATCTTCGTACTTAACACCATCAGGACCATACCATTCGTCTGTTAAATTCGTGTATTTATGACGGACTGGAGTCGGTTTAGACTCCAGTGTTACTAAAAAATATTCGTTACAGCTCATGACAATAAGATTTAGTGGTTGCAACAATTACATCTACAAACTGTTCTCACGTAGCCAGAGGGAATGGCAGCCAGCTCCGTCCCTACGGCTATCGCCGGGTCAGTGCTTTCCATGACCGTCAGCGCCATCTTGTCCACGTCAAGGTCATTATCGTAAACGATTTCTCCCTCAACGTAAATGCTCCCTGCATCAGAAACGTAGCAGTTTTTGACCTGTCTTATATGGCGCTGTGTAGCAGACGCAAAATCACACTCAATACTTAACCACCCTACCGGTATCTGATCAATATTGGATCCGATATTGTAATCAGGATCGGTTGTTTTAAGAACCATATGTCTCAATTCCCTTGTATTCCCGTATCCGTCCATTGTTATGTATGTCCGGATCTGAACCTTGCCCTTTTCCGTCTTATAGCAGTTTTCTACTATTTCCGTGTCGGATGTAGTAGCATCAGGGAAATCACAAACAATACGCTGCCATCCTTCTTGTATTTTGCTGAATGTGGCGCCTCTTTGTATATCAGGGTCGGTAGTTTCTAAGACAATAAGATACTCGTCCCGGACACCTATTATGCTATCTACCGACCTATATCCACCAAGATGTATTTTACCACCAGGAGTAGTATAACATTCATCTACGGACATAATATGTCTTTCCGTAAGATCAGGAAAATCGCATTCGGTTTTCGTCCATTCGTTAGGTATCTTATCTATTCTCGTCCACTGAGGATAGGCGTCGTCCGTTGTCTTAACAATATAATAATACTGTTCCCTTACACCAAGAACGGCATCAATAGCTTGATAACCTTTTATATTGACCTTGCCACCATCAGTCTTATAACATTCGTCCACTTCAACAATTTCCCTGTCCGTCATGTCAGGAAAATCGCAGACCATCCTCACCCAATCTTCGGGAATGGAATCCAGCACGGTTCCTACCTTAATATCAGGATCAGTTGACTGAAGAACGGTATAAACCTCTTCCCTGGCTCCAAGGATGTTATCTATGGCTACCAAACCTTCTACTTGAACTTTTCCTTTTTTAGTAGTGTAACATTCAAGAACGTAAGTTACGTCTCGTTCTGTCATGTCAGGAAAGTCACAAACCATTCGAACCCAATTCTCTGGAATTAGTTTAAAAACATGGCCGGCAGGGAAATTATCGTCCGTCGACTGAATAACGGTATAAATAGACTCCCTGATATTTATCTTATCATCTATGGCTTCCAATCCTTCTATTTCAACCTTACCATCCGGAGTCTTATAACATCTGTTAACGAATGTAATATCGCGTTCTGTCATATCAGGAAGATCGCAGTCGATCATAACCCACTCGTCCGGTATTTTAGTAAGAACCTTACCTACCGGATTATCCATGTCGGTACTGTCGGTAATTCTATGGGTTTCTTTAAGAACATCCATCTGATCGTTAAGAAGATACCAACTCCATACTTCAACCTTTCCACCAGGTGTACGGTAACAGGTTTTGAAATCTTTGATAACTTTCTCAGCTATGTTAATCCACTCCCATTCGGTTGTGGCCGGAATACCAGAAACAGGATGCTTCTTACCTTCTTCGTCAAGATACCAATAACAGCCATTTAAGGACACAACCACTTGGTAGATTTTGTCCCCTATTTTTATACCGGATTTGCTGTCATCTACCGGTTGGGAGGAACCCCATTTTCCAACTATGTTGGTTATTTTATCAATGCCCCTACCAAAGGCACCGGATAAAAAATCCACGCCGTTCATATGAAATTGATCTATTTCAAATTATTTTATTACAAAAAGGGGGTGGAGGACCAGCCTCCTCCCCCTTGGGATATATAGAAAAAAGGAAAATCAAATCTTGCAGGGCTTGATATTTGCCGAAGCAGCTAACAAGTCCATAAGGTCTTGAATACCTTCGTGAGCGCCATACGGTACATGGAAGTGTACTGTAATATGATCATCAATTACCCTACCGAAGCCGTTAGAGTAACGTGCCGGCTTCAACGTTACTGAATAATCAGCATACGGAGCCAACAGATCTAAGCGGGTTTCTTCGTTGGTAAACATCCGTTCCATAAGTTCTTGGTGAGTCTTACGGAAATCGAAGAACATACGTTGTTCGCGTTCCTTATCCAGCAATTCAGCGCCGAGGTGAGTACGCGGAGCCCAGTGCTGTTTATATTCGGTATGGATCGGGTTGAAGTACGTGCTGATAGTCTCGCGCTGTTCATCCGGATAACCGCCATTTACAGCAATACGAACAGATCCTTCTTGGAATGTCAGACGGTCAATCAAACAGTCAGACGGAGAAATCATGTAGTCAATACCACGGAACAAGATACCGCATTTGCAGTTCTTAGGAAGCGGATCGGCGATAATGGACTGATCTCCTGCTACGGCACCCAAACGTTTCCAGTTACGTCCACGATAAGATTCGGGAGCTTTTGATACGAAGAAGTCTTTGAAAATTTTATCGCATTCGTCGCAAACCATGTTAGTAACGACCGTTGTTTTGAATTTGTGTTGACATCCACCAGGTGTACCGTAATCTTCGATTGTCAGATACGGGAATGCTGCCTGTAATTCTTCTTTAGCACTGTTACCACATTCATCATCTGGCAACGTAATTTCATAAGCTTCTTTCGAAATCTTACAAGAACCACATGCTTCCCAGCTAACGGTAGTAACAGTAGGATTGCTACACATATCTGCTGTTTTAGCAACGAACGTTACTGTGGCAGTCGGATTGGTTTCTACAAATGCATCGATATCAGCCTTCGTCAGTTTCTTGCTTACGGCCACAGTGTACATACCTACGCCGCCATCTTGGGCTGCTGTTTTCTCGGCAGTGCTACTAACGGCATTCTTAATGCTTTCTACTACAGTAGACTGATCAACGCCATCATCCTCTAACGTTACGGCATAAATCAAACCGCCGTCTATCTTAGTATATCCTTCAGGACACTCTTCGCAGCCTTTCATTATAGAAGACAGCTTTTGAGTATAATCAGCAGGCTTACCACCTTCTTTCATCACCTGATATTTGGAAGTAGAAAGATGACGTCCGACTCTCTTGATATCCAAACCAGGATAAGCAGCCTTAAGCTGAGCCAGGGCATAAGCATCACCGGTATCACACATTTCCATACAATAGAAATTCATGTCGGTTTCCACCGGAGTTTTTTTCAACTCGTCACAAGAATGGATAGGATGGATTTCTACAAAATCACCTACCTTTCCACCACCTGCAATCGGCTGATTCTTGATACGTTCGATTGTTTTCAAGATAGCAGCCAAAATATCAACATCTTCGCAAGGATCACATTCTGAACACATATCCTCACGACCAGGACAGTTTTCGAAAATGATGTAATCATCGATATTCACCTCACCCATCGGATAACCACGAAGCTCGAACAAACGTCCTGTCAGCTTAATATGAATAGGGATACGATCGCCTTTTCTTGCTGTAATAGCGGTATTGTCGTCAATTCCGTTGTAACCGAAAATAACTTCATCTACTTTAATTTCTTTGCTCTTCGGAGCAGAAGCATACACTTCTATAATTTCATCAATAGCAAACGTAGGTGTAGAGAATGATTTATCATCAGATACACGGTCGTTCACCATCTCATTACGTCCGATTCTGATCTGGAAACGTTGTTCGTCCTTACGATATCCTTTCAAGTCTTTCAACGCTTTCAAACCATCTTTAGTCTGCTCACCATCCAAATCATAGATAGCGATCTGACCTTCTTGAAGCAACAAAGAATCTACGTCCGCCAACTTAGCGTGCGGAGGACAGATAATGTGTCTGTCATACGGTTTATGGATAGCCATAGCCTTATAATATTTTAAAAATTAATATTCTGTTATCTGTCTCAAAAATAGCGATAGTCATATAAGCAACAAAAAGCATTAGGAATTAATTAATTCTTAATGCTTTTTGATAGTCTTTAATTTAGGACACGTCTTTATTCTGCTATAAAGGAGATTGGACGTTGTTTGAGTCTATTTGATAACGTCCATATTCGCTTTCATTCAAAGCAAATTGCTTTTCAATCATGTTAAGGATAATACCAATTAATTTATCATCTAATTCAGGATCTATATCGGTTGAATTAGAACCATCGGATTTAACATATCCTTCGATGTCAACTTCCTTAGGATAGCGGTAATACGTAAGGTAAACGGTGTCTACTTCAAAACCAGACTTGTACACCCTTACCGAATCTTCGCCTATAGTGTAGAACGTTTCCCTAAAATCAAAATCAGGTTTGTTAAAAAAGTCGGCAAGAAGCTCATGCGGGTTTTCGTTCTTAGCCTCCCACATGGTAAAATCAGTGACCGTGCATTCACCTTTGGTAAATACGCCTGATATGTTTGAAAAAGAAAAGAAATCAGAAGGCAATGAAAACAAAGTGCTTTCCGGATTATCTTTATCTCCTTTCTCGTCAAGTTCTTTTGAATACACAACTAACTTTTGGATATAACGTATATCCTCTTCGTTTTTCTTATCAAGGATATAACGAACAAGGCGGTTTTGTTCGTCATTAAAAAGCTGAACAAAACGTGCCTTGTCAAGTTTTATACCACCGTTGGTCATGTTTTCTTCAGCCTTCTGTAAGGCCCGAAGATAACAATCAACAATCTTCATAAATTATTCTTTTTTATCAGCGTATTGATCAATATCAAAACCTTTTTCGTCTTCCTTTTTCTTCTTGTCAGACTTATCTCCTTCTATTTTTTTATGCTTGTTCTTTAAAGCATTATACGCTTCCAGAACACGTGACTTGGTTTCTAACATCGACTTATTGGAAGCAAGAGCCATAGACGCAGAGATAGCGTCGGCGCCCAGGAGCTCGCCATTCAGATACAGTCCGTCGGTGTTGACGGTGACAGCCAGTCCCTCGATCATTTCCCTAATCATACGATGGAATTTGATCACCTGCATTCCCTCAGAAGATTCATCATCAGACAAGAACCTTGAGCTTGCTTCTTTATACATGTCAACGTTCGTATTCTTAGCATCAATCCAATTAGTGAATATGTATTGAACCATGCTCTGATCAAGCTCTACGCTATATATGATATCAAGATACAAAAGCAGATCGTAGATGCTTTTCCTTTCAGCCTCGGATCCTTTCAGTTTGTTCATGAACTCGTATAAAATATCAGCCTTGTCAATCTGACGTTGTTTCCTGATATCTACGGCCGTAGTCTTGTCTTCTACACAATAATAAGATTCAACGTACATCGGATTACCGTCTTCCTCTTTAGGAGTAAGAGACTTGGATAAAATAGCTATATACAGCTCAAATAAATCACGAACGTCATTAGTGTAGAACAAACGACCATCATATAAGTCAATTCTGTAAGAATCCCAGAAATCGAAGTTCTTTTGGTCCAGGTCCTCATTGACAGTTTCTTCAAACGGATACCGAATATTCTTAATACGCATATCCATTTCATTCTTCTTGTCTTCAAGTGAGTAACCTTTATAACATGCTGAATTGATAAAGAAACCTGTATCATACACCCTAAGATCCTTGTCCCATCCACAACAAGATACTGTCTTGTTCCCAGGGAAAGGAGTCTTGGAAATGCCTCTTTCCTGATATCCGGAAGGAGCTTCTTCATCCATCTTACCTGTTATAACATAAATAGAGTCGGAATATATCTTCATTCCTCCTACGGTAGCCAGCAGTTTCTTAGACTCATGGCTTTCTTCAAAAATCTTTTTTCCCATTTTTTTATATACCCTACGTCTTTTCATATATGAAAAGACTATGTTAGAAACAAAATTTGCGGCCGGTTTTAAAGCCGACCGCAAGTTAATATTAAAAGTTATGATTACAAAGAGCTTGGTAACAATTCAATTGTTACGAACCGGCTGGTATCTTTTACCCAACAAGCCGATACAGAATGGCACCAGAATTGTTCTGACATACGAGGATGGCTGGATACAATTTCTTGAGCCGATACTCTGGATGACCATCTACCTTGTTCGTAACCCCACCACATAGAACCGATATCAGGCTTAACGTAGAATACGTTGCTGTTGATATTACCAATACGAGCTTCGGCTGAAGCAGGGATGCCGGCGAATGCATTGGAATATTCAGGAGCGGTCAAGTCTTCCATAATACATGAATATGATGTGATAGGAGTCATACCGTCTACCAACTGGCTTCTATCTACCATATCAACGTAATCCAAAGAAGGTTCGTGTTCTACAATAACCTTACCAATACCCGGAATAGTAACACCCTTGATCTTTACAGTTCCTAATTCAAGAGCATCGTTTGATCCTGTTACCGGATTATTGATAATACGTTCTGTACCCATAAGCGGAGCCAAGGCACCCAATTGAGAGAAGAACTCATCACGGAAGATTTCAACGATGTTCTTGTAAGCCATAGCACCTACCTTGAATTTCATTACACGATTTTCAATCGGCATATCGCTACGACCACGGAAAATATAGTCAGCAGCAGCCAGGAAGTGTTCGCGCTTGATACCGCCCGGACGTGCATATGAGATAACGAAACCACGGCGAAGTTGATGGTACAAACCTTCGTTTTTCATCAAAACACCATTATGACCCTTAACTCTACCTCCACGCATGAACATAAGTTCGTATGCTTCCATCTTAGCCAACTCAGCCAAACAGAACAAAGACACTGTATTGGCTACACGTGCCGTACGCATATCAATGCTTCCGTCACCAAGACGAGAACCGATAATGGCATAACTTGCATCACCTCCTCTGATTTCAGAAAGCTGACGAACTTTCTGGTAAGCCTTGTCGATGAAATTCTGTGTACGTTCGTCCGCATAAGCCAAAGACTTAATACCAGCGTACATAGTCGTTTCACCTTCAACACCACGGTGTCCACCAAGCGTAAATTCACAAGTCATAGAACCGGCCTTAGAAGCACCTCCTACACCAGAGAACTGAGTAGAGAACTCACCAAGAACGTTTGTTACCTTCCAGTATTTAATACCGGCGCGAAGCATGTCTTTCGGGAAGTATTTAGCACGAGAACGACCCCACAGCTTACACCAATATCTCCAGTTTTCACCTTCTTGTTTCGGAGGGCGCTCTGTAGAGATAAGAGCCTGGCAACCGTTAATCACATCGTAAGTAATAACATCTCCTTGTTTGAATTGTGCATTCAACACAATTTCGAAGAAGCTTTCATCAATACCAGGTTTTGCATATTTCAAAGACGTGTCTTCTACTGTAACCACCTCATACGTTTCTGATACCGGAAGATCATAACGGAATGAACCATTGATACCATTTACGGTAATAGTAGCATCCTGTTTAATCATACCCATATACATAGGCAGAGGATAGTTTGTAATGTTAGAAAACAACTCAAGCATACCCAGATGGTTCTTATCCGGATTTTCGTAGTACCAATCTTCTAAAGAGCTAAGATCGTGCTCTACGATACTTTGCTTAACGACTTTAGCGTCGGTATATCCAATCACCGTGTCACCATTCATGGTGGCCGGGAAATTTTTTGTTAAAAGTACATTAGCCATGAACGAAAAAATGTTTTAATTTTTAATCTATACTGATTTCATCGAACTTCACACCTTGAACTTGATCACCTTTATCATCTACCGGAGCTACCCTCTTGTCTTTATTTGTGTGGCTGATGAGCTTATAAATTTTCTTCTTCTCATCAACTACAGCTTGATTCGACTTCTGTTTTATGAACTCTCCTGGGTTCATAAGAAACATAATCAAATCTGGCGCTTCTTCCGGATTCATCATCATCTCCCTTACCCTATTAAATGCTTTGGTAATTCCGGGATTCGATTCAGAAGGTTTTAGGGCAAAATCAAGAGCTTTAGATACCATAGTGTCATTTAGCTGATACTTTGCCTGGATAGAAGACTTAAGGTCTTTCTTATACCTTCTAAAATCTTCTGCATCCTTCGCCTTCTTTTCGGCAGCCTCTTTAGTACGTTGCTGGATAATATCATCCATTCTCTTATCAAGCTCAGCCTTATACTTTATAGCCTTTGCTTCAACATACTCTTCTCCTTTATTGATAATGCCTTTGAAAAACTCATCAGCTTCATCTTTAGGCAACCCAAGAAGATCAACATAATGGCGAACGATCTTTATCTGATCTGCTTTGTTTTCAATGTCAAGCTTTTCTATCGGAGCGACATTCGTATCATATTGCTTAAGAATATCAACGATATTAGCGCCAGCCTTATCAGCCTGAATAAGCTTCTTGGTAATATCAGAAACAGAAGTAACATCTATCTTATCCTTAACAATATCCTCTTTCTGGCTTTCAAGGACTGTAGATAGTATGTCACACAACGAATCTTCTTTACTAAAATCAAGATCATTGATAGTAATCTCTTCGCCGTTTTCACCGCTAAATACCACATCTTTCAAATCGGGAATGATCCCTCTTGAAGAAAGGGCATCCAATACTTTTCTGTAATTGACAACCGGGGTCTCTACCGGATCCTGTTTAACGTCAACCACATTCTCTTCTCCTTTTTTATCCTCTTTAGGGTCAGGAGTAGGATCGACAACCGGCTCTTCTTTAATTTGAGAACCTTCTTCTACAGGCTTCTCATCTTTTTTAGCCGGTTCATTACCATTAATAGGCAGAATATCTTCTTCCCTATTATAAACATCATCAACTGGACCGATACTAAAAATATCGTCCAATTCTACTATTCCATTTTTTTCTAATTTTCCCATACTGCAAAAATATTTAAATACCTATATTTCAGACAAAAAACTTATAAGTGTTTAATCTTCACTAAAAATTAAACATCCCCAAATTTTATTAGAGATTTTCTAATGAAATTTGGGGATGTTTAATCCTTAATTCTTATTGATTCCGGCTACATACCTTTTGGTGGCATCTTCCCTCGCTCGTTGAGCAAGCTCTTTGGATTTTAATTTTAACTCTTCCATTTTCATTCTCATTTCATCATCATGAAGTTTGGAATCGTTTTCAATTTTCTTATCCTCTATCCTTTCATTGCTTTCTATATCAGCTTGCCTTACGGTCTGATCTGAAACAGAAGCCAGGAAGTTGAGGGAGGTGGCGTCGCTCTTGGCGTCTGCCGCCCTGCCTGCCGCCTGAATCTTCTCTTGAAGTATCCTGTATTGACCTTTCTTGTCTTCCAAAGCAAGTTCATGCTGACGTTGCTTATCCTTCTCAGCAGCTTCAGCTTGTATCTGTTGCTGGTTAAGCTGCATCTGATTCTGTTGTTGCTGCTGCATCTGACGCTCGTTGTATGCGCGAGTATTCCTTGCATTCTGTATAAGTTCCACCATAGAATCTGATGTGAAGATAGATGCAAGATCGTAAATATCGCCTCCGGCTGTATTTAGCTGCAACATGAAAGTTTTAAATTTCTCAAGCTCATCCCTTTTCTTGGAATTAGATAATGCCTGAACACCAAGATGCCTTAGACTAAGACCGTCGGTTCCTATAGATAAAAACGCTCTGGTAAGATCACTTTTTGTGTACATTACAGAAATATCCTTTCCTTCTTCCTGACATTGTTGAGCAACAGCCAGATGAAGATCCAAAGCGCGTTTCTTGAAGTAACCGAAGTTATCAAAGTATATCTGTGTTTGTAACATAGATGCTGTAACGCCCTGCTGGACCCCGGTGGCGGTCTCATACCTGTTGGGGCCGTTAATTACTTGAGGCGTGATACCAACCATTTCAAAACATTTCATCCTCGACCATTCAGCAAGTTCCATTCTTGTTTTAAGTTGCTCTGTCTGGGACAAATCATAGACAGCAAACTGGTTGAAAGGGACACCACCTTTCGTGTTTTGAGATGAGGTATCTAATGTAAGAGCACCTACAGACTTAGCTACATCAAGAAGGTTTGCCCATATATCAGCCACATCTTCACCCAAATCCTTGTATTCACTCGGAACCAGATTTATATCTCCTAAGAAGAATTTACCGATCTCCTTTTCAAGAATATTGTTTATCTGGTTTATGGAGAAATTATAGAATATTTGATATGGCTGAATCCTGTTAGCCATAGAAGTACCGATATATCCGGCAACAGGTAAAACAAAGTCATAGATGTTGCTATCCCCTTTTATCTGGTGATCGATAGGTTCTCCATCCAGATACAGGTTGTCCTGAGCGAGGGCACCTCCACTTATTTTAACCCCGTACCTTACCTGTGGAACGTAATCTACGAAATAGGTATTAATCTCCGGGTTCTCCATTCCCTTACTCATGGTTCTGGTAATTTTCTTAATACCATTTTCCTGTAAAAAGTCCTGAAGAAGCTCGTCGGTTACCATTTCGGTAGTTACTAATCCGGTTTCAGTTTGGTAGGTAATTACATACACCTGAGCCGGGGATACCCAATATGATTCAGTTACCTGATACAAATCACTACGAACATGCTCGTCGCTTAAACTCTGGGCACGGTTATAATAATTACCATGCTCTAAATTTGGCATGAATCTGGTTCTGTGATATTCGTTGCCATTACTATCGTATCCGGTATATGTGCCGGCTGGAATACCGTAATAATCCTCATAAGCTTTTATAGAAGCATAATCATTATATCCTTTCCAAGGTATTACCTTATTCTGATATAACATCCCTACACTCGCCGATTTGGATAAACTTACATAGCTTCCATTATCACCATTGTTATAAGTACCATTGAAATTATCAGCACCTCCTATAAGCTTTTGCTTGTCTTTTGCCGTAAGAAGATGCCCCCACCTTACTATAATATCATTGGCAGTATAATAATGAACACGACCAATATAATCACCGTACTGCGGATACTTGCTATCTAATGTCTTAGAATAAAACGTATTCAACGGAGACCATCTCTCCGGCTTATAATAGTCGTATCCTACATGATAGTTTCTAAAACAACGACCGGTAAGAAGATAGTCGATGAAATTCTCAGTGTCTATCTCATCCATGTAAAAACGCCCCCTGTCCGCCTCAAGCGTATGAGAACCCCATATGACCTCGGCAGTCTTCCATTTTGTATTCATGAAGTTCTCTATCTCAGGAGGGGTCATAGATGCTTTCACCTCTTGTATCTGTTGAGCATAAGCCTGCTTTTCTTCTTCGCTGTCAAAATTATTATAATCCGGATCCAATCCTCTATTCAATAACTCTTGCCTAACCCTTCTGTCCAATTCCTCCTTAATGTAATTATGAAGAAGATTTTCCTTCGTGGCAGAATACTGATTCACTTCAGATTCGTCCAATCCAACTACATTATACTTGTCAGAAAGGTTGCCCAACCATCCTACAAAAGCGTTTACGATCGTACCTATTATATCATAATGACGTAAGAATGATGGAATATTTACATTGTCCCTTATAGACTGAACATCCTTAAGATAAGGAATTACATCTTTCAGCTCCATAAATGACAGCTTCCCTTCCATCATCCTGTAAAAATCTTTGAACTTTTGGTTCTCATCAAGCTGCTTCAAACCAATCAATTCAAGAGAATCCATAGTGGCTTTAAACCACTCCTTGGTTTTTCTCTTGGTAGGTATAGCCTGCACCGGCAAACCTGAAAATACTCCTCTGGCCGGAAAAGCCTGATCTCTATTGAAATATTCCATCCTATTATCCTATTTTTCACAAAGATAAGGAATTTGTTCTCGTCACCTCATTTTATACGGGTTATGTCTTCTTACCGTAAATCCTTTAACCTGTTCCATCTTCTTACGTTCCCTCTTCTTTTGATTCTCCTTCTGAGTCGTACTTTCAGGCATGTAACCCATATCATCATAATACTTAGCCAGAAGAAGAGCGTGGCCGAAGGCTATGATACGGTCGGTGTTGACCCCAGGGCCGAAGGCTATGATCTCATCAAGAAGTTCTATATCAGGGATACGGTAAATACCTTTCTGTGTTATTTCATTACCATCATCATCATACCCGACAACAACATCCTCCCAACAATATTGAATAACGGTATTGAAAAGCATGCGCTGATTGGGAACCGTAGGAGCCAAACCGAGCTTGTTGTTCTGACGGGCGCCAGCACGGATAATCTTACCGGCAAGACGTTCACCGTCTTCCAGTAACATGAGCTGCTTATTTCGTCTCGTAAGATACAGTTCATACATTCGATCGGCATTCTCCATAAGACACTTAGCCCCATACGCTTCTTGAAGTATTTCACAATTCCTACAAAAATCATCGGAAGATGGAGGACGTGATGCGTATGATGCTACTATGCAATAAGCAAATGGATCGTTGATTTTTACATACCTTTTAAGTACATAAAACGTACCAACAGAATCAGTATCAGCCTTGTCTGATTTATAGGGGTCGCAATTATGGGTAGTTATGTGATGACATAAATAGGTATGCGTATCACAATCAAAATTATACACAGGACCAGAATACAATTCCTTCTCTATACTTTTAATCCTTATATAAATATAATTACCATCACTACTTATAAAACACCCCTTTTTCTTAGCCTTGATTATTTTATCTGAAATAATAATACCATCAAGCTTAACACTGCTTATACCAAATGATAGTAATTTTAATATACCATTTGTACCAAAAGATAAATAATATAAACAATTACTTTTCTTAAAATGACCTTGAATAACATCAGATCTATCGTTTTTATTAATTTTTATATTAGAAACTATTCCTATTGAAAACAAAATATCTTGTACACTCTCTAATAATTTTAAATTACAGCTTGTATATTCAATAGTATATAATTTCTTACCATTAACGGCATAACAACAACCATCCGTATCAAGATATCCACACAAAAAAGAAACCTTATACTCATGAGGTATATACTTAACCCATTCTGGTATAAATTTTCCATTGGCATATTTACCAAATGTGGAGTCCATCCATATTGCAAACTCCTTTACACTGCAAAATATCTCGCAACTATTATCCCTGAATCTTTTATTAGTATATTTACCAAAACATGATTTACATATATCATCTATTTTCTTTATAAACTTATCATTGTTTTTATGTGTACTTATATATATGCCTACATGATGTTTGTCTATCCTTGAATACCCATTACCTATCCAAGCTCCTATTAAATACCATAAATCATCAGACATTACATAAGGGAATAATTCTTTACAAGGATATATCTCCTTTCTGTAAATATTTGGATATTTAATCCACATTCCACTCTTTACATCAGATACTTTAACAAAATCAAAGCTAAATAAATCTTCACATATTATTTTACCATTTTTAAGTTTATTGTCACTAACATACAATGGATGCTCTTTCGTAAAACGTGTTATTGAAACTCCATTATACATTTTAACATCATACACATCTTCATCTATTTTATTATATAACAGTCTTTTGTTAATAAAAACATATTCTCCATCTTTATTTACAAGCTTATCTTCATATTTTACATCTTCAACGTATTTCCACCCTTTATCTGTTAATACTCTCTCACCTGGAAGTAAACATCCACTCACGTATGTGAAATCAAAAATACCTCCATCTTCAGGCGGATTTTCGTATATAACAATAGGAGCATCTATATTTCCACCTTGGAACGGATAATCAGCGAGCTGTTTATCACTAAAATGATAGCCCATTTTCATTCCATCAGTCTGATATATGTCTACTGTTTTCCCTGGTCTTCCTTCTTCAAGAAGACGGCTTTTGTGCTTCAAAGCATCTTCTACAGGAAACCTATTTACATTCGTATTAAGAAAACAATCATCTATAGACAAAGGAAATGCCATTCGTTCCTGAACGTATAAAGCTCTATCCTTTTTGACAAGTTCATCAAGACGAGATTTTATCTTCTTAGTATTATCATCAAATTTTGATACCTGAATATCTATTTTCTTAAGACCTGTAGCTTTCTCTATTCCAAGGTACTTATCTAAGGTTGTTGTTTCCTTATCATAAGCATGAGACATCTGAGCAGGAACAAAACAACCGGATTGACTAATACGCCAAGTTGGTTTTAAACAACGTTTATTAAGCAGATCATAATTCATGACAATAAACCCGTATTCAGCAGGGTTATTCATCACTTTTTGAGCATCTTGAGACTTTTCAACGTTGCCGCCCGTACCGGAGCATATCATCATCCCCCTCATTCTACCGTGCATCATATGGGCAGGACGACCTTGTAAGTATGCTGCTAAAAATGGAAATTTACCTACCTCATCATAAATAGATGTATATGGTGTTCCAGATGCGGTCTTAAGAGAGGCACCGGCTTTACCGCTATCAATATTGGTAATACGAATACGAGCGTGAACGTCACGAATATTGTTCACCGTCTTAGTACCCATAATAACCTCTTTAAACCAATCATTACCTGTTCTATTTATTCTTAGATAAGGATGTATATTATCAAGACCAAACTCAAGATACTCACCAAGACTCATAAGGTCCTCCTTACTTGACCCAATAACATTATGTGTCAAATTGTATGTCATTGTAGCATTACGAGCCAAAAACGAACTCATTATGGCCGTATTATGAGTAACGATGTAATTGGTGGTCAAAAATAAATGAGAGTCATTATCAACGGTTATACAAGTGGCATGCTCCTTTCCGTATATCGATATGGATCTTATTTTTAATTCCTTACGATTCCTTGATAGTATAAGTTTGTTCCCCTCCAATTTAGCATACCAACCTGAAGCCCAAAACATACGTTGTACAAAATTTATGACATCCATGTCAATATGAGACAACGTAAGCTCTTCTTCTCCGGTTACTACGTTTCTGAAAGAACGAATGAAGTTTTCTATAAAATCTTTCTTTTGATCTATGGACGATCTTAAAAACTTCTTACAAACGTATTTATCAAAAAACATATCCCCTCCATAGCCACCGAGATAAGCCGCCAGCATCGAGGCGTAGGCTGACGGCGGAACCGGCAGCTTTGCTGTAGGGTAGTTCAGGGCCTCACCTACTGGAATAGACATACTCTTATAATCTAATCCGGCTATGGCTCTAAGACTCCTAACATGCCATTTTCCGCCATGATTGACACGCCATTGGTGATTTCCGCAACAAATAACGTTACGACCGTCTTCGAACACAACTCTGTAGGTGGTTACTTTCCCTTGAGGGTAGACACCTACAACCTCTACCAAATTCCCTTTATCGTCATATATCTTATCCCCTACAACAATATTTCCTATCATCTTTTCCCGGTCCTCAAGATAAAGTATCTCAGAATCAAGAAGGGCTTTCCCAAAACGACGGCACCCGAACATGAATATTCCTTTATTCTCTTCTTCAGCCTGCTTTAGAAATTCGGCAAACATCCATTCATTATCACGAAGCTGTGAATTTCCTGGAATACGATCTTCTCCTACGTCAATCATCATCTTCCAGAAATTGATATGCCAGTATAGCCAAGGATGGATAAACACCCCATTTATGGTAACACCGTTAAGGAGTTTCATAGCCTCATTCTCCCAGAATTGCTTGACATCATCATCTTGCTCTTCATAAGAATAAAGGTCATTCCATAACGGAATATCGTTACCCATATTTATATAAAGTTCTTTACTGTTAATATTCATGACAAAACTATTTATCGAGCTTGTTCTTAGCTTCATTCTTAACAAAAGACTGAATACCTGATACTGTTTGTCCTCCTTTTAGGCTTTTCTTGTTTTTGGCAGCCTCGAGCTGATTATAGACATCCATTATCCCACACATCTTAATATAAGATTCAGTCCATTGCATTAAGCTATCAGACAAGCTTTTTTGAAACCTAAATTCTTTCTCCCTCTTATCGGAATCTTCTATTTTATCCCAAGGATTTTCAGATAGATAACGTTCAGCCTTATCTATCTGATCCCTTAACACAATAAGTTTCCGATCTACGTAAGAGACATCATCATTAGTCGGCTTTCTTGCTTTCATTGTTGATAATTTTTAAAAAAGCCTCATACTGAGACTTAAGCATATTAAACCTGTCTTCAAGAGAAGATGGATCAACACGATACTTACACATGTTTTTTATTCCTTCCTCAACAGACTCGTCTTTGAATACAACAGAACCAGTATTATTATCAACGTACATAATAAAATCTGATTCTCCGTCGTTTACTATCCTATCAAGAACCTTCTTACTGTCATCATCTACATTGAGATCATGACCGGCGTTAATAGATAACCTGTAGACGGTCTTGACAGAGGAAGATACTTTCATTATCTCTTGTTGATACAAGTTGGTCATAAACGACTTTTCCTCCAAATCAATAAAGTCTTCTAACTCTATGTTGTTTTCCTCATCCTTCTTCCTAATAATATCCTTAGTTAGATCTTCCATCTCCTCTCCCACCTTATCTTGCGCAGACAGTAGATGGCTGTAATAAGAAATAAGATGCTTTATATCTGAATCAAAATCAATCTTCTTCATTGTCAAGAACCTTTTTATCATGAATAATAACGTCCATCAACTCCATTGATAAATTATAATCAGCCACTTCAAAAAGCTCGCTGTCTGTCAACGTCCTTAAAAAAGAAACAGACAATCCTCTTTTCTTTGCAAAAGATCTAAGTACAGCATAGAGAATGTCTCCGGCAGAATAATCAGGTAGATCGTCACAAGAAGCCTGCAACATAGAAAATAAGGACTTCCTTTTATCCTCGCATTGTAAATGCCTTGCTTTACCACAGCCGCCCATAACTTAACTTTTTTGAATTATAGTACCTTCAAAATTAAACGGAATCGATTCCTCTTTTTGAGACCCATCTTTTTGATAGTGAACGGTCATATGTTTTACGAATCTTCCTATTCCAAATCCTGATGTATGTATCTCTATATTGAACTTAAAGTGACTGGAGTCTATGATATTCAAATTAGATGACGTACAACCACAAGATGTCTCTGATGCTGTTATCTTCATATCATGCTTCGACTCAAGAACGAATGAAAACCTTATACTGTTCCCTTTTTCTACCGGTTCGAAAATGATTTCAAATGATTTACCGTCTTTAGAGAGGTCAATGTTGTATTGCTTGTCATCTGTAGAAATAACATTAAATTCATCAGAATCCATTGTAATAAGTTCCAACCTGTTCCATCTTGACTTCTCATCATAAAAATCAATAGAATAATGACGGTCCATCCATGAAGGACGGGGAAGCCCCTCCCCAAGCGCACACTCCTCTGTCTTGCTCCAGGCCTTCTGCTTGATGAAGCACGTACATACCGAACAACGATTTTTACCTATTTTCTTGCTTACGTACAAAGAAAGAGGAAGCATAGAGTTAGGGATGTTCTTGGTATTGAATTTACATCCCTCACACTTTTCAAGACGTTCCTTGTACCAATCAGGATAATCTTCTTTTTTTCTTGGAAGTTTTTTTAATATCGTATCCATAAAAGCATCGTATATAACTTCCGCTTGCAAAATTTTTTTCATGACTTATCTGTTAAATTCCTGTTCTTGAATATTTTGTATTTCACTAAAACTATGACCCTTACGAGATTTAAAGATAGATAATTTGTTGTGTTTTATCAACATATCCCCACCTTTTATCTCACCTGAGTCATAAGCATCTTTTATCATCCTTATCTTAATATCAAGGCACTTAAGTTCTTTTTCCTGATACTTAGATAATTTTTCTACCTTGGATTTAAGACGCTCAAGATTGTGTTTGCGCCTCTCCATCTCATGAAGGTTACAAACCATATCGCCTACATACGGGAACGATACAGACACGTTATCTGTGTACGTACATAAGTTATTAGCATAAGAAATACTGGCTCTAAAAACGTCACGTATTTGGTTTCGGTCGTAAACGCTCCCGGTCTTATCCATCACATCATCTATAATATGTGACTCAAATGATATAGGGAAATTATTCTTCGCCATCGGCTTCAAAAGTTTTTTTTCTGTAAAATAAAGAAACCAACGCACATTGATCTCTTGAACCCTCCAATACAAAAAGACGGCGCATGTTCTCTATATCCGGGCACAAACACCTTGTCCTGTAATTCCCTTCACGGTCAATCAAAATACCACGCTTCTTCATCTCCGTATCCAAAACCGATACATATTGAAGATCGGTACTGAAACAATGAGAAAACTTCTTCTTCGTCTCATACGAATATCCAAACACAAAATAATAGGCAAGAAGATTTAAGTGCCTCGCATCTATGACATTCTTCTCATTGCCGGAAGCCATTAGGTATCCGTTATAAAACAGAAGTATCTTCTTAGCCATATCTACCGTATTGGAATAAGGTACTAAAAGCCTATAAGCCCTATTACTAACATCTTTATTATCACTTTCTTTCATGAGATTATCGTTTTGATACAAAGATAAGGATTAAAGATTTATAAATTTAAAATTAACGTATTTTATATATATAATAAGGTTAATCGTTCCACATGAAAAGCTGTCCCTGCTGCCGGGGCTGTCGGTGCGGTGACACGGGCCTGCCCTGCGCCTGCCGCCTGTCCAGCTTATCTCATGGAATCAGTTTGTAATAATATTTTGTATTTTACTATCCATTTTGTTATCATATGTTGATAAATCGAACATATGATAACAAAATGAAATATTTATTATAAATCCATATGTAGTGTAATAATTATACATAGAAGGGAATACGAATGCGGGAACCGCATGAGTGTTCCCGAAAGTAAATAGATTAAATCCATTTAAGCTATTATATAGTTGAAAATTTATTTTCTGCTATATACATACGAAGTATGTTATATATCCAGATTGCCACTTGCTGAAAATGAGACTATTACAAACCACTTTGTTTGTTAAATAATGTCAACAATAATAAAAGCTCCTATCTATCTCAGACCGGAGCTTTAAATTAATATACATGTATCATACATCGTATATTAATTTCTGCTATATTTGCAGAAATTAAAAACTTAAATATGGACAAAGATATTGACATAATTTCAATTACAATTAATGGTGAATCAAATTTTTCGCTTTTAAGGAGAAATTTCTCGCTTACACCTTCTGAGGCTCGTCAGGTATCGGAAGGGAAGATGGCTATCAGACAGTCTAAAAACTCATTGATTTTTCCTGGTATTCCTAAATATGCCAGAGATGAGTGGCATAAAGATAGAATTAAAAAGTTTGAAGAGACTGGTGTATGGGAGGCTCCTTCCAATATGTATTGGATGTTCAAGATGCAAACAGTAGCGTATATTTTAGCCAATGCAAACCCGTTTTCAAGCATTCAAGTAGATTATGATAAGTTAGCGTCTGGTATTGTTTATTTTTTCAGAGTGACATATTTTGGTATTACAACTACTCGCATAGAGGATCTTAATTATATAACAAATGTTGTCATAAGTGAGATAAGAGAAGTAAAAAGAATAGGGTACGCAAGATATCTCAAGAATGCCAGAGAGAAATATCGAGATATGTTTGTTAGTAAAACCAGGTTTCGTTGTGTTAAAAAAGTAAGGGAAGAGAGAAGATGTGATACAGCGAGAAAGGAGAGGACGAAATCGAAGGTATGTGCTGTAGCTGAATTTATTCTTCAAAACCTAAAGAAGAGAAGGGGAGTGAGGAAGTTTATGACTAAAGATGGAAGATTTAAGATAAATCTACTTATTAAAATTAAGGATTTGATACTTAGTAAATTTGGAGATGATTTAAAGTTCAGAAGAATAAGGGATTATATAAGAGAAGCATTATTATTTCTTAATATAAAAAAGGAACAAATATTAGAAGAATGTGCCATATATGATATGGAGGAGGATTATGACGAGTTTTTTGTTCGAAAACTTATTCGAAAATATAGACAATGGTCTTATTCTGTATTGGGGCATGTTGTTAATATGGTAATGCCTAAAAATAAAGATGATATGATTATTGAAATGATATGTTAGAATAGAATATTAGAATTTGTCACAAAGCCACTTATCTAATTTATTATTTCTTTTTAATTCTAATTAATTCATTTTATGTTTTATGTTTTATCTTATCTTCATACTTTTGTTTTGTAGAACAAAATCAGAAAAATATGGCTATAAGTTACAACAAAAAACTAATGGAATGCGTTCTTCGTTCAGTTATGTCTGAAGGTAATGTCGCTCAAGGAAAGGCTATTAAGTCTATTTGTAAGTCACCTAAACCGCTTTTTATAACAGGTAGGGCCGGATCTGGGAAGACATTCTTCCTTAAACGTATTATACCGGCATTAAAAAATGCGGTTGTTGTCGCTCCTACTGGTATTGCTGCTGTTAATGCAGGTGGCCAAACCATTCATTCTTTTTTCAGAATCGGTATGCAACCTTACATTCCTGAAATAAGGAATGGCAAGTTTATGGACAATTGTGAAAACAAGTTCAGAGGAGAATCCGAAAAGATTTTACAGAATATAAAATATCTTATCATAGACGAGATTTCTATGGTTCGTCCTGATCTTCTTGATAATGTTGCGGACATTCTTCGTCATGCAAGAGGAGACAAGGATCCGTTTGGTGGCGTGAAACTTATTATGGTAGGCGACCTGTTTCAGCTTCCTCCTGTGATTAAAGAGGATTTTTTTAGAGAAATATACGATACATCTTATTTCTTTAGTTCGAAGTCTCTTATGGCTTCTGGGATGGAAATGGTGTCTTTTGAAAAAATATATCGTCAGAAAGATGAGAAATTCATTAGCATCCTTAATAAGGTACGTGATGGTCATATGGATGATGATGTGTTTACTACGCTAAACAGTAGATGTATTCAGCCTGAAAATGGCGCAGGATATGTTGAGATTGTTACGACTAATGCCAAGGCTACGGCCATTAATGAAATGAGGATAAATTCCGTACCTGGATCATTAAGAAAATTCGAAGCTATTATAAAAGGTGATTATCCTAAAGAAGCTCCTGTTGAAAAGACGCTTCTTATAAAAGAAGGTTCCAGGGTTATGATTACCAGAAACGGAGGAGAGTACGTAAACGGATCTCTTGGCGTTGTGTCTTCTATTAAAAATGGGGAGATTGAAGTAGTTCTTGATCGTCCTAAAGATGAAGAGCATGTTAAGGTTATTATCACACCATGTTCGTTTGATAAGGTAAAATACGTCAGAAATGGGTACAAGGTAGAATCTGAAGTTATTGGTTCTATTGTTCAGTATCCGATAAAAGCCGGTTATTCGATAACTGTTCATCGCTGCCAAGGTCTTACGTTAGATGCTGCCATGATGGACGTATCGAACTCTTTTGAAACAGGACAGTTATATACGGCACTTTCCAGAGTGAAAAGCTTAGATGGAATGTATCTTCGTCAACCTATCCCTAAAATGGTAAAGACAAGTGATCCGGTGGTTATTGATTTCTATAATAAAACACTTTCAAACGAAGGAATCGTTGAACCTATTCCAATGGAAGAGCTTGAAAAATCAATGATCAATTTGTCAACCGGATCTGAAATAGATTTTGCAGAGTTTAATTTATAAAAATATAAACATGTCAAGAGTAGATAAAATATTTCAAGACAATTTGGCTCTTATAATGAGCCAGCCGTTGGAAGAGGTAAAGCGACCGGTCTACGGTGACGGGACAGGCGTAAAGGTGAAGCGTATCCTGCAAGTATGCAACCAGTACGATCTTCGTCGGGAATTTCCTCTTGGTTCACTTAGACCTACTAATCTTAAAAACTCCATAAAAGAAATTTTGTGGATTTGGCAAAAAAGATCAGTAGATGTTAAAGAACTTGGTCTCCATATCTGGGATCAGTGGGCTGATAAAAATGGGAAGATTGAAGGATGTTATGGTGATATGATTAACACTCCCGTTATATTAGATGATGCTAAAAACGATACTTACATAATTAACCAGAATGGTTATTTTATTAATGGAAATGAAATAGTAGGTCGTGCTTATGAAGGGTATGGATTTGAAAATCAAACAGATTTTATTCTATGGTCGTTGAAAAATGATAAGTCATCAAGACGTATCATAGCATCTATGTTTAACCCTGTTACTAATTCTGTTAAACCTCTTCAAGAATGCGCGTTCCAGATTAATTTATCTGTTAAAGGAGATGAGCTTTATATGACGCTTTATCAACGTAGCCAGGATGCTATTGTTGCCGGCCTATGGAATGTAGCACAGTACGCGGCGTTGATGATGATGTTTGCTCACGACGCGGGTCTGAAGCCGGCTGTTTTTACGCACTTCATCCAAGATATGCATGTGTATGATCGTCACGAAGAACAGGCAAACGAGCTCCTTCGTCGATCCCTATTCGGGCCGGTTCCGCAGGTTACTATCTCGTCTCGTATGGAAGGGAAAGGATTCTATGATTTCACTCCGGATGATTTTGAGGTATGGAATTATGAACCAAAGGAGCAAATCAAATTCGAAGTAGCGAAATGAAAATAAGTATAGATCGAAGGGTTAAGATGGTTCCTATCATGGAAATCAATGCCGGAGATGAAGTTAATGTAGGAGGTTTTAATTATGTTGTTGAAAACATACTTCCATGTAGGAAAGGATCTTATTCGGATTCATATGGAATTAGGTTGGTCATGTCTTCTTACAAACATGGCCAACTTGTAAGAAAAGTAGATAGTGTTTTTTTCTATCGATTCTATTTTGGTATTTCTCCCTAAAGGAGACTCTGTTGTAGTAGAGTGCTCTTATAGAGAGCTGGAAGAATGTTTCCCTAAAATATGATGTAATGACAGGAGAAGAAAAATGTAACCGATGCGAGCAGTTTGGACCTAACGGTCTAACTGACTATCCATGTAAAAGGATTCCATCAAGGAACTGTCCTTGGTTTATTAAAATATCGGATAAGAAATATAAGAAGATTCTTGCCGATAGGGTGAAAAGAATTAAGGAGAATGAGAAACTTAAGCAAGAGATGATGAAAGATCAGGATCTTGTTGAAGAAGTAAAACAAAATACAAAAAGATTAATGCAATGAAAAAGAAAAATATAAAACCAGAAGAAGTGGAAGTCGTTATTCCTAAAGAGGTAGAAGCTATTAACATATGTGGAGATATCAATAGTTTTATAAAACATATTATATATGTCAGCTTGGATAAGGTGAGTAGTGATAGGGCGTTTGTCAATAACGATATTCTGTATATGGTTACATACGCATCTATAAAAGGTAAAAATATACCCGTTGGTGTATTAGCAAAACAAAAGGAAGCTAAATCAGAAGATATCGCTATGCCGTTTGAGGATATTGGAAGGGACGTGAATGTCGTGTATCCTATTGAAATAGGAAAGATGTTTAAAGGCTTTTATATTCTTAGTAACGGCTCTGTGGCTATTGATTACGAACTTACTGACAATGGAGGTTTTGAAGATGATGACAGCATTGGTAAAATCGACATGAATTTAAATTAGTGTAGGTATGGTGTTATATATAGCAGCAGATCCGGGAAAAGATGGAGCCATAGCCTGCATCGATCAAGACAGTAAACTAATATCAAGAATCTCCACTCCAAGAATATCAGCTTCAGGGCCGGTAGACTTGACTAAAGAATATGTTTTTTGCCGGGATATGATCGTAGAAAACAATCCTGATAGGGTAGTGTTTGTCATAGAGGACGTCCACGCCCTGTACGGGGTCAGCACGTCCTCTACAGCTTCTCTCATGGAGAACAAAGGCCAACTGCATGGGCTGTTCCTATCCCTCTGTATGGCATTTCCGGACATAAGTTGCTCCGTTAATTTCATAGCCCCTAAAACATGGCAGAAATTGGTTTGGACGCATTCTGATAAGGTTATGGAAGCCAGTAAGGTAAATACTAAGAAAACGTCATTGGCTTGCGCTAAAAGGCTGTGGCCAAACGATACGTTCGTTAAAAACGAAAGATGTAAGACAGCCCATGACGGTATAGTTGATGCAATGCTTATAGCAGAGGCAGCAAGAAGAACCATTTAATCTATTTTAAATCATTTTAAATCAAATTAATTAGTAATTAGATTTTAAAATAATACATTTGCAGTGTTAGATAGTCATAATCGTAAGTTTTAAAAAATGAAAGTAAGAGTTCCTGGCATACTAATGAATGAGAAACTTTCAAACATTTCAAAGATGTTTGATAAGGTTCTAAAGGATTGTGTCACATCGAATATAAAAATTACTTTATATTTTGATCATATCCGGATACAAGCCATGAACGAACGTATAACATATACGGATGATATTTTCGATGTGAATACTGATATTTCTTGTGACCAGAAGTTTTCTCTTTTAGTAGATGCCGGGACTCTTATTTCATTTTTTAAAAATCATAACCAGGATATAGAGATAGAGATTAAAAATGATTACAGTATCGTTTTTAAATACGATAGAGGATCTTTTTCTTCTACTTGGATTGAGGATAAGGCTTTCCCTGATTTCTTTTATCCTGTAGGTGACGGTATTCGTGTTATGAGTTCGTCTTTCATTCAGTCTATGAAAAGATCTTTTGCGTTTGTTGGATCGGATGAATTTAGACCAGCTATATGCTCGATTCTTCTTAATGTGAAGAAGGACTATATTGACATTGTTTCTACTGATATGTTCCGTCTGTTTATAAACAGGAAAGAGTATGCTAATGCATCAGAAGAAAGGTCGATTATGCTAAGCGAGGTTGCGGCTTCTATCTTGTACCGCTTTCTATCTGATAAAGATACGGAGATCAGTATTTCTACAGATGGAGTTAGGACGTTCTTATGCTTTGATAATGTAATTATATCGGATATGAACGTAGAACAACAGTATCCTAACTACGAATACGTATGTAGCAAATTCGAAAAATCGTCGAGAGTTAAGTTTGACCGGGATTTACTTATATCGGTTCTTAATTCCATGACTTTGGTGGATAATGTTGTTAATGTCAAGGTAGATGAAGAAAACGGCATAACGGTAATGTCTGAGGATTTTGGAAATAGAAAAAAGATAATGGAATCAATGCCTTTGAATGCGCTCGAAGGTCCGTGTTTTAATTTTTCTATCGGTAAGGAAAATATACTGTCTTCCGTAAAATCACTTATAAAAGGAGATACTGTCATGGATTGGTCTGATCAGTATAAGATGATAAAGATGTTCAATCCTAAATACGAATCAACATACGTCTTAAATCAAACATTGTATAATCTATAAACAATTAATAATATGGCTTTTAGAGAAAACAGAAGTTTTGGTACAACTTATTATCTGTATATTAATTCAGATGGTAACTTGTATGAAAAAAGTAACGAACCAAAAGAAGGTTTTGTTCAGCACATAAATCCTAATAGCGGTCAGCCGGCGGGATATTGGAAAGAGTATTATAATGGAGTAGTTGGATACATTAACTACATCGGGTTAAAGTCAAGCTCTTTCTCTAATGGAAATACTGTTACTAATTTCCTTATCGTATTAAAAGATTACGAGCTTAATGAAAACTATTGTATTTCCATACCTCTCGTCAATCAAAAAGGAAATATCAAGGGCTTTGTTAAGAGCTTCGTAAAATACTACGAAAACATCGATTTCAGTCGTGAAATTTATTTCAATGTCTTTAAGAAGAAGAAAGATGACGAGTTTGGATCTTCGGAACTTATTATCGCATATGCCGGAGTAGACGGAGAAAACGATCAGCTTGTTGAACGTTTTTATAAAAAAGGCGTAAATGGTTGGCCTGACCCTGTTGAAGTTACAGGATTTGATGGCAAGAAAAGCCTTGATTATTCAGCTCAAAACAACTTCACTTATCAGAAGATTACTGAATATTCAAACAGATTCAATGCTTCTATTAAAGATATCAGAGCAGGTATAATGGCTAAATTAGGTTTAGGAGGAAATGCTCAGCAAGATCCTACAGCTCCTCAGACTTATCCCCAGCAGCCGGCCGCGCCTCAACAGGTTCAACAACCTCAGTCTGTTCCGAGTGCTATTCCGTATCAGAATTATCAACAGCCTGCTCAACAGCCAGCACAGTATCAGGCACCGGCTTATACGCCACAGCCGACTGCTCAGCCTGCTGCACCTGCCCCGGCGCCTGCTACAAGGAGCACCAAGCCTCAGCATCAGACGCAGCCACAGCCGCAAGCACAGATGCCGAACTTTCCTCCTATGGAAGAAGATGACCTTCCATTTTAATATAAACATCAGCCCAGGAGAATAACATCTCTTGGGCTTTTAAAGATTGTGTAGAATGACAGTAGAAATAGTTACAAGATTTCCCCTTATTAAGCTTCGTAGGAAAGTGACAGAAGAAAGGATTATGGCGAAGCATGGGGATAAATTATGTATGATCTACTCAGAAACCAGAGAAAAATATAAGCAAGGAGATGAGTGGGTCGATGATCCTAATGATGCAGACATAAGTACTTTTCGTGAGTGCTATGAATCAACGAAGGACATAAAAAAAGAAGGTATTGTTTATTGTACTATAAAAATATGATTATGGATAAGTTAGAAGATATTGAAAGACTTCTTTATGAAAAAGAAGATAATAAGAAGGATACTGTTTCTGAAAAGAACAACAAACATAAAAAAGAGGATAAGGTCGTTAATAAAATACCTGAATCGTATTTGACTCCAGGGTATCAGAAGACTGTTCAGGTAGGTATTAAGAAGCTGTATCCTGATGTCGTGGCACCTGAATACAAACATGATGGTGATGCCTGTTGTGATATTCGTGCATATAGAGTAGTGAAGATGATGAATGACATGGGAGTAGAAATAGATGTTCCTTCCGATTTTGAATCAATTACCTTATATCAAGGTTATTCTGTTAGAATCGGAACAGGATTCAAGTTGAATATACCAGAAGGTTGGTGTGTGAATGTGGAAGGAAGATCTGGATTCTCTTTTGACGAGGGAGTGGTAGTTACTAACGCTCCTGGCAAATGCGAATTTATCTACAAAGGAGAGTATATGGTTAATCTTACTAAAATCAATAAAAAACCGACCGTAATCCGCAAAAACGATCGAATAGCTCAGATGGAAATCGTTCCACAATACAAAATGGTATTGGAAGAAGTAACAGATATTGAGGTAGAAGACGGGAATGAACGTGGAGAAAAAGGTCTTGGTAGTTCTGGAGTTAAGTAATGTTTAAATATTTTTAAAATGAGCATGTTAGGTTTTACATTCATCACAGACAGCAAGCTGTCAATGTACAGGGAGAAAGCTATTAAATCCGAAAATCTTGCAAAGGAAATTGAGGAAATGCAGGATAAGGCCGCTTCTTACAAGGAAAGGCTTTCCGAACTCAAGTCAGATATCGCTTCAAAGGATAAAGAGATTTTATCTGTTGGCAAAGATCTTTCTGAGTCTAAGGAAAAGATTGACGCCTTGAAGGAAAATCAGAAAAAGTTGATAAAAAGCGTCAAGAAGAAAACGGAAGAACTTGATGCTGTCAATGTCGATCTTGACAAAGCCAGGTCTGATCTTGATGAGGCTAATTACAAAATCAGAAACTTGGAAGAAAAGAAAAACAGTATCTCATCTGAATTAAAAAAGAAATCAAATGCATTGATTGAAGCCAGGATCAGAATCGGAGATTTGGAAAACGAGGTTTCGGTTGGGTCCAAAACAATACAAGAGTTAGAATCGAAGCTGAAATTAATGCAAGTAGAATTAAGAGGCTACCAAATAGGTATAATCGGGAAAGATAAAAACAATGTCGCTGAGCCGGAATTGGATAAAGATGAGGAGTCAGATAAGGATGTGGCAGAATCGGAGAAATTTGATAAAAATAAGGAAGTTAAATACAATACGCTTCTTGATACAGATGTGATTCAGGAAGAAGCAGGTGACATTGTGGAGCCCGAAAACGAAGCTGAACGAGTAAAAGACACTAAAAAGAAGAAGAAAAAAAAGAAGTAGGTATTTTAATCCTTTTTATATTTTAATGTTTGCCATATTATGGGTTAGTACTTAACTTTGCGTTGAGAGAGTTTTTAGGATAATTATTGGTTAAAAATTTAGCTGTTATATGCAGGCGTCTGTGAAGGCTCCTGCATATTTTTAAGGTCCTGTGGCTTAGTGGTGAAAGCAAGATGCTCATAACATCGAGATCGTGGGTTCAAATCCCTCCGGGACCACTGTCCAATGGTGTAGTGGTAGCACAACAGATTTTGGTTCTGTTAGCGGAGGTTCGAATCCTCCTTGGATAACGGTACATATTTTGTGTAAAGTGTTAATTATCTAAGTGTTTGTGGTGTGTGAACATAGCAAACATTAAATGGCCCATTAGTTTAACGGATAAAACCCTTGAGTCCTAATCAAAAGTTGCCTGTTCGATTCAGGCATGGGCTACATGGCTTGTTGGATGAGTGGTTTAGTCAGGGATCTGCAAAATCTCGTAGGGCGGTTCGATTCCGCCACAAGCCTCTAAAAAAAGTAAGACAATGAACTACCCAGAGCAACAAATGCTTAAGATCCTTAATAGGGATCTGTTAAGTAATCCGATGTATGTTATTAACAATCTTCATATATATGATTGGGAATCTGACTTCCTGGCCATAACAAGATCATTGTACGCTTATGAAGTAGAGGTCAAGATGTCTAAACAAGATTTCTTTAACGACTTCAAAAAGGATAAAAAACATAAGGTTCTTAAAGACGGCATTATTAAGGTAGGTGGTGTCATAAGCTATCCTCCAAACTATTTCTACTACGCCTGTCCGCCTAATATGATTGACGTAAGTGAAGTTCCGTCTTATGCTGGACTGATTTATGTCGATGTTAGTAAAAATAGGAAGAACATCGTTAAGGCCGCACCTTTAATTCATAGACAGAAGTTTGATGTAGTGGGCAGGAAACTGGTGGATAAGTTTTACTACAATATGCTTACTTGGAAGAAAAGAGCTATTTCAAACGTGTATGCTGACCCAGCCAAGGAAAGAGAGAAGGGCGTGCGTGCCGGAGCTGAGGCTGTAAGGAAGTCGGCCTGGGATGCGTTCAGGGCGCAGTGCCCGCACATCGCTTTTCCCTATGGAAAAGAATTTCCGATGTGTGACGATCATGAACAAGATCATCCCATGAGAGACTGCATACTTCAGTGTGAAAAAGGTAGAATATTTAAAAACGTATTAAAATGAGCACCCCACGTGAATTAAGCAGGATAGCTAATAAAATAGCCAGTAAGATGACTGATGATGGATGGGTCAGCCCCGGTAGAAAGAATCTTGTCTCTGATAAGAAGGTCATGGAATTAATAGATTTGATCTTTAATGAAATATGGAGGGAATTAGATGACGGGAAAAGAGTCCATATCATAAAACAGATGATTTTTAAAAAGATTTTTGTCAGTAGGCAAAAAGATAAATACTACATACAATGCATAGAAAAAAGGGACGCCAAATAGACGCCCCTTTTCTTTTTCTGTAAGTAATTGTTATTTCATTACTTTCCTTACCAACTTAGAAACAGCTTGAGTGATAGTCCACCTGATGTTTGCATTAACGTTGATAGTCTGAGGAGTACCGTTTGCATCCAAGTTAATTACCTCCTTGTCTATTTCCAAGAACGGATCACCTGCTGTCTGGGTAATAACCGTATTAGCCGTCTGACCTCCGGCGGCCGTCACCTTAAGAGTATTTACCAGATCGTTTACATCAGTGTTCGCAGCAATATCGGAGAATACGATACTGAAAGCAAAGGCTCCTGTTGCACCAGGGTCGTCGGCGATAACAGCGCCGTTGTTGGTAGCCTTACCTGCCGCCTGATAGGAGGTAGGTATTTCCAACGTCAGAGGATGAGTTTCGTCCGGAGTTAAGGAGAACGTTAATTTAGTTGAGTTACTTGTACCGTTGATTGTTACAGTACCACCTTCTTCCCTACAGATGCAGTAGGATCTATTTTTACGAACTCAGCTACCGGAGATTGGTTGATGGTAGCACTTTTCTTAACACCCCCTGATTCGGCACCAAATTCTACTTGTTGCGTGCGTTGTACACGACCTTCGTATTTTTCACCTGATACGGTAACCGCCTGATCACCATCACCTGATCCCGGATTGAAGGTTACAAAACCTATTTTCATTTCTGCCATGACATTTATTTTTAATTGATTAAGATACCGACAAATATATGATTATTTTTATTCTCTTACGTCATTGATTTATTTTTATTAAATACGTAGTGCTATGGGTTTTTTTATCGTGTTTTAATCCTATTTATTTCTTTGTTGATTATTTATTATGTATATTTGCAACATCAATATAAAACATTATAACCATGAAAGTAGATTTTTTTAACAGTAAGGATTTTTTAGGATCTAAAACTAAAGAAAGCAAGATCCGGAAGTTGTCAATCAGCAAAAGTAAGATAATGACTATCTCTGTCGATAATTTGAATTGGATGGGGGTAACGGATGCGGTTGTTATCGGCTTAGAAGAAGGGAAGATATTTGAAGGAGTTGAAAATACGGTCTTTTATCTGGCTGCTTCTGATGTTGAAGACGAGAGATCGTTTAAGGTAAATAACCTTGGTGTAAAATACAAGAGAGTTTACTTAAAAGACCTGCTCGATTATCTTGGATGGGATATAGGAGAAAATTCTTATGCTGTGTATGATATTATAAAAGAAGACAGTAATCTATTCCGTCTTCAGCTTAGGGTAATAAAAAAGAGTAGGAGTGAAAAATGATGAACGATTTGGATATTAAAAACAAAAGAATACTGCTATTCGATTTTGACGGGACGCTTATAGAAACCGCTTCTGGGAATACGTTCGCTACAGACTTGACAGATATGAGGATTAAGATGGATGTGGTGAATAAGGCTCTTGACCTCATGCAGGAGAACGGCGTTAAGGTGTTTGCTATCGTAAGCAATCAAGGAGGAGTAGAAGCTGGGTTTGTTTCTGGAGCTGATATTGAAGCTAAGATAGAATACGTACTGAGGTCCGTACATGATCTGGCGGTAAAACGTGGCATAAGAGGCGTCCTATATGAAAAAAGGTTGTGTTATTCAAATGACGAACAAAATCCGATGAGGAAGCCTAACACGGGCATGATTGATGATATTCTTATGAAGTGTAAAGACACGGTAATGCGTGGTATGAACTTTAGTCAACTTAAGGGATGTTCGTTGATGGTCGGAGACGCCAGTGGTCTGCCAGGGCAGTTCTCTGATTCGGATAAGGTATGTGCTGAGAATGCCGGTATTGACTATATGGACGTTATCACGTTTGTTGGTAAATAATTTTAGGTAGTTATGTGCAATATTATGAAGGTGAATAAAACGGCGATAGTTTATCATAAATCGGATTTAGATGGCGTTGTGTCGGCAGCCATCGCAACCATGTACGAAAACAGTAAAAACAAGGATGTTATTTATATCCCGTATTCGTATGAAGATGATGTAAAGAAAGTTATTGATAAAGTAGATGAATGTGGGGTTGTTTACGTTCTTGACGTGTCTTTCGGAGCCGATTCTAAAACGATTTTCAAGAAATGGCTTGATGAAGGAAAGAGCCTGATGTGGATAGATCATCACAAGGGAATTATCGAAGATAGTAAGACATGGGGGTTCGTAGTTCCAGGGTTGAGGAGAGTCGGTACCGGTGCGTGCGCACTGGCCTCGGACCTGCTGATGGGGAAGGTGCCGGCGATAGTCAGGTGCTTATCAGACTACGATGTGTGGAATAAAGAATCCGGTTTAGGCTGGGATACGGTGGTAGCCGTCCAGTATGCCTTGAGATCAAAAATAAGACTCAATGTGTTAATAGCATTGTCGTATTTGTATGACCATTTTAAAGAAAATATGAAGGACAATGAGGTGGATTTAATTTTCTATGATCTCGCTAAAGAAGGACGTGCTATAATTAACTACATGGCCGGCAAAAACGAACAAGAGGTAAGTGCGTGCTCGTTCGAAGCTTACGTAGACGAGGTTAAGGTCGTGGCGATGAATACTACAGAATTTAGTTCCAAAGTATTTGATTCTCTTACACCTGACTGGTTAGATGGTAGAAAAATTAAAGCCCTGATGCCATTTTGTATTATGCCAGGTGGTAAAGTCCGGTTCTCTCTTTATGAATGCGTGGAAGACGGCGTAGATTGCTGTGAGGTAAGTAAGAGATTTGGTGGTGGAGGACATGCTGGTGCTGCTGGATTCGTTATAGACGTATCAAGTGACCAGTTTAAGGACTTCCTTGAAAGTAAAAAACTTTTATCGAAATGAAGTGTGAATTATATCAGTTCTATCCGGAAGTCTATCCTTTTAATCTGTGGATATACGTAGGAAAAGACGTATCTGGCATGGTAGAATGTTTCAATAACGATTTTAGTTACGTATATAATAGCAAGGCTGTAACTGTATCCGTTCCATACGGAGGGTGTAAATTAAATCCTAATACGGGATTTTTGATATGGTTTATTAATAAGAAAATAATTGATTTTGAAACAGTTTGCCATGAAGCATCCCATGTTTCTACTGAAGCTTTTAATTTCTTAGGAGAAGAAGTAAAAAACTCAGAACCATTCTCGTATCTCAATGGATGGATAGGAAGAAAGTGCGAGGAAGTAAAGATCGGAATAGCCGAAGATAAACTAATATGGGAAAGTAAATAATTACTGGTCGTAAAATAAGTATGGGGAACTTTGGATAGGTTCCCCATACTTTTATGTGATGAGGGAGAGGAATGGTGAAATGTTTATGTGATAGGAGAGATATGAGAAAGAGGTTTATGTGATGAGAGATATGAGAAAAAATATTTATGTGATGAGAGAGAGGGGGTACCTATCACGAACCTCCCGCCCCCGAAACGCGTTTTCTCCCCCACACCCCCTTCGCTGGAAAACCGGAAACGCGTTTTTACCTCAAACCTACAAACTCGCTGATTATCAATAGTTTATTTAAATTATTGATAATCAATGTATTATTGTAACCTATTGATTATAAGCTACTTAAATAAACATATATCCCACATATTAATGTACGCGCATAATACTGCTCTTGTATGTTTTGTAAATTGCTGATAATCAGATGATAGAATCGAAATTAATACAAGTTAACAAAAAAAAGATAGTATATATATTTGTAGTAACAATAAAAGTAGTATATTTGCAATGTGTTAAAGCGATAACACATGCTGACATGATGAACCTATATAGTATATCCGTTGGATAACGCTATATCTGTATCTGTTAATAGCTTGCGTTGTGGGCTATTGAATTGAATATCACTTGTTTAACAAATAAATACATAATGTTATGATTACGAAAAAAAACATTAACAAGCTACAGAACGCTGTTATCAAAGAAAATGCTGCAAATTTGGTTGGTGCTGTAAAGTTATACAACGCTTTATTTGCTAATGGTGCTGATCTTAAGTCTATTTGCAAGGCCTTGGAAATACCGGCAGAATACGCCGTAAAGGTTGCAGCCCTCGCCAAGGATAAAAAACGCCTGGTAGCTGTGTGTAGCCAAATGTTACCGAAAGTTGACGATACATTTGTTAAATTTGCTTTATACTCTAAAGTGTATAAGGATACCAATGCAGACAAAGAGAAAGGCGTTGAGGCTAAAACGGCTGATTGGTGCGCTGAGAATGTGGTTTACGGTAGCGAATATAAATCATTTGGTTTTACTACTGCCGAATCATTGGAGACCAAAAAAAGCACTAAATGGTTGATAAAAGAAAACGACGAGTATAAAGCTACTTATGTGGCTGTTAAGATCAAATCTTATTCTATTCGCACTGTGGCAAAGTGTGTAAGTGAATACCTTGCACACGAAAGCACTCAGCAGTAACAAGGTAGGGGGGGGACGCCGTTAAGTCCGCCAAAGGTTCGGCGCGTACCTTAACGCGCCTGTTCGCCATTGGTAGTGGGTGCACGTCCCGCGAATGCTTTAGACAGAAGCTACCAAAACAAAAAGTTCTTTTATATATTGGGGATAGATATACCGGCCCTTGCCGTTGGCAGTCAAAGGGTTGGTATTACTGCATGAACTACGTTGAATAAGCGCGGTTTATGTTAGGTATGTAAGTATAGTTTAGAAAGCATACCGTTGTACGAGGTTCGTCTCCAGATCGAAACGTGTCTTACTTGCTTACACGAAAAATAGAACAAGGCTGTAGATTAAATTACAGGGTACAAGCATGTAGCCTACCATGTAGGGACGTGCCGTATCAAAACGCAAGGACACTATGCCGTTATGTGTGGCGAAATAGTGTAGCAGACGGAAAATATAATAACAACATAGTACGAGCCTGTACGAAAGAACTACGTACTAATTACGGGCTGTTGGTTGTAGCATAAAATCTCTATAGGATAGGAATGCGTGTCCGGTTCGATTCCGGAGCAACCTCTAAATTATAAATAATATAATAGCATGGAAAAGAAAGCAATGATCAACGCTTTAATTGAAGCGTTCAATAAATCTAAAAACAGTTGCGTAAAAATAACATTGCGTAACTATATCGAGACGGTGGAAACACTTAGTGAAAATGAGTATAAAGAGGCGGAGAGTTTCTATATTGAAGCACTTAATAGATGGAGTTAATCATAATTAAAGCATAAAGAAAATGGAAAGGAAATTTAAATCTCATATGGTAGACGTCCGCGGTCTGTCCAGGAAAGAAGCTAAAGAAAAGCGAAAAAGAGCGTATCGTGAATTTATGTTGTATCGTGATCTCAAAGAAGCGTATCATGCCGATACAGGAAAGGACAAATGCAAACGCAAAGTCCATACATCACGAACATACGTGAAGGAAAACATAAACAGCATTTAAATAGGAATAGGGTTGTTTCGAATATCGGAGCAGCCCTATTTTTGTATCTTACTCTTTATATTCATGGGTAGGATATTCTGAGAGTGAACGTCGGATGTGAGCCATATTGGTCTAAAACGAAACTAAAATAGGAGCGTTCGGATATAATTCCGGTATTTTGTCTATATCATGTCGTTAAAATTGGTCTAAAACGAAACTTGAGGCGGTTTTCTGACCCAAAATAGGGTGTCGGATGCCGCCTTTTTCATCTCTATGGATTGAAAATTAGTCTTATTGTACTTTTCTTAAAAATAAGGTATGCTTGATTATCAATTAGTTAGGTTTTATGATACCCGTATTTTCGGACACACTTATTGTAAATTTTTTATTTTATGTGGTGGTTTTTATTAGTAGCTGACCTGTATTTTTTATCGGTTGGAGTAAGGTCTATGTTAGAGTACGGACCAGATCAGTATAATATTGTGATGGTTTTTTGCTTTTCGTTTTTGGCTTTGATTATAGGTCTGAATATCTATCTTGATAGGAGGAGCAGGCGGTAGGGCGTGGGCTGAAGTCTCTCTATTCTCTCTATGGAATGATATTATCTCCAAATCCCCCATACTCCATGCCAGAGTATAAGCTTGTAGCGCTCTCCGTATGCCGGTAGTGAGGCGGTAGGGCGTGGGTTCTATGCGGAAAGCCGGAGGATTAGCGGGAGTTGGAGAGGGGGAGAGGGAGGGCACTCCCTACCAACAAAATTCAATAGATAAGCGTTTTAAAACAGTGTTCTGTAGATCATTTCCACAAAATTCAATATGATAAGGGTTTAAAACAGCATTATATAGGTTCCTTCCAACAGATTAAGGGTTGAGGACTGCATTATGTGAGTATTTTTTTTTAAGCGGGATGTTTAACAATTAAAATATGGATGGTATGAACGTATATGACTTTGCGCCTGACTTAGATTTGAGTAAGGAGGTAGAAGGTTCTATTTTCGGGGTAAAAGGAATAGAAGGCAGTGATGGAATAGTATATGCTAAGGTAGTTAGCTGTGTAGACGTTAAGGATTACAGTTGTGATAGGTGTATTTTTTATGATTGTTATAAGGATAAATGTTTATTATCGCGTAGTGATAGTTGTATAGATGGAGATTGGATTTGTAGGTACGAACAGGCTGCCATAGAGGGGGAGTAGGCGGCGCCTTGGGCTAAGGCCTGCGGTTGTAGGTGGAACGTAGGTCGGAGCAGAGCCGGAACAGTTTATTGTGGAACTAAAAAAAAAATAAAAAGGAGGAGATAGCGATATGAAAAAGGCATTTAAGATATTTTCTATTATGTTTGTCATAGAAATAGTGCTGATAGCTATTTTAGATGCTATGGCGTAAGTGAGAAAAATTTCTTCATTAATTTTCTTATGCTTTAGACAGAATGCTCCCATCTGCGAAGATCGGAGCATTTGCTTTATGGGATTCATGGTGCAGCAAGTCGGTTCGATTCCGGCGATCTCACACAACATTAAAATAGGGAAGAACATGTTAAAAGAAGAATTTGAAGAACTGATTAAAAGGGAGGTAAACGAAAATCAGTATAAAAACATAGAAACGGCATACGAGGCTTTGCCGGAGTATATGGATAAGATGTATTTAGCAAGTGCTATTTCAAATGATATTGGGAAAGCTATTAATGTCTTATCGTTTTTAGGATCGCATATAAGCGAGTTAATGGGTTCGATAATAATCGAAAGGCAAAAGGTGGAATCATGTGCCTATGATTTAATAAACAAATCGCATGAGGAGGATGACTTGAAAGCAAGAGAGATTGCCGTGCGATTAATAGGAGAGAGGGAAACAGTGGCATACACAGTAAAAGAAGGGCTGCCATTGTGGGAACAAGATAAAAAGTTTATAATAGAATTAATAAAGGAGGATAGAAAATGAAAGACGGTATTGTATTGCATCCAGAGCATGGGTTGAATCCATCCATAGAACTATGCATAGTATGCGGTGAAGAGATGGGGATTGCTTTATTAGGGAATAACATCAAAGGGCAGGCGCCGCATCATATATGCACGGGAGAAATATGTGACAATTGCAAAAAGATAATAGATGACGGAGGTTGTTTTATTATCGAAGTTGAGGATGGATCAGATCAAAAGAATCCGTATCGTACAGGGAGATATTGCGCGATAAAGAAAGAAGCAGCAAAGAAAATACTTGGACAGGAGCATAGTATTGTGTACATGGAAAAGTCTGCGTACAGTCAAATAATACCACAAAAATAAAGAAAGATATGTTTACAAAAGAAGAGCGATTATTCATATGGAAAAAGGTATATGAGATGATTGATAGGTTAGAGGATGGGGAATACATATGTGTTGCGTTAAGAAATGTAGTGTTTATGTATTTCAAAACACATAAAAATATCTATGAGTTTCGTTCAGACGAAATGGTGAGAATATATTTCCCGGAATTGGAGGAGAAGATAAGTATGGCCACAGAACCAGAGGAAACAAGAACGTTTTATGGGTGGTTTGGTTGTCTTAGTCCAGAAACGAAGGAGGTAAGGCTGAATATTGTGAAAGATATTATAAAAGAATTAGAAGGTGGTTATATACAACTTTACACCATGTTTAATTATCATCTGACACATAAATGGGATCAGTATTACCATTAAATAACATAAAACAATAATAATATGACAGAGAATAGTATAGACGTAAATATCGTACCTGTAAAGAATGGTATGAAACGTGTTGTGGTATCATATTACCATTATTCACGCAAGGAGAAAGATCGCATGAGTTCCCAAACGGATTACGTTTGGGAAACAAAGAATGAAGAAATGTTTAAATACTTTGAGGCCAGGAGGACAAAAGTATTTTATAGTCAGATTCGTGCCATGTGTAGATTCTATGGCAAGAAAAATGTACGTAAATACAAAAAGTTATGATATTAAAAACGACAACCAACGAGTTTTGTTTCATTAACGTAAGTTTCTACGAAACAATAGCAGATCCTCGTCATTTCTTTGAACAGGATTATGAAGAGATGCCAGAATATGAGGAGGAATCGGATTTTGATTTTGATTCTTATTACAATAAGTTTATTCCTTTTGTACAGGAATGGGCGAATGAGGTAAGTGAACGCCTTTACGGATATGGCGTGAATAGTATAAAGGTAACATCGGTCGGATATCCGAAAGAATATAATTATGGTACTGATTGGATGAACGTAGAGGTAGAGTTTTGTGATGAATGGAGGCAAAAGATGTTATCTAACATTAGTAAGATTGTCAATGATGATAAATGCAAGAAGTATGCGGAGACTAATTACCGGTCGGTATCAGGATACATCTTTTTAGGGCCTGAAGATTTAAAGGAATTTGAAAAGGAAATAATAGAAAGAAAGTCGGATTCCGGATATGATGTAACAATATTATTAAATATGTATCTAACTTTGGCTTTTGTAAAAGAATTTGGATTTAAAGCCGGAGAAGCATGGAGTGAAATAACAGAATATGCTTACGGATGTTTATCGTATTCCGATTTTGCAACAACAGAGATGCTTATACCGGAAGGTTCGGAGCATTTATTCAAAGACATTTACACGGCAAAGGCCGACGAATTATATCATCATGTCCTGGATAAATTCGGATGGGCGTGGCGTGATCCGAAATATAAGTCAGAAACAGAATTATGCGCGATGCTAAAGTGGGCAAAAGAAAAAGGCTTGACCATTGAAGAGTTAAGTATTTAATTGTTAAACATAAGGCAGTAGTGGTGCGTGAGTATAGGTGCTGCCGTTAAAATATTTTATAAGATGAAAAAAGAAGAGATTCAAACTATTTTATACACAATCAAAGAAGGAGACAGTATTAAAATCAAAGTACAAGACAAAAGTGAAGAGATAAGACTGAGGGATCATGTAAGAAGAGTACAGAAATACGGATACAGGTTTTGTTTGTCTCATTTACATGATGGAATTTTCTATCTGGAGAAGTTGAAAGAAGGGGATAAGGATAAATACTATAGAGTAATAAACAGAGGAAATGGAAAGACCGGAGTATAACAAGCTACGTAAAATGGCTAAGACTACTCCAGGTCTGATAGTGGACGAGGTGCCAAACATGATGCGTGTATCGCTATACGATAATGGGGAACTTAAGAAGGTGGTAGTAGTAATGAAATGCGATTCTTTTTTACAATCAAAAAGTAACATAGAAAAGATAATGTTATTATCATCTTCTATAGAAGATAGAAAAAACAAAGAAAAAAATAAAACAAAATCAGAAAATGAACAGAATAACAAAAATAAGAGAAGAAATAGGAGGAAAACAGGTTGATTTGACCTTTTACGGGTGCTTTTGCAGCCTTATCGAAGGTGATAGGAAGATAATACTAAGGGCGATAAAAAACGGTCGTAAAAAAGGCGTAATCGGAGCCATTCAGCCTGGGAGACATGATAGAATTTGGACCACATGGTCTATTGCTTTTGATGATCTGAAGGTAGGGGATACGGTAGAGTTCAGTACATCTGGGAAATACAATCCAGGTTTTCATTCTACAGAAAAGTATGTAGGATGTGTAGAATGGATAAAAGGATCGGAATGTGCGATAAAAACCGGTAAGGGGATGGCAGTAGTATTAATTAAACACGTGGAAAGGGTAGTGGAATGAGAGAATTAAGAGGTTTTGTAGAACTTTTTGACAAAAATGACGTAAAGAATTTGTTTGATGCGTTGTCTTCATGTATAGAATACGTGAGGATGGATTTGTATATATTCGATTCTCGTGTTACGTGTTTGTACAGCAATGATCTTAATCAGCTTTCAATAGGGAATACTATATACACGATAGTAGAAGTACCATATTTATTTGAAGCATTTATGAAATACGCCTCACCAGAATTGAAAGCATATTATGATGAACTAACAAAAGAAGTATGAAAGAAGAAGTAGAACGGATAAAGAAGTTGGTAGGCATAGATCATAACAGATGGGAGCAACCTTGTGCATGTGATAAATGTAAAAACATGTGTAAGGTTCCTTGTATTGGTACGCCAAAAGACATAGAGGCTATCATAGATGCCGGATACGCTGACAGGTTAAAAGAAACAATGTGGATGGTAGGGTATCTTGCAGTGAAAGAAAAACCAATAGCGATGATCCAGCCAACAGTGAAAGACGGGTGGTGCGCATTCCGCCAGCCGGACGGTCTCTGCGAGCTGCATGACCGAGGACTAAAGCCGACCGAAGGAGTTCTGGCTTCTTGTAAGGTGGTTGAAGAAGACGATATTCCGACATACGAGACATCCGTACTTAGAGCAGTAGCTCATGAGTGGGTTAAGGTGGAGAACTTTGGAAATGTAATGAAGGTCGTTTTTAAATTTTTGCATGAAAATGAACGTAGAAAATGAATTAGATAAAGTAGTTAAGATCCTAAAAGAAAAAGGATTTGTGGTATATAGAAAGGGAGGAAAGGAACCGGGTGTATTTTACGCCAAAGAAGGTGATAAACGAATAGGATTCGTTTATCCCAACAACGGATATATATACGACAGGATAAAAATGTGGTCTTTTTCAAGGGTGTATAAACCACATAAGAAAACCGGGTCTTCGTGCTTAATGTGTGTCAGCGACGAATTTACTATAGAGAGTGCGATTAAGAACATAGAGGATAGACTGTGGGTGAATTACATAAAAGACGGTAACAGAAAACGACCAGAAGAATATAAAAATATAAGAGAATTTGTTGGTAGCTTCACTAAATTCTACAGCTCTGTAGAATTAGTTGAGGTTAAGTAGTTTTCCATGCGAGTTAGTTACCGGCACTGGTCTGCGAAGACAGGTGCCGTTTTTTTTTATTCAAGAAAGGAGGACAAAGATGGAGAAAAGAGACAAGAAGATACCTTACGAGGTAGTCATACAGGAAAGAAAAAGAGTAGATTTATACGGTAACGTAGTGTATTATATCTATTGGTTTGATAAATATGGGTATGATATCACAAACGAATGGAAATTCTGGAGCAAGGGTTCGAAAAAGAAATATGATAGAGTCAATCGTTATCTAACGGATAGTTGGCTGAAGGAATACTGTAAGAATAACAATTTAAAGATAAGTAGAATAAAGGAATGAAAACGATAAAAGTAGACAAAGTGATATTATATTACATGGATCGGGTAGACCCTGACGGGAACCTATACCGGTTCTATGTATATAAAGACATGGCATCTGAAATAGAATACTTTTGCACGGAAGAGGCAGGTAATATGACTATACCAATCGGAGAAGGAAAGTATATTGAAATCGTGCCAAGGGAAATAGTGAAAATACCAGTAAGAGGATACAGAAGGCTTGTTGGAAAATGGAATTTTGAGACATGTCAGGGAAAAGGCTGGTATAGGCTTTTAAATTAGGTAATTATATACCACTTTACACTTTTCCTTAGTATTATTCCCATATAATTGAGATTGTGTCAAAATGCTGGCACAATCTCTTTTCGTTTACTAAAAAAATCAATATAACAAGTTATGAAAAAGAATAGACATAAAAAAGAATCGCTTTTAAACAAGCGGGTATTAGTTAAGTGGATAGATTCCAACCTATCAGAAAGAACATGGGTAGATCTGGAGGATTACGAAACAGATATATCAGAAATAGAGAGCTATGGTATTGTTGTACATGAAAATGAGAGATCTATATCTGTAGCTGGTCATTATGCTGTTGGTAATTCCAATACATTAGAACAAGCTTCTGGTATAATGACCATACCAAAAGCTTGTATTAAAGAACTTATTTTCCTTTCTTTTGGCAACCACTCTTACTTTTTCCACGACGGGAAGCGGCTTGTAAAGTGTAACCTGCAAGAGTTTTAACATCTTTGGAAGATATCTTCTTTCTTAATAACTTGCCTGCTTTACTGGCTGTTTTTCTTGATGGCTTTTTGCATTTGTTCATGATCTTAGATATTTTGTTGTTTATGCAAAAATACGAACTGTTAAAATTCCCAATATTCATTTTACATCAAATTAAATCCTTTTAAGCCGTTTTAAAATATTAGATAGAATAACTATCTTTGCCCTCACGTATTAGAATAAAGACGTAGAAGCGTTAAGATATTATCTTGCATTGAAACTTGGACACTTTCATTCGCACAAGATAATAGACATACAGCTCCTACGCCTATGTTGTTGTATACGCATTCTGATTATACAAGAGGGATAATAGTATACTGACATAAGGCGTGGGGCTATTGTTTACTATTGTGCGAAGGGTAGTCCAAGACCTCAATGTGGTAGTATCCAATAGTCTCCACGCTTCTTTTTTTTGTTAATCTTTCGAAGGAGGCAGAAAGAGCAAAATTATTTCATATGAAAAAGTATCTATTATTGTTAGTTGTTCTATTGGGTAGTGTATGCGCTTACTCACAGAACAAAATGGTTGAAGCTATTCATTTAAAAAATGGAAGTGTTATAAAAGGGGTTATTATCGAGCAGATACCAGACAAGCAAATTACTATTCGCACTTCTGATGGTAGTACGTTTGTGTACCCTATGGAAGATATCAGTAAAATAACCAAAGAAGAGAAAGAATCTAAAATTCCATTTAAAATATCCAATGAAAAGTACGATTTGACAGGGAGTAGATTTATGATTGATCTCGGATACTGGGCAGGTGGATACAAAGGCCCAGAATTATATTTTACATATGGAAGCCAAATCAATCAATATTTATTTGTAGGAGGTGGAACCGGCATACACTATATGACCGATTATTCAACAGTAAGCATACCTGTATTTGCGGATGTGAGAGGATATGCCTTGAATGGTCCAATATCTCCTTTTATTGCATTAAGAATAGGGTATAAGTTCAATACAAAAGAAGCACCAAGACATGCAAAAAAAGGTGGATTGTATTGTAACCCTTTTATTGGCGTACGGTTTATGACCACTAAAAAACAAGCTGTTAATTTAGGTATAGGATATTCTATACAAAAGGTATCATTTGATGAAGAATGGGGAGATGGAAGTGGTGACATGAACGGATTTAGTATAAAGGTCGGATATGAATTTTAACAATAACATGAAACAAGTACTACATATATTATTAACCTTGCTACTTTTATTCACATTTTCGTGTAACGATGATAATGTGAATAATGACAATAACAGCATATTAATAGGTTCATGGGGAGAGCAATTCCCCGCAGATGAATTTTTCGAACTCACATTTTATAATGACGATACAGGCGTAATGACTGTATATTACAATGAAGGCAAAAAGAAAAGCCCAGATCCTTTCACATACTCTTTTGATAAAAATACAATGAAATTAGTCATTGTATTTGATAGTGACCCTGAGCCACCTATTGTTTATGATGTAAAGGTGTCAGAAGGTTGGCTGAAACTTGATTGTGTATCTGGAGATTTTGAAGACTTTTCAATGTACAGGATACAATAATATACAAAATAGTAAGCAGTAAAAGCGGTGGCAACTTAGTTTATCACCGCTTTCTTTTTATAAATCAATTAATTATTAACTTTTTAAAATTGTAATTATGAAAACAAAAGAAGAAAAACAAAAGAAATTTTTGACAGAATTTGAAATCAACGGGCGAAAATACGCTGGTGAAATATGGGCTACTTCTTGGAATGAAGCAGAAGATTTTGTTAAACAAAGAGCTACAACAGAAGAAGTAGTGGGGATTATTCCAAATGATTAGCATTGTCTATATATCACACCCATTTCTCCTTGCATTCTCTTTACAGTAACTTTTATTGGCATATCCTTGGGTAGAAGCACCAACTACTTCTCCGTTTGGAGCTATTCTTTTCCATCGCCATTTATCGTTTTTGTCTTTGTAAAGTTCCACTTTGTCTTTTTTGTGTTCTATTTTCTTTTCCATGATATTATTACAATTAAGTTAGACAATCCTCAAAAATAGAAAAGAATTAGAAATTTAACAACAAAAAAAATAATTCAAAATCAGATATTCGATGAATTTAATTGATTTTTAGTTGGTTATATGAATATATTTTTGTATTTTTATAATCCAATATAAAGATAAGAAGTATGTTCGATTTTAAATCACTTCCCGAATTTTCAAAATTGTTCCCTGATGAGCAAGCGTGTATAACCTTTCTTGAAAAAGAAAGGTGGGGAGATCACGTTGTTTCTCCTTTTGATCCGGAATCTAAGGTGTATAAATGCAAAGGAAATAGATACAAGTGTAAAAACACGGGTAAATATTTCAATGTTCGTACAGGAACGATTTTTGAAAATTCGAAAGTCTCATTACGAAAATGGATGTTGGCTTGTTATTTTGTTGTTGAAATGAAAAGAGGAGTATCATCTTTACAGTTGTCTAAAATCGTGGGAGTAACACAGAAAACGGCTTGGTTTATGCTTCAACGTATTCATAATTGTTTTAGTATTGAAATAAAAGAGCCGTGTTTGAAAGGCGAGATTGAAGTGGATGAAACTTATATTGGTGGCAAAAACAAGAATAGACATAGTAAGGATAAAGTTAAAGATGCACAGGGGAGATCTTTAAAAGATAAAACCCCTGTGTTTGGGACACTCCAACGAGAAGGATTTGTTGTCGCTTATGTCGTTACAGACACAAAAGGTAAAACCTTACTTCCTTTGATATACAATACCGTTCATCCTAATTCTACCATATATTCTGACGAATGGTATGCGTATAACGGGATCAACAAAGAAAAGTTTGATCATCAAAAAGTATATCACAAAAAGGGAGCGTATGTAATAGGCAGAAGATCAACAAACACAATCGAAGGATATTGGAGCCATTTGAAGAAAATGATTTCTGGAACCCATTTCTGGGTGTCGAGAAAACATCTTCAAAGATATGTAGATTGCGAATCTTTCAGATATAACACGAAACATCTATCGGAATCTGAAAGATTCGATGTATTTTTGCAGAATACCAAACGACGATTAAGGTATTCACAACTAAAGAAAATTACGGCATGAAAAAAAATAAGAAATTCACAATATCAACCACTACTACGATCAGAAGTAGTAAAAGTGGAAAATTAGAGAAGGATATGAAGAGAATAGCTAAAAGTATATTTAGCTATAATCCCAAAACAGATCCTAACGACCCTCTTTTTGATAAAACCACCTCTAAAAAAGGTGGTAACGAAAAAGAATTTTAACCATATAAAACAGAAGCCGGATATACGTTAATCATTATCCGGCTTCTGTTTTATATAGATGGTGTAAAGTTGTATATAATCACCTTATTTTATTGATTGTGCTGACGTAAATGCTTGGATGCGCATAAAAGGGGGAATTATTGAAACGAGCAAACAAATAAAAATCGGGATAGAAGAAGCCAGAAGGATGTGGCAGATGGTGTCACTGTTGCACCGGGGAGGCCAGTTCCGGCATGGCCTGGTAGAGGACGTGGGTGGCAATAAGTGGAGCATAAACCGGTATGAAAACGATATACTGACAGCCGGATGTCATCGTATTGCGTATAGTGAGATGGAAAGTATTGCAAAGCAACTGGGATGGGCGTAAGTAACCCATCTTATTTTATAACAACTAAAAACAAGAAAAATATGGAAAATGCAATTATTATTCCGTTTGATTTAAATACGGCGAGAAAAATTAAAAGCGGAGAAATAGAAGGTTCGGTATTAATTGATAATATTGAAATAGAATTTGTATATGAGTCGAAAGACTGTGCAGGTCCTTATAATTTGCTTTTTGTAAAAAAAGATGGATATGGGATAAGTGCTATATATGCCAACACGGAAGGTTGTATTATTGGCGGCACCACTCTGGAATTGAGGGTAGAGGCTGGAGCGTATTTTAAGAAAGGAGATGTATTAACAAGCACTAAAGGATGTCAATTTATATATGATGGACTTATTACCAAAGGGGTAATGGGAAGTATATGTGGAATGGTAACATCTGGAGATATTAAGTTTGATCATAGCGGATTATGGACTGATGTGTATGATGAAGATAAAAAACGGCATGTAAGAAAGGCTATAGAAGAAGAGAAGAAATTTTTAGCAGAAAAGATTATAAAAGCCGAAGACAGTAGAAAAATAGATATAATAAAACGATATTTAAGTGAATATGAGTATCTATTAGATGAGATGCCGAAACGTGACTTCAAACCATTTGAACGAGTGCTGGTGAGAAGAACTAACCAAGAGAGGTGGAAATTGCATCTATTTTCCAGAGAATCAGTAGGAGATAATAAATACGAATGCTTAGGAGGGGTAGGATTTAGTCAGTGTATCCCATACGAAGGGAACGAACATCTTTTAGGAACCAATAAAAACAAATAAGATTATGGAATATAAAATGGTAACAATCCCGTTTGATTTAGAAACGGCGAAAAAAATAAACATAGGGGAAAGAGTAGGTCAGATTGTGACAGAGAAAGGACGAAATAGAGCAGAAATAGTATATGAAGACAATTCGTCAATTTGTCCGTTATTGGTTGTAATTCATTCTATTTCTGTATCGGCAGATTGGTTTTCTGCTACAGGAAAAGCATTTAGCAGCGAAAATCGCCTCCTTCTTGAAGTCCCGGAATATACTACATTTAAAGATGGAGATGTGTTAAGCAGCAAAGATGGAAGTTATATTTTTATTTTAAATACGCATGGGAAATATTTAACATCTTTTTATGCGAGTCTTGCAGCGGGAAAAAGTCTTAATATATCGGATAATTTGGCTGCACACGAAAACCACATAGAATGTTATAGACTTGCAACAGATTCGGAAAAACAGAAGATGATTAAAGCGTTAAAGAAAAGCAAAAATCCTAAAGCAAAAGAATATCTAAAACGCTTCTTCGGAATTGAAGAAAGGACGAAATATGAGTTTAAGCCGTTTGACAAAGTGTTAGCAAAATATTATGAGGACGATAATTGGGAGGCCAGTTTATTCATAAGAACAATTACAGACGATCAGGATGGGGAGATTAAATATGAATGCTTGAATGGAACAGTGTATGTTTATTGCATTCCTTTTGAGGGCAATGAATATCTTTTAGGAACTGCTGAAAATCCAGAAAAATGAAAACGGTAAAATTATCTGATTTTTCTCCTTATGACAGAAACAAAGGAGGAATACAAGAATTGCATCATAAAATTGAGCCTAAAACACTTCAGTATTGGGGCGAAGATAGTGGTATTCTGATCGGCATCACTCCGATATATAAGAGACATTTGTGGAGCGAAGAAGTAAATGTTATAAATGATAAACAATAAATATGAAAACAAGAACATACGAAGGGGTGCAGCATGGAGACTGGGTGAGATGTACTCAATGTGGAGTACAAATGCTTCTTCCACGTGGAGCTGACCAATGTCCAGAATGTTATGGATACGACACGTTGGTGTGGGTAGATGAAGATAGGCAAGAAATGGACACTAAGCATCTGGATTGCCTTGCTCCAATGCGCAAATTGGAGCTACAAGAATATTTGTCTCAAGATGTTTTGGCGATAGAGCATAGCGAATATTATAAACAATTGATAGGGGAGGATGAATGGTGTGAAGAAGAAATATAATAAAGAGTATCATTATTAAAACAATAGAGAAATTATGAACGAGGATATTTTAAGCAATATGTTTGGGTGTGATACATATTGCATATGTGACAGTTCTTCAAATAGGTACTGTTTTATTGGGCCTATTGAATGTAACGGGAAGTTAATAGAAGAGTTTAGGAAGGGAATAATAGTAAAATTGAAACATGTGGAAAAGAGGGTTCTGGATACATTCAAAGAAAATGGGGTTGATCTGGATAACTATACCCACTGTGTTATAGTAAAGCGGAATTTTTATCTCGCTTGGTGACAGTAAAATACAAACAATATGAACAATTTTATAATAGATACTCCAGATAATTTCTGGCAAATAAGATGGCTTGACAAATATATGGAAGGTCACAAGGGGTTCATAGCTGGTGGATGTTTTAAGAATATCCTTTCCGGAGAAAGAGTAAAAGATATTGATATTTTCTTTGAAAGCGAAGACGATTTTCAGGAAGCTGTTGATTTGTTCAATGATGAAAAACATCAGAAAGAAGGATGGAAATTTAAGTACAGAAATGAGAAGGTATGTGCGTTCCAGAAAGAGGGAGAAAAGGCATGGATAGAGTTCATAGAGTCAGAGTTTGGAAAGCCAGAAGAGATTCTCAGGAGCTTCGACTTTACTGTAGCAAAAATGGCCTACTATAAGGAGCCTAAATACGAAGAAAAGGAAGATGATTATTTTCCATTCTCATCTGCAAGTATAGTAGCATACGAGTACAAACTACTCTATCATGAGAAATTCTTCGAACATCTTCATATGAAGAGGCTGGTCATTGACGAAAATATTCCTTTTCCAGTAAGCACATGGGAGCGCTCATATCGGTATAAAGGATATGGTTACAATATGTGCCGAGAGACAAAGAAAAAACTTCTACAGGCTATTAAAGGTGTAAACGTAGAGGAGGAAGATGTATCTTTGTACACTACTGGAGGATGGGATTAACTTATAAAACATAGATATATGAATACATCATTTGAGAAATCTAAAAACAGTACAGATGAATGGTACACACCTAAAGAAATTATAGACGCTTTAGGGGAATTTGATTTAGATCCATGTGCGCCTATGCGTCCGTTATGGAGGACAGCCAGGGTTATGTATAACAAAGAGCAAGATGGATTAAAACAAAAATGGGAAGGAAGGGTATGGTTAAACCCACCTTATTCAAGACCGACTATAGAGCATTTTATTACTCGTATGGTAGAGCACAATAACGGAATAGCTCTTCTTTTTAATCGTCTTGACAATAAGATGTTTCAGGATGTTGTATTCCCGAAAGCAAAAGGTATATTGTTCATGAAAGGAAGGATAAAATTCCACAGAGAAGATGGAACAATAGGTGAAAGTCCAGGATGTGGGTCTATTCTGGTTGCATTCGGCGAAGAGAATGCGGAAATATTAAGATCTTCTAATATTGAAGGAAGATATATACAGGTCAATCAAGAACCGTGTAGCACCCATGTAGATTGGGAACAACGTAGATACGAGATGGCAAAAACCATGCTTCCGATCACATCCGTATCAGGACGTGGACCTCACGGTGAATTAATATTGGAAGCGTGTGATAAGGCGGCTGAATTAGCTGTAATATATGCGGATGCTTTAATTAAAGAACTGAAATGAAATCAACAGTATATGCTCATCTTGAGAATGATTATAGATTTTATAGACTTCCTCTATTTAGAGCTACGGCTGTAAAATACGGATGGAATAATCCTATAGGGGAAGATAGTGGGAGAGAGAAAAAAAATATAATTCACAGTATTAAGTAGATATATTATGAGCACAAGTAAAGAATACAAGGCAGTAAGGAACTATATATTAAATGAACTTCACCTTACCAAAGAAGATATAATCAAAAACATAGAGCCATTATTGGAAAAACTCGTAAAACAGTGTATGCTTAATACATACGGAGGAAACAATCAGATAGAACATTGGATCAGATGTATGGTAGCAGATGAGCTTAAACAAAGAGATTATGATTTTGTAAGAAGAATATGTAAGGAGGTTATAAAAGATCATGTGTTGAATGGGTTGAACATAATTGTAAGTCCCAAAAATGAAAGATGCGTATGTGAAAATAGAGTACCATCAAAAAAAGATGGTTTGTATCTAATCTACGGAAATGGACACGCTGAGCCGTTTACCGGCGATAACTCCAAAGATTGTGTACGATACATTGGGTTGAAGCACAGATACATGTCATTTGCAATCTCACTGACGGAGCATGATATCGTACAATTGCTTGACGATGATAGCCGTGAAGAATCCGGAAGTGGGACATATTACGAACGTGAATGTGATGCGCTGTTTGACATTGACGGACGCGGCAATACGGAACGCCTTGTAGCCAGAAATCCAAAATTGAGAAATCTGCTGGAAGATGGCGAGTATATACCATCTCTTGGTCAATTAAATTTAATGGCCCATTATATGGACGAACTAAACAAAGCATTCACTTATGTTTCGGCATCTCCCCTCTCCTCGACGTGGTATTGGTCCAGTACTGAGAGCAGCCAGGCCGTCGCGTGGTACGTGGTCTTCTCCAGTGGCCTCACGGGCACCGGCAACAAGCACATCGGAGACATGGTTCGGACGGTAATTGATTTTTAAAAAGGATTACAATGATAACATCAGTAAAAATAAAAGACAATACAAAAACTCCATTTGAATATGTTTCGGATATAGAAGCATTTGAAAATGGCAGAGAATTTATTTTCAAGCCAGGAGTGAATGTAATTATAGGTAAAAACGGTAGCGGAAAATCAACCTTGCTTAACATCATATCAATGTATGCGTTATGCGAGAAATCCATGTGCTCTGAAATGCCGACCGAGGCACTGGATTTTCCACCTATATTTGATGACGATGATAAGGTTTTTGATGGGATTGACATATCATCCGATTATGCAGGGAAAGTATTCCGTTTATTGCCATCGGCGGAGATGAATCGAGATAGCGTATTGAAAAACATCAGCAACTTAGATTTGTATGTGAATAATATTCGAAGATCTTATGGAGAGAAAGTGGTGTTATCATTGGAATCACTTTTCAATTTAATGTTCGGTCAAAAGGATTATACATTTCCAATACAAGATCTTGTAGAATACAAGAAAAAATCAAATGCGTTTTGGATTAAAAGAATTGATAACCTGTTGAAGTATTATAAAAGAAACCGCATAGCATTAACAAAAAGCAGTTTTGAATACACGGTTCTCATGGATGAGCCAGACAGGAATCTTGATATTGATAACATAATGCAAATTTATAATGTATTGTCATTCCATAAACCACAAACACAAATTATAGCCATAATACACAATCCGGCATTGATTTACAAGTTAAGCAAATTAGATTGTGTTAATTTCATAGAGATGACAGAAGGATATCTAAAGGATGTTGTCAATTTCATAAGTGAAACAAATAAATGAAAGAGGATGAGAAAAGAACTGAAAATAATAGGATCAAGAGAACGGCACGTATTTACAGCGACATTCATTCGTTTTGGATTCAGGGATGGGTATAAAGGACCTGTAAAGACAATACTTTTACAAGACGTGTTACTCGATGATAAAATAGTAACAGATCATTTGTGGTTTGATTTGACAAAAGGATTCGAAAGCGCCGATTTATTACCAGGCGACGTGGTTGAGTTTTGTGCAAGGGTTAGTATTTACGAGAAAGGATATAAAGGATATAGGAATGACGTATTCGATAGGCCGATAGAAAAGGATTATCGATTGTCAAGACCAACAAAGATTAAAAAGATTGGGAAGAAATCAATAGATTGACATACTACCGCGAACTTTAGGTGTGGGAGTATGTCAAAGAGATGACAGAAGGGCATCTTAGTAAAACTTGTATATTTGTGTCTAATTAATTAAAGGTGAGATGAACTGGAAGAAATTCAAAGAGGAAAAACCTTCAGAGGGAGAAGAAGTGTTGGCTTATCACCCAAGTTGGATAGATGAAGATTTCAACCCAAGAGGTATAAGAATAGGGTTTTGGAATGGAGGAGACGATTTTAAATCGGCTCATTGGTGGGATTATCAAGATTGTTATATCACAATCTCTCATTGTGATTGTGATGATAATTCTCTTTTCAGTGATAGAATAAAAAATAGCATAGAGCCAGAGTTATGGATATCACTTGATGTTATTACAAATTACTTACCTGATATAAAACAAAATCACTTATCACAATGAGCTATTTTATATTAATGGGAAGAAGAATCCCCAAGCAAGCCATAACAGGCTTCAAATTTCAAAATGAAACAGATAACATTCGTCCTTTCTTGTCAATCAGGATAAGGGGAAAGGACGAAATTATACCTTTCAAAGATAAAAAGGAGATACAGTCTGTAAAAGCGCATCTGTGTTCTATCTTTTCTGGGTTTGTAAAAATAGGTGACTGGTATCTCAAGATGTCGGAAGTTAAGGAATATAAGCCGGTGACTGCCGAAGATATGAACCCCTACATCTTGTTTAAGACATCTAAGTTTGGAAATATAAAAGTTCGTTTCCCGAAAGATGAAGATATGGATGCCGAATTATTGGTGTTAGATCAACTTTTTGATGTAGAATGAATTATTAATCATCTTTTAAAAATCATGACCTGGAAAGAATTGAAAGACAAAATATCTCTTATGACAGAAGAAGAGCAACAGAAAGAAGTTGCAGTCTGGGGAGAAAATATGAATCTAATGAAAGATTGTTCCTTGGAGAAAACAGACGAGGATATGTACTACAACTCTGAATGGGATTATACTTGTGAAGAGAGTGAATTGGAACCGGAAGACAAGAATGACCCTGATGTACATAAGGTATATGAAGCAGGAATGTATTATATTTATTCGAATTGATTTTAAAAAGATCTGATTATGGCAGCATTAACAACACTAAATATAACGGAAAAGAACGCTAATAACAGTTTGTCTGTAACTGCTAAAGTGAATGTCACCAAAGAAGGAGTGTTTACCACTACCTTGTCAAAAGAAGATGTGGACAAGATTCATTCTTATGGGATCAAATTACCTACAAACAGATTAGGCAACGAAGGATATTTCAATAGTATAGCACTTTCTGATTTGGAAAGTCAAATCAGGGAAGTTCTGAAGAGATGTTTGAGTTATAAAATAGTAGAAGAAGTGCCTGTTATTAAGTATCAACTGGAAACGAATTGCGTGTTTTCCTATGACAAAAACGGAAATATTGTCCCTAACCCCTCTAAGGAATGGACAGGAGGCGATGAAAATGGAAAATGGAGAGATGGAACTTCCCGTTTAGATGCCTTAAACACCCAACCTTTCGGTTTTAGTGTTTATGCAAAACCATTTCTAAAAAGAGTAATTGAATATGGAAATGGAGAGACAAAAGTAGAATACGGCAGGTTAAATACAGAAAAAGGAACTTATGCGCACTGGCTGAATTGTGTAACGAGCATATCATACAATAGACATAAACAGGTAATGGAAGTGGAGTGTAACGAATGTACCTCGAAATTATTCGTTGATATGATCAAGTCCATTTGTAATATAAGCGAACAAGTTAAGAGTTTTGTCAATCCAGAACAAATAAAAGCAATTGCGGAGTCAAATGAACCGATTTTGCTTTTATCTAACAACTAAAAAATCATGAGGTATGTATGTGTTTTTATCTGCTTTCTGTTATGGCTTATTTTTACGTTGCTATTATCATTCACTGTCATAGGATTGGTTATAAGCGTGAGTGATGAATGGCAGGAAATGGGTGATAAAATAATAGATAAACTTTAAAAATAATTGAGCATGAGTAAATATACAGCAAAACAAATTGCCGAGTCCGATGATCTGTTTGATAAGCAAATACATAAAGTCAGAAAGTTTTATTTGAGTCGTAATCCTGATAAAATGATGATGCTCGAAGAAAGAAAAGCTGTTATCAAAGAACGAAATAAAGGTCTTTCCCCAGAATATGATAAGGAATATTATTGCGGAACCTGCGGAGCTAAAGACGGTGCGGAGCATCCTAAAACCGGATATTGCTTTCACTGTGATACGGATAACTGGATTCCAAAAAATGACTAACAGCTAAAATAATCGAATTATGACAGCCGAGAAGTTTAAATCTATTTGTGAATATAAAGGAATAACTTGGAATGATCTTGTCCGTATTAGGATTATCAGGCCAAAGAAATTTTTAGGATTCTTTAGGCAATTAACAGGTATAACAATCGAAGGTGCATTCAATAGATGTTCTGCTTGTGTTGAAATAATGGCTAATGATGACAACGGTGTTTCAATGATGAACTATATTGATTACGAAGATATTATAGGAGTTGAATTAATTAAAAATTAAAAATAATTGAGTGAACAGTTTGCAAAAATCAGTACGAATGCGTTGTTAGGATTATCAACATCCGCCACATAAGAACCATCTAATCCCGTAAATATCGTGATGCGTTGGTAGTATGTGTACAGATAGCAAGCAGGCGTTGGGATAAAGCATTTGGCAAACATTCACTCTAAATAAGAAATAGTAGATATGAATACAGAATTTGAAAACATGGCTTTGCTGAATATAGAAGACTACAATGAGCTTAAAGCTAAAGCCGAAGCAACAGATGAGCAGATAAAGAAACAAGCCGAAGAAATGGCTAAGCCTGAAGTTGTCACATTGAAAGTGTGCTTTGATACATACGGATTATTATACAGGCCAAATACTTGTGTTGATGTTGAAATACCATTCTATGATGATGAAAAAATCAGAGATATGCTTAACAAAGCAAGTGCTGATATAATGAAATGGTGCGACAAAAATATGGTAAAATACAACAAAGAACTCAAAGAATCCAAATCTACAAAAAAACATTGCGAAGGACTAAGAAAGCATATCGCAAATCTCGAAAGGCGCCTCTTAAAGCATGCATTGGCAAACGTTATTTTATCTATTATATCAGTTGCGGCTATAATTGCTCTTTTCACATTAATTCAAAACTAAATAGACATGGAACAAGAATATGCTATTCCTCTTTTTAAAGCTGGTGCAGAGTGGCGCATTAACAGCGTGTGGCATTCTATAACAGTAATTCCAGATTGCCACCGTTTTATTGTGTTTCTCCCCAAGAAATCAACAATAGGATCAAAGAGTCCAATTATGGGTATATTGGAAGAGAACAAAACTTTTATATCCAGCCGTCCAGGATGTATTTTATACAGATTAGATGAAATGGAATCATGGGCTTATTTAGATGATCTATTACCTTAAAAACAGCATAAGCAATATGGAAAGCGAAAAGAAGAAAATATGTCCCAAATGCGGCTGCGAAGATGGGTCGGGGCAAAATAATATACATAGCATGAATCCAGAACATTTTTGTAAATGTCCTATACGGTCTATTATGGAACGAGATGGAGTTTGCTATTCTTGTGCGTTTTGGATCAGACTATATGAAGAGAATAAGAATAATCCCAATTGGTTGATTATAGATGGAGAATCATGGATAGCTAATCCGTTTGTTCCCAATACAAACAACAAAACACGAAGATTCATGGGTATGGGAGGAAGAATGATGGAGGCTATTTCAAATGATGGGAGAAAAATCATTTCCAATGATTGGTGGCATCAAGGGAAAATCCCAGAAGAATTTAAGGATTTAATACCTGATAATGCCAAATGGGTAAAAATGAGTTAAGAAGAAAATATGAAAGGTTATGACCGACAGAGAACTTCTTGAAGAAAACAATAAGATGTTAAAGGAAATTCTAAGTTTTGTGAGAAAAGTTGATTCTGCTGAATACAGGGATCATCAAGACTTTATGGAATTTCTTAGAAATGTGGCGGCCGATATATGGGTAGAATATACGGAGCCTGAACAAAGAAGTAAGTTGTTTAATTTAATAAATAAAGAAAAATGAAAACAGTTTTTGATTTAAGCAGAGATGAGATTGTGGCATTGACAGACGAAGACATAAGTCTGTATATAGACAAAGAGCTTGCTAATAAAGGTATTCCAATTGAAGCTAAAAACTGGAATATAAAGAACAAAAAAGAAGTCGTGTATCCAAGAACTGGAGTTCCGGTATTTATGTTAAAAGATATCGGCATCGGTTTTAGAACCATAGAAGGTGCAACTGAGGTGGCTAATTTGCTTGTCAAGTATAATGCATTTAAAACAGAATCGAGATATCTGGCAGGATCGTATGAACAGTTTTGGATCATGAAGGAGGGTGTTTGCCCGGCTGTTAAAGGAGAAACAGGATATAGCAAGGAAGAGTTTGATAAGATAGATGAGAAAAATAAAAACCCTGAATTGACAAGTATAAATACCTTCAATGACACCGTGAAAAAAGCCAATGAAATTAAAGACAGGGTGTTGAAATACGTGTACAACATAAAACAAGAGCGTTCATATAACAATGACCTGGTTGGTATCTTTGAAAGGTATAAAGATATAGCAGACGGTGATATGGAGGTAGCTATGAATTTTATTAAGGAAGCCTATCCATTCAATGAAGAAACAGAGTCGTTTATCAGAAAAAAGTTTGACATGCCTATACCGGACGAATCAAAAGAGCAGTAATTAAGCTAAATTAAATCATTTTGAATCTTTTTTATTATCAAAAGACATATCTTTGCCCAAAAAAAACAAACATAATGGAAGAAAAAGAGATAAAAGAAGCTATGATTGAAGCCCTGACGCACTTAGAGGGGTGTAAGTATTTCGTGGCTACGATAGTAAATGAAGAGGAAAGAAGATTTGATATGAGCCAAAGAATGTCACAGCATCAATTGGCGTTAGTTATAAAAGGTATCTTATCTAATAATGAGATGATGATGATGGACGTTTTGCAGTGGTGTTCTGAAAGATTTAAAAATAGTATAGAGAAAGGAAAGAAATCAACTAATTAAATATTAATACAATGAATCGCTGGTTTGAAATTACGGTAAAAGCCGAGATTGATAATATCGAGAACGGCAAAAAAAAGAAAGTAACTGAAAAGTATTTGGTGGATGCCTTGTCTTATACAGAGGCAGAATCAAGATCGTTGGAGATCTTTAAGGATTTGTACAATTCTTTCGAGGTTGTAAAAATTAACCCTATTAAAGTGTCAGAAATCTTTTTCAACGGAGAAGCTGAGTACTGGTATAAGTGCAAGGTGAATTACATTACACTGGATGAAAAGAAAGGTAAAGAAAAGAAAACGCCATGCTATATGTATGTCCAAGCCGGCAATCCTAAAGACGCCGAAGCTGTGTTGACTAAAGGTATGCAGGGTACGTTGGGAGACTGGAATTGCGAGTCTATTGCTGAAACAAAGATCATTGAAGTGTTTAAATACGATCTGCAAAAAGGTGTAGAAAAATTGGGAGAAAAGAAAACTGATGAGTGATGTTGTTTCCCGTGTAGCACTTGCGACGGCAATTGTATTATTGGTAGTAGCAGGTGCTACTTTGTTGATAGTGATTAAGACCGAAGAGGTACCGAGATGGTTAATGAACTTACCATATACGTTATCTTTAACGGCAGTATCCTTTTCAATTATATCACTTGTATTGAAATATAGAGAGTGGAAAAGAAATTGTACGTCTGCGAAAGATGCGGACGAAAAGTGATGATAAGAAGTCATGGCTTATGCCAGGCTTGCAGGAGTAAAGAGTTGACTCCGAAGAAAAAAGACAGAATTACATCCATTAAAAACAGCAGCAAGAAGAAAAAGTTAGAGAACCCGGATTTATCCGGGTTTTTTCGTCTTATGCTGGAAGAGTTAAATAATAGTCGGATGTCTATGACCGGTAAGGCTATTCATTTTCCTACAGTATGTAACGTCTGTCACATACTTCCGAAAAGGATATATAAGTCAGTTGCTACTTGCAGGGATAATATAGTTTTCCTTCATGAATCGGAGCATACGGTATTCGACATGTATCTTGACCGGATGGAATTTGATAAACTTGAAACAGAATTTCCTTTTGTGTGGAAGTATGCGGTAAAGAAGGTACTGGATATGGAAAGCAGAGGAATGATCAAGGAAAGAGGTAGGTTGATTATTGAAATAATTGATAGGTATGATAGAAGAAAAGATTAAAATATTAATAGATTTAGGGTTTGTACCTATGGTGAAAGGAGAGGGAAATACGTTGTTTAGAATGAACGATGTTGTGATGTCGGTGTCAGATCCTAACCAAACACCAGAGCAGTTGAAGAAGGAGGTTATGTCTTTAATAAAGAACAGAGACATAGCAGAAAGAGGCGGACAGGTTCCAGTAGTTAAAGAGCCGGCGCCTGAGCCAGAGCCGGTCCAGAAGGAGGAACCGGAAGCTCAGGCGGAGGAAGCCGCTCCTAACCCTGGAGAAGAAGATTCGAATCCGTTTACAGAAAATCAGGAAACATTAGAGCCGTTTTATATCTGTGATGAGTTAAAGAAGATTGAGACCCCCAAATTCGTAAGATTGACATTAGACGATAATCGTTTTTATGTAAGAAAGATGGATGATGGGACGGCTAAGATATATGCTTCGGTAACAACTTTAATCAAAGATGGGTATGTAGATGATAAGACAGCACTTCAGGAATGGAAGCAAGAGATAAAGATGCTTGGTCGCAATCCAGAAGAGGTAGCGCAGTATGAAGCCGATAAGGGAACGATCATGCACTACTTATACGGATTGTACCTAACAGGTAGAGATATGGTCTTAAATCGAAGCTTTGTGGTTAAGACAGTGCAAGAAGGCAAGCTGAAGATATCTAAGAAAAATCTTGATCGGTTCTTTAATAGCATAGATGATCTTGACGATATGATTGTCAGGGTCATGAAGTTTGCCAAATTCTGTTCTGATTACAAGGTGAAACCGATGATGATAGAAAGAATCCTTTCTTTAGAGGATTACCTTGTAGCAACACCTATTGATGCGATGGTTAAAATGACATTCAAATACAAAGAAGAAGGTTATTTTGGAGCCGTGTATCAAAGGGCTACCGGACAGTTCAAAAAAGGTGATCCGAAGAAGGAAGTAAGAGAAGTGGAAAAAGAAGAAGTGGTCATTCTTGACTTTAAATCGGGAGGAATATGGGAATCATATGCATTCCAATTGGAAGCTGAAAGAAGAATGGTTAAAGCATGGTATGGCATTGATGCACGTATTATGAACTTTTCTCCAAAAAGCACGAGCAGTAAAGGATATACGCTGAAAGAATGGACAGAAGACAGTGTAGCACTTGAAAAGGCGGACTGTGTGTTCCAACAAGGTATGTTGAATCACCTTAGAAAAGATAAGAAATTCAAAGTGAGAAAAGGAGTGTTGAATATCAATAAACCATACAATGAAGAGGATCATACGGTTGTATATGATATTGCAGAGGAAATATCTAAAAGGTTCATGATATAAAAAGCAATGAGAGGAGCTAAGGATGCTTGATTTTAGAAAATACGAAAACGTACCTCGGTTTCAACTTGACCGCAGGCCTGGCAGGAGCCGACTGAAGCTAACCTGCCCGGCTTGCGGGAAAAGCCGGTGCCTTACCCCTTATATTGATGTGGCGACCGGTCAGGTCGTTGGCAATGAGTTTGGAAGATGCGATCATGAACGAACTTGCGGTTATGATAAACGACCTACCGGCAAGGATGTAGGTGACAAAGATCTTTGGATTTCGGGAAATAAGTGCATAAGAGCTTATCGTCCTCCTGTAAATCCTGACGTTGTAAATTACATACCTTTTAGCGAGTTTGAGAGGACTGTAGTTCCAGACGATAGAAACACCGTATTTAGATTTTTATCGTCTCTATGGGGAAAAGAAAGGGTATCTGACGTATTTAGAAGGTATCATGTTGGAACAATGGACTTATGGGGATGGAAAGGGTGTTGTATATTCTGGCAGATAGATAAGGACTTTGTATGCAGAACCGGCAAGATTATGGATTTTTATATAAAGACCGACAGCCAGGGGAATGAGATTGATGTAAAAAGAGTGAAGGAAAAAGACGGTGACAATGAGCGACCTCATGTCATGTTTTATCACTCGTTGCATGCAAGAGACTTCTTGTTTAGACAATGCCTGTTTGGAGAACATCTTCTAAGCCAGTATCCAGATAAGGTAGTTAATTTGGTGGAGTCAGAAAAGACGGCTATTATATGCGCCGTGAATAAACCAGATGAGTTGTTTGTAGCTACCGGTGGGTTGCAGAACTTAAGACCGGAAGTGATAGATGTTTTAAAAGATAGAAAGACTGTAGCTTTTCCGGACAAAGGACAAGCATTTGACACATGGAGTAAAAAGATAGATGGGATGATGATGAAGTCAAGGATAAAAGTATCGGACTATCTTCAGAGTGTTGAGAATGTAGGGGACGGAGATGATGTGGCAGATTTGATAATTAATAACAAAGTAAAAGAGAAATATTATGAGCCTGGACGTTTATATTAAGAGCAAGAAGAAAGAAGAGGATCGTAAATGGGTTGCAAACATCACCCACAACATGAACAAGATGGCACAAAAAATATTCGTATCAGAAAACAAAGAAACACTATACGATTATGTTTGGAGACCGGAAGAATTGGGCAGGGAAATAGATACTAAGGAGATGGTGAAGATACTCACAAAAGGTATATATATTATGATCTCCAAGAGAAAGAGTCTTTTGAGATACGAACCAGAAAACGGATGGGGGTCTTATGATTCATTTCTTAAGTTTCTTATCAAATACAAAGAGGCGTGTGAAGATCATCCGGGTTATATAATTGAAGCAAGCAGATAATATGGAAAATTATAAAAATACTTTAAATGAGGTAGTGGTGATCGAATCGTCACCAGAAACGTATTTTGTTTACGCTATTCGTAATGCTATTCGTATCTCTAAATGTGCGTATCCGACAGCCAAGAAAGTAATTTTCAAAAGAGAGGACGTAGAGGTAGAGATCTCAGAAATGGAAACTGAAAGCAGTTTGTATGAAAAGTTTAAAGAAAAACAAAAGAATAGGGTATGGAACTTAATGAGCGCCAACAACGGGTTTTAAGAGGCGAAATTTGTCCTTATTGCGGAAGAGAAACTGAGCTGGTAAATGCCGATAAAATATATAGCAGAAAAGGCTTAGGGATGGTTATGATGTGCAAACCATGCAACGCTTATGTCGGTGTTCATGAATCAGGGCCGAATAAGGGAAAAGCTAAAGGCCGGCTTGCGGGGCCATCACTGAGGTCTCTTAAGATAAGAGTCCATGCCGAACTTGACAGATTATGGTCTACGCCGGAGGAACGGGAAAGGATGTATAAAGATTTATCTGAATTTCTATCTATACCGGAAGAGTACACACATATAGGTATGTTTGGCGAGAAGACGATGGGAAAAGTCTTTCAGTTCTGTCATGTAAACAAAGAACGATCAGGTTCGAGAATAGAATGGCATAAGCCTGGAGATAAGTGCCCTAATAAGAACAATCAAATAGTGTCAGGAAGTAGCGCATGTAGAGGATGTCCTGAGTATCTCCATGATGAGAAAGATGGGTATGTCTGGTGTGATCCTGATATGAGCTACGGCAGGTTGAAATAGGGCGCGAATTGCCTATCTTTGTGCTATTATTAATCAAAAAAAATATAAGCACATGGGCAGATCAACAGAGTACTACAGGACTCATCCAGAAGCCAGGAAGAAAAAGGCTAAAAAGGACAAGGAGATAAATGCCAGACCGGAACAGAAAGCCAAACGCCGGGAGCTTGGTCGTAAAAACTACGAAACGGACAAGAAGAAGGGCAAGGGCTGGAGGAAAGGCAAGGATTGTTCTCATACCAAGAACGGTCTTAGGTATAAATCAGTAAAAGCTAATAGGGGATCCAAGTCGGATACGAAAGGTGACAAAAATGCAAGAGGAGATAGCAAATAGGATAGATATAAGAAGGATATTCAAGACCTCTAAACAAGTTATGGAAGAGGCGTATGAGAATATCTTGAAATACAGGCGGGGAGAGCTTATCCCCGCTAAAACCGGATACGATTATATTGATGAGGCTTTGCTTGGAGGTATTTTCCCTCAGCATGCTATTGCCATAGGAGCCCGGCCATCTGTAGGTAAATCGTATGTGGCCCAAAAGATATTGGAAAATGTGATGAATCCGATGATCAACCCGCAAGCAGAAGATTATTTTCTTGTTAATTGCGAGTTCGAAATGAATCCTCAAGATCTTCTTCTTCGCAGAATGAGCCAGGATATGAAAAAGCGGGCTCCTGAAATATTAAGAAGGCAAGATTCTAATACAGTAGAAGAGATGAGGATGTTTGAAATCCTTCAAGGTGAAATCAGAAATAATATAATATACATCGATGCTCCGTGTACGGTAAAAGAGTTTGAGGCGGCTGTGTATCATATAGCTACCAAACATAAAGACAAACGTCTTATAATATTTAAAGTCGATCATATTGCTTTGATAAAAAGAATGGGATTAGATCCTAAGTCGGCTATAGATGATTTGGTGGCGGTTATGAACGAAGCTAAATTAGTATATAAAAACATATTTTTCCTCATCATATCCCAATTCAACAGAGAAATAGAAGGAAGGATAAAAAGCCCACAAGAGCAGCCTCCGCGTCTTTCTGATTTTTACCAGTCTGATACGCTGGGTCAGTTATGTACGTTAATGATAGGCTTGCACAATCCTCGTAGGTACGGGCTGGATAAGTATATGATATTTGGGAAAGATTGGTATCAGACTCTTGATAGGTTTAAAACTGAAAACAAAACATCATTCAGGACAGCCGGACTGGTGTTTCATCATATACTGAAGGTAAGGCAAGTTAGTATGGAAGAGCTTACTAATACAATCCACCCAGAGATACTGCCGGGACATGGATGGATGTACGGGGAGGGCGGGACGAAGTTCGTGAACCCCAACCAGCCGCCGACGCCGCCCAAGCTCTATACTGTGGAAGACGTTACGAACAATCAAGATCAAGAACAAGAGACAAAGGAAGAACAGTCATTGTATTAAAAAAAAATAAGAACCATGAGACTAACAGTAGAAGAAAACGAATACCTGATAAGTAAGTTCCTTTTGGTTCTTACTGAGTTTGCAGGGGATGAAAGAGAGATGTTTTTAATCAACTCCATACATGATAAGGCGGTGGCGGATATGAATTATCGTCTTCCGTCTTTAATAAGCAGAGAACGTAAAAGACGAGTTATTGAACTCCTTAAAGAAGGAACCAGAATAATCAAGGACTTTTCCGGCTATGCAGGTGATATGGGTATGATTAACGAATACGATCGCCTAAAGAAAGAAATAGGAACCGTCCAAGATCAGCTTGGCGACGTAGAAGGTCAACTTCGGGCAGCAGGAGAAGTTATAAAAAAAGAACTTGATATGATTGCTGACCGAATCAAAGAAGATCTTCTTGACCGAGAGCTGGCTAAGAGTAATGCCGAGGCCGAAAGAAAAGCCAAAGTAGATCCGAGATATGAAGTAGCTTTAGGTGATTACAAGGAGATGCTGGAAGTGATTTTTACAACCAGAAACAAGTATTCTACGGTAGATTCTGTACATGACGATCTTCGACAGTCGGTATCTACCGGTAGAAATTCGATTATCAAAGAAGGGTACAACAGTTAAAAACAAGGAGGAAATATGGAAAAGAAGGAATTTAAAGTAGGAGAAGTGTTTGATGCCGGACTTGTGAGATTAAAATGTGTGGATGCTCCAGAGCCAGACTTAGGATGTGAAGGATGTATATTTAATGACCACATTACATGCGGGTCGGTAGATGTAGTCGCAGGCCCGTGTAATCACGTAGAGAGGGAGGATGGTAAGGATGTTATTTTTATTAAAGCTGATTAGGCATGTACATCAATTTCAGACAACTTGCAGCATCAGACATGACTCCTAATGATCTGGCTAATCTTCTTGCTATAAGACAGAAGGATACGGTTATGATCGAAGCCATGCTGGAAAAAGATGCTGGGAGGTATATAGAGCTTGGCCTGGTTGAGAAATTAAAATCAGGCGTGATGAGATTGACCAACAAAGGAACGTCTTTTGTGAATTATATAGAGACACCGGAGATGACAGACGAGGTTCTGGAAACGTTGAAGATTATGATAGGAATGTACGAATCGTATTCAAAAGACATAGGTGTCAGCAGAAAAGAAGCGGAATCCAGGTTGTGTTGGTTTATGGGTAACACCTCATTCAAGAAAGAGGTCATACTTCAGGTAACGGAATCTTATATAGCAGAGTCAGGAGATTATACAATGAGCTTATGTAACTTCATATGGAAACCGCCTTCTCAGGCCTTTTCGGTCCATATGAACCTTAAAAATTCAAAGCTCTTTGACTTAATAGCTGAAAAATTTAAGATCGCTACCGAGCCTTATTTGGAGTCTAAGAAGAATAAGGAAATGGATTGGTTGTTTGCCGTATCTAAATTGCCTACGCCGCCGGCTAAAGGCAATCCGGATTATTTGTTTACCGGAAGTTCTGAAACAGACAAAGAGCGATTGAAAAACATAAAAACGTATTTATTTAACAAAATTAGAAAGCAATGGAAAAAGTAAGAATCAGAAAGATAATAGAGGATATAATTATTACTCAGTTTCTTAATTCGGAAATAGATATAGTTCATGAAGAAGATGTGACGTTTAAAGAACTTGGATTAGATTCTATCGATCAAATTGAACTGGAAATGATGGTGGAACAAAAATTCAATATTGTTATTAATGATTATGATATGGAGACCATCAAAGATATGACTGATCTTGTTTACAAAATAATAACAGAAGGATATGGGAAGTGACATAATTTTATGCATGGCTTTAATAGCGTCATTTGCTTTTGTTATACAGTTTTTGTTGTCGATATTAGGATCTGATCTGGATACGGATATTGATATTGATGATGCTTCTGATTTAAGTATGTCTTTGTCGGACATCATATCATTCAAGGGCATAACACATTTTATTCTTGGATATAGCTGGACTACCTACTTTTCGGGTTCCCATTTAGTAGGGGTTGTGATAGGGTCGTTTTTCTTTATCGTTTTGTTTTACGTATATAAGTTACTTCTTAAGTTAAAGCAAGAAATGGTGTACGAATGTCCGGAAGATTTAAATGGCAGAGAGGTGGAGATAGTGTTTAGATCAGGGAAGAATCATTATATGGTAAATATTTCGAAAAATGGAAGACAGGAGCAAATGAGAGTAAGATGCTTGTCTGGAAAAACTTACAAAAACGGTGACAAGGTGAATATAAAATACGAAGAAGGAGAATTAATTATCTAATTTTTTTTATCAACAATTAAATTTTAAAAGTTATGACAACAATTATGTACGTGTCAGCCATCTTAGCTGTAGTGATTATTTTGACAATCATCGGAGTCTTATCAAGGTATCGTAGATGTAAGCCTAATCAGGTCTTGGTCGTTTATGGTAAGACAGGTGGAGAGAAGAAATCGGCGAAATTATATCATGGTGGAGCAGCATTCGTGTTGCCTATTATCCAAAGCTATGATATTTTATCTATGGAGCCTATGCAAATAGATTGTAGGCTTACCGGTGCTTTGTCATCTCAGAATATTAGAGTAGATGTGCCTACAACTATTACAGTAGCTATCAGTACAAATCCTGAAATCATGCAAAATGCAGCAGAAAGACTTTTGGGGATGGATACCGAATCTACTGAAAATCTTATTACAGACATCGTTTACGGTCAGATGCGTTTGATTATTGCCGAAATGACAATCGAAAAACTTAATTCTGATAGGGATGAGTTTTTGGATAAGGCAAGAAAAAACATTGATAACGAACTTAATAAATTGGGTCTTTATCTTTTGAACATTAACATCAGTGACATCAGAGATGAAGCCGGCTACATCATGAATCTTGGTAAAGAGGCTGAAAGCAAGGCTCTGAACGAAGCACAGGCTAATATCGAAGAACAGGAAAAGCTGGGTGCTATTAAGATTGCTGTACAACAGAAGGAAAAAGAAACGGCTGTAGCTAATACCCAAAAAGAACAAGAGATTCAAATTGCCTATACTGAAAAAGAAAAAGAAACGGTAGTAGCTGAAACAAAGAAAGAAAAAGAAGTAGCTTTGGCTTTAACCGATAAAGAAAAACAGATCGGTGTAGCTCAAGCCGATAGAGATAGGGCTGCGGCTATAGCAAAGACTTTGGCTGACAAGGAATCAGCGATTGCAAGATCTAAGGCGGAACTTGAAGTAAACAAAGCTGAAGCCGAAAGAATGGAAGAAGTTGGAAAGAATAAAGCTGAAGCTGACAAACAAGCAGCTATAGCAATACAAGACTCTGAAGCTCAGATTAAGAAAGCTGAGGCTGAGAAAAATGCTTCTGTAGGCTACAACAATGCCCAGAAAGAGGTTGCTGTATCAGAATCAGAATTGCAGGTTATCAAAGCTCAATCAGAAAAGAAAGCCGGAGAAGAGAAAGTTAAATCGGAAGCGGCTGTGAAAACGGCAAAAGAGCTTGCTGATAAAGAAGTGGAAGAAGCTAAAGCTAAGAAGGTTCAAGCTGCGCTTAAAGCTGAAAAGATTGTGCCGGCTGAAATTCAGAAGCAGGAGGCTATGTTGCAAGCTGATGCCGAGGCCGAGAAGATCAAACGCCGGGCCGATGCTGAAGCAGCAGCACATTTGGCAAAAGCAGAGGCGGAAGCAAAAGCAAAAGCTATTCAGATGAAGCTGGAAGCGGAAGCCGAAGGTAAGAAAAAGTCGTTGATGGCAGAAGCCGACGGATTTAAGGCTATGGTGGAAGCAGCAGAATCCAATCCTCAGATCGCCATCCAGTACAAGATGGTTAATCAGTGGAAAGAAATTGCTGGAGAACAGGTTAAGGCGTTCGAGCACATCAATCTCGGAAATATCACGGTATTTGACGGCGGTCAGAACAGCACCGGTAATTTCCTTAACAATGTTGTTAAGGCCGTTGCTCCGGCATTGGGAGTCATTGATCAGCTTCCGATTGCAGATACTTTAAAGAAGTTAAAAGGAGATGACAAAAAATAAATACAATGGCCCAAGGTTACACTTGGGCCTAATTGAAGAAGCAAAAGCAGCATTTATAGATTTCCTACCGGCAGGGACAGTGCTTTACTAATTACAATATTTTTAACATGGATTTTGGACAAGATTTAGAACCAGAAGAACTGACCAAGCATTATGATCAGTGTTATGGAATTGATTTTGAAACAGAAGAAGAGGAGGATGAAGAGTATGACTGATGAGGAATTTGCATTAGATAATAAGAAAAAGGTTGTTGTAAGAAAAAGAATATCCTATTTAAACAAAGGGGATAAAGTGTGGATCGTGTCTTCCGACGGGTATCTGCTGCACACGGACGTAGTTAGAGCCGACCGAGGCCGATCTTATGTGGATATAGACGGGATACTGTATTGGAAACGAGGATTGGATGGCAAACATCGTAATCGTAATAACTACATGCAATTCGCCATGACGCCGGAGGATGGCAAGAAATATGTTGTATATTACCCAGAAGGATTTAAAGACGATAGCTTATGATGGTCCCGGAAACGCATTTGCCATATAAGGAGTTTAATGGTGTGAAACGTCTTGCCATTTCTTATTCCCAGATAGATACGTTTCTTACTTGTCCAATGAAATGGTATAAGACTTACGTAGAGGGCAAAAGGTCTACAGAAAAACAAGAAGCTACGTCTTATGGTACGGTTATTCATAAGACACTGGAATACTTCTTCAAGAACGGAAGGCAGCCTTCTGGCAAAGACCTTGGAGAAGCAATAAGTTACTATGCTTACCAAGAAGACATACCTTGGCAATCACCGGAAAATATGATGATAGCCATGAAACAATCTGGGGAGCTTCTTGCTTGGATTGTGGATCTGTTTAAAAAAGACGGCAATAGGTTTATGATAGCTGATAGTGATCTTAATCCTTGTGAGAAACTTATCAGACACGGCGCTATAGTTGGAGTCGAAGAAGATTTTGTGCTACCGTACCGCCTTCCTAAGCCAGTTGACATAAATGGGGTAATTCATACCCATGTGTACATAGTAGGATCAGTAGACCTTCATCTGGCTATAAAGAGCAAGAACGTAATTCACCATTATGTCATAGATTGGAAATCAGGGAATAAGGTTTTTGATTCTAAGAAGTTGGAAACGAATTTACAGCATCCTATATATTCGTTTTACATCTATAGAAAATATGGTGGGGTTCTACCAGATATGAACATCTATTTCTTTACCAGAACCAGGCAGTACCAAAAGGTTAAGGTGGATGAGGAACGTAAAACAAAATCTATAGAGATGCTAAATGACACTTTATCTAAAATGTATGATTTTGAAGATAATAGTGTAAAATCATTTCAAGCGTACATCCAGGGAGCAGAAGGAGCCAGGTATAGCAAGCGGCGTGCCACCCTAAGCCAGCCTGTTTCGCAAAACAAGCTACCCTGCCCGTCGGCACTGTGTTATTATTGTGACTTTGGATTACATAACAAAAACGAATGCCCTTTCTCTTCAGATTGGGATCCGTCTAAAAAGATAAATCGATGAAATACGAGGACGTTCAAAAGTTAAGAACAAAATACCGGCAAGATCCGGAAGTCATATATCTTGAAGAGATGAGGAACGTGGCGGTACGGTGCGGAAATTTTAAAAAGGCGTTTGAGTTCCAGGAGAAACTTGAGGCTATTTGGTTTAACTACTTAAAGGAAGTGCAATGAAAGAAGATCTAATATGTGGAGTAGCGATCCTTTTGTTTTTAGTTTTATTATACTTGCTCACGACAATTTTCATAAAAACAGGTGAAGCAGTAGATCGTTATAAGATGAAGAAGAAAACTGACAAAATCAAAGTAAGTCAAAGATACGAACATAAGAACTACTTTGAGGATCCATTTGAAAGAGGCAAGCATGTGATTAAAATATTAGACATAAAAGAAGGGTACGCTCTATATGAGTACGAAGAAAAACTATATATACGTTCTTCTGAGAGTCTTGAAGATATTGTTAAAAAATATATTTTAATTACTGATATAAAATAAGGGGTTATGGAAAAGAAAGTCACAATCAAAGAAGGGATGGATATTTTTTACAAAAATGCAGGGAAAGATATATGGGTCTATATTGGACTTTTTGGAAATAAAGTGCTATCCATTTTAAAAAACAAAGGTGTTATTGCATGTGAAAACGATGCTGAATATTGCGTGTTGATGGATGGAGAAGATCATTTTATAAGTATAGCAAAAGACATGAGTCACGACTATTGTTGTGAATACGTTGTAGAAAGAGCAGAAGCCTACAGAGACTACCCCTCCAAAGGTGCTACATGCAGTGTATGCCTGTTTGAAGATAATGAGAATAAGGCAAGGGAGATGTTGAAAGAGGCGATAATAGAACTTTCAAAAAATAATATAATAGATTGCGATGGGCTTTGAACTTAGACCTTACCAGAAAGAGGCGGTAGATGCCGGGCTTAAGTTTCTTACAGGAAGATCTAAGAAGCCTGGCATAATCGTAGCCCCATGCGGATGTGGAAAGAGCCTTCTGATATCCAAGATAGCACATGAAATAAATAGACCGACATTAGTATTACAGCCCTCAAAAGAGATTCTGGAGCAGAATTATGCAAAGGCCGTATCATTCGGTTCTAAACCTACTATATATTCTGCTTCATGTGGTATAAAGGAGCTGTCGGCTATGACTTATGCAACATTAAAGAGCATAAAGAAAGATGTGGTGAGGTTGAAGGATATAGGGATAGATACCTTATTGATAGACGAATGTCATTCAGGATATTCTCCTGAAGAAGGTTCTGAATTTATGGAGTTTATGAACAGGTTCCCAGAGGCGAAGGTGCTGGGCTTCACCGCCACTCCCTGCCGCCTCCGAACCTACAGTTCCATGCTGGAAGGAAACTATAGCAAGCTCAATATGCTGACGAAAGACGAGCATAACTTCTTCAAGAAAATAGTTCATGTAACTCAAATACAAGAACTAACCTCTCAAGGGTTTTGGTGTCCACTTAAGTACGAACGATGGTCGTTTGATGAATCGGCTCTGATGTTAAACAGTACCGGGGCTGAATACACCAACGAATCTATTAAAGAAAGTATTGTACGAAACGGCTTAAACAACTCTATCTACAAGCGCCTTCTTCAACTTATGAACGAACGTAAAGCCATTTTGGTCTGTATGGATTCTATCGAATCATGTAATAGAATATCAGAGTTCATGAATGCCAGGATGGGAGCCATAACCGGTGTCGTAACATCGCTAACAACCAAAAAGAAAAGAGAGCAAATCATATCCGATTTCAAAGAAGGTAAGTTAAAGGTCGTGTTTAATTATTCAACGCTTGCTACCGGATTTGATTTTCCTGAACTTGATTGTGTGATGTTTGGTCGCCCAACTTTCTCATATTCAACTTATTACCAAATATTAGGCCGCGCCGTCCGCATCCATCCTGACAAGAAAGAGGCGCTGATAGTTGATTGCTGCGACAACATGAGGCGTTTCGGCCGGATAGAAGACTTGACAATCGAACAATTCCCTTCTAAGGGCTGGTGTATGTTTGCCGGAGATCAACTTCTGTCTAATATAAGGATGGGTGATATTATTACCAAAGACGAGATCCTTCGCCGGGCAGCCTCGCTTAAATCTGTGAATGGAGATGGTAGGAGAGAAGACGATCTTGACAGTATAATAATGTGGTTTGGAAAATATGAAGGAATTAGATTCAAGGACATACCAGTGTCGTATTTTAGGTTCTTGGCTGAGAATATGGCAGTAAAACCAGGAGACAGGAAAGAAAAGATTATCGAATATTATAATAAGATAAAGGCATGAACAACAAGAGAAGAAAAAAAATATCGGATGTTATTAACAACGTAAATAAGTATAAAACAGATTTTGAATACATCAAATCAAAGTTGTCGGAGTTGAAGCACAACATAAATTCAGCCAAAGATGATGTTGATATGATTTTAGATGAAGAGACTGAGGCGAGAGATAATATACCGGAATCGTTACAAGACTCAGAAAGATATTGGGAATCAGATCAGGCTGTAACTGATATGGAGGAGGTGGTTGATGACATGGAAAGTATTATAAATGATATAGATGATGTGATTTCAACCATAGATGGGAGCATTAAAACCATAAATGGTTCTATTAAAGTAAATTTGGAAGGAGTAATATAAATGAAAACAAATGAATTAAGGGAAATACTTAAATTGTATGGTCTTCAACATGATGTTGTTATCAACAAAAGTTCAAGAAGGTATTCTATTATCTTAGATAATAACATAATAGGAACCAATCACGACAAAGAGAGGGTGGTTGTGTTCCGTCCTATACCGGAAGGGAAAAACACATTCTGCATGGAGCGAGATAGGTTCTACACGGAGTTTGAAGAAGCTTTTGATGATGATAAAGCCATAGAAGCCGTAAGACAATATTTTGAAAACAATAAAACAGAAAGTCATGAACGAAAACGAAATATTTAGATTAAAGGGCAGAATAGCCATATCCAACCTATCACGTGAGGACAAGGATATGATAAATAGCATCCTTGATGGTATCAATAAAAAGGATGAAGAAGAAAAAGGATATCTCTATACCGTGAGAGTAAAACTAAACAACGGAAGGGTTGTGCATGCTACTTTATTTTTTAAAGACAAGAAAGGCCCTACATTTGAAGATTTAAAGAAGGAGCTTGATGACATGGGAGTTAAAAATGATAGTTATAGCAATAACGGCATAATTATCATTAACCGCATTGTCATGAGCGGAGAAGAATTTGACCGCTTTGCAAAAGAAAAATGATGGACTATATTATTATATCAAATAATTAAAACAACGATAAAACAATGGAAAAGATGGACAATAATACTAAAAACATCCTTTATCCAAAAGGATCTATTTTTCGCATGTTGGAAAGTGATGTAATCAGTTCCGAATTAGAAATAGCCAGAGGAGCTATAGTGGAGGCAGTATCAGACATAGAGGTAGATGATGAATATGCTGAGGTTTGTTGCAATGGAGAGACGTTTATCGTAGGAACGGACATTATGGGTATTATTCCTGTCAAAGTATCCAGAGAAAACAAATCGGTGAAAAATGACATCATTGACGATAAACTACGATGGGATTTACTTCCAATGGAAGAGATTGAGGACATTGTAAAAGTCTATCATGCTGGTGCAAAGAAGTACGGACCCAATAAATGGCAGAACCTTGACAACGGGTTTGAACGGTATCGTGCTGCGGCTGCCAGACACCTAATGGAATACATGAAAGGGGAAAGAATAGACTCAGATACAGGATGTTTTCATCTTGCACAATGTGCATGGAACTGTATAGCTATGCTGTGGTATGACAAGCATGGAAAAGGGTTGATACCATTAAACAAGGAGGAAAAGAAATGACAATAGAACAACTAAATTATTTATTAAGAAACGAGCTTTATGCTATAAAAAATCATAAAGACAATATTGATAGAATCAAAAAAGAATACTTTGATTCCAATTATGGGTTAAAAGAAGGAGATAAGATCCGTATTTTACACGAAACAGGAGATGAAATGATAGGCTTCTTGAAAAAAGTTGAAGTATGTGAAGACGGAGATCTGTACTTGACAATCCAAAAACAAAACGAAAAAGGTGACAGAGGCAGAGGAACATGGAATATGTATCTATCATCAAAATCAATTAAAATTGAAAAATGTGTATAATGCCATGAGAGTGTTAAGTTTATTTGACGGAATGTCATGTGGTCAAATAGCGCTAAAAGAAATAGGGATCACACCTGAAGTATATTATGCATCAGAAATAGATAAGTTTGCTATTAAACAAACGCAATTAAATTTCCCTAATACTATACAAGTAGGAGATGTAAGGGATTTGAATGTAGAAGATCTTGGACACATAGATCTTATTTTATCCGGCAGCCCATGTACGGATATGTCCTTTTCTGGAAAAAGAAAAGGGTTGTCTACCGTAGAAGGAATAGAAATCAAATCACTTAATGAGTATCTTGAATTAAAAAAACAAGGATTTGAGTTTTCCGGTCAGTCTTACTTATTCTGGGAGTTTATCCGTATTTTGAATGATGCAAGAAAAACCAATCCCGAGGTATTGTTTCTTCTTGAGAACGTTAAGATGGGAAAGAAATGGGAGCTGGTATTTGATGATGCTATAGGGTGTAAAGGCAATCATATTAATTCAGCGCTTGTTTCCGCTCAAACCAGGAAACGTATTTATTGGACTAATATTCAAGGCGGAATTATCCCTCAACCTAAAGACGAAGGTTTGACTATAAGTGATATAGCGGAATATGAAGTAGATGAAAAATATTACTTATCTGAAAAAGTTTTAAACAATTTAACTTTTCACTTGAAAATAAATCACGACAGGGGAAATTATTATGGAGCTAATATTAAAACAAAAGATGAGAAATCCAATACTGTTACCGTAAAGGGTAAATACATGTACGATCTTATTTGTGTAGCAACGAGAGGTAGGAATCCAGAAAAACCTACATGTAGAGAATATGGTCTTAAAACAGTTCAGAAAGATAATCTTATTTCCCAAATACCAAGAGGATTTAACAAAGGTGGATTTCATGAAGATAAGGCTCCAACATTATCTTGTAATTCATATGATAGAAACAATTTTATCATACAGAGAGCATTACATGGCGATTTCAAAATAAGAAGATTAACCCCTACAGAGTGCTCCAGGTTACAGACTGTACCAGATTGGTATAAATGGGAATGCAGCGAAACCCAACAGTACAAGATGTTGGGAAACGGGTGGACTATTAAAGTGATTGAACATATACTTAAAAGAATAAAAGAATCATGATTAAAGCAAGATTTTACATTAAAAAATCCGATTGCGGTAACGACTACCGTCCAGTCAAATGGCCTATAAAATATCCATATTGGTGTAGTGGTGAATCCGATGATTCATTCATACTTGTAGTGTATGCCGAAGACGAAGACAGCATAAAAGAGCTGTGGCCGGAAGCATACGATATTAATGTCTTAGAAAAAGATACTGAGGTTAAATTCACATTAAGATTTCCTAAGCCTAAATGGTATGAATTGCAAGAAGAGAGATTAGAAGAGTATGATAAATTATATGGTAAATTCGTATGGGTTACGGACATGTGTCTAAAAGATGGGAAAATAAGAAAGGTAAAAGCCAGAATAGAAGATTGTGGTGGTCTTTTATTAGCCGACACTCCTGGTCGTTACACCCCTTATCAGATAGGGGATTGTGCTTTTGAAAGCAAGGAAGAGGCTTTAAAACATGCAGAGGAACAGAGAACGGATTTAATTAAGTCTCTTAGGTTACAAATACTCGAACTTGAAAATCTAAAATTTGAATGCGATGATTAATTACGCGGCAAAAGCCAGAAAAGCTTATTTGATAAACAATTTCGATAAGATTCTTAACAGTCTTAACACGCTTCATTCAACGGTTGAGACCATGACGTTGTTCGTAAACGACCAGGCTTATAATTACATTCTTAAGCTAAAGGAAGTAATTAAAACCAGTCCTATGTATAAGCACAATATCAAGCGTCTTTTAAATGACATGGACAAAGAGATAAAGAGGTACAATGCTTCTATCTACTACATAAATAAAGAGCGTAGTGAGGTTATAGCTGATATAACACAAGCGATGGAAGATTGCCTCATGCCATACATAGACGATCTGGCCGGCGCTATAAGGGCAGCCGTGTGGTCGAGGGGTGTGTCCGAGGAGCGGACGGAAGCGGCGGTACTGTCCCTAATCGTATCCTCCTTGGCCACGACATCAGGCAGACTTATCTCAGGTGGATATCAGATCATGAAAGAAATGGGTGGAGGTCAAGGTGGTAATCCATTTACGTTTATGAGCATTGATAAGATAAGACACTTATCTACATCATTATCTGATGCTATTACCGGTGGGGAAATAGCTCTTGAGGAAAAAGAAGCCAATGACATAACTAAGGCAATGGATATTTTTATTGAGAAAATGTCTGATTCGGATATTGTTGATAAGGTGATCAGCATACTTGAAGAGGCTGAATCTAAAAATAAGGAGGAGCGATCGTGAATTATTTGGATGGGTATGTAGAAGAAGTTCTTTCTGAGCCGTACTATGATGATTATGGCTCTGGGGTTTTTAGGTGGTGGGTGGAAGTATCTTACATTTGTGAAGGTACAGAATCAACTACTATCTTAATGTTTGATACGAGAGAAGAAGCAGAGGCAGTAAAACCAGGTTATAAATTTTTATGTTGAAAATAACATGAGGTATTTTGTTTTATTGATGGCACTTGTGTTATCATCATGTTCGCATGATGATAGTCAGGTTAATAACGGATGGGTTATATATGATTTACGTCCTTTACAGGGTGGGCGTGTGATGTATTATGGTGAAGACGGAGGATTTTCAATATTTAACAGTAATAGACTTATAAAATTCGTTGGATACCAAGGGGAATACAATATAGGAGATTCTATTAAGATCATAAAAGTGAAACAATATGGAAAATAATTTAAAACTCGTATGTCCAAAATGTGGCACTCCTCACCAGCCTCATTCTCCGCACACGATGGATGCAGATGGATTTGAAAGGTGTGAGATAAGAACTGTCATGGAAGACAGGGGGTGGTGCTACGAATGCTCTTTTTGGCAAAATATGTACGACAAGCACAAAGACGATCCAGGATGGGTTAGGATAGACGGTGAAAGCTGGGTGCTTAAGCCTATGGTGGAAAACGTACCGAGCGGATGGAACAGCCTTGGATGCGGTGGAAGAAAAATGTATATCAATATCGAAGGGAAAGGCATTGTTGTATCAAATAACTGCTGGTGCCAAGGTGATGTTTCGGATGCATTTAAGGATCTGATGCCTGATAATGCCACTTGGGCTACGAAGGAGGAATTTGACAAAGCTCCTGTAGTAGGATATATTATAGAAGGTATTGGTTTAGTTTTCACAGATAGGGAAGGTCATAAAGCTAATGCTTAGGAATCTATTTCATGTTCCTATTAGAATATTTGAAAGGAAATTAACTAATGGGGAAATAGAATATTGGTGCCAATATCAAAACATTTTTGGGAAATGGAAAAACAGAATAAAATATAATATGTTTGGCGTGTCGTATTATGCTGTTTTTTATTCATTCGAAGATGCGTATGAATTTAATTATGGTAAGAACAAAGAAGAAAAGGTAAAGGTAGTGGATTCTTGTTACAAGAAAAGATGGTAACTACAATAATCCCCGGCCATACAATAGGTGTACGGTTGGGGATTATTGTAATATATGATTAATAACCGTCTTATCTTATACTAATACATTTTAGTACTATTTTTATATCTTTTATTATAATTCTACATAGGTATCAATAGGGACAAAGCTGCCAATTGTACTTATCTTATATATTGAATGAATAAGGTGAGTACTTGGACTTAATTTCAGTTGAGGTACTTGATTGGATCCTTCTGTAATAAAGAAATAATAAAAAACGTCTCCAATCGTAAACTGTAATATAATATCACCTGTTACCTGTCCTTCATTAAAGTAAGCCTGGATATATTGTCCAGAATTTGATATCGTACAACTTATAGGATTACCGCCCATCGTACATACCTTGCTATTATTAATTTCATCTAAAACATAGGAAGCCGCCATAGTTGCTCCATTAGATCGGTATCTACAACCAAGAATAGGTACAGGATTTCGCCATGTGGTTGTAGGGGCCGAAATCGAACAAGCAAAAACAGGGATCTTGACGCCGGCAACTGTCTTAATATTTTCAAATCTTCTTCTCATAATTTCATAAAATTAATTCAGTAAAAGGGCGGACATAATGTGAACTACCCCTTGAACCTGTATCCAAATGATCTCCTTGGATGTTTATATCATAATACCACGAATAGGTAGATTTTGTATTTCGAGTGGATGTCCACATTCTATTACTCATTATCGTACCTCCTACCATTAAAAGGCATTCGTTTATTTCATTAGCATACAATGATATCAAAAAAAACTCTCCGGCGCCACCTACATATCCATTTTGACCATTTTTAAATAAATAGCTATTAGCTTTATTAAAAGCGTAATCTGTATTACTGGTATCATATTCAAGATACGCATTCTGATTTTCACGCCCCCAATAATCCTTTTTAATAGTTCCAATATGAGAACTATCTTGTGCAAATATATTGTCTATTTCTCCATCCTTACCCCAACGAAATGTGCCAATATATTCGGTGGCTATAACAAAACACACTTTATCTACAAGAGCTATTCCATTGCATAGATCATTGGAATATCCTTTATTAGACCAATTTTCTTTTGTATATAATCCTCCATCTACATGTTGGATGTATATGCCTTTATTGATTATAAGCGAGGGATTTACCCCCATCCCTATTTGAAATCTTCGTCTCATGATTTTTGTTTGCAAGATAGCAATAATTGACAACATAAAAGAAACCGGTTCCCTATCATCTCTGACTGAGAACCGGTAAGAAAACAATTTCAGAAAAAATTAAACCTACATAATCTTTCAAGTAAGAACAAAAAAACGTACAATCTACTCTTTGACGATGCTAATATAACATATTGGAATCATACAAAAACAATGCAAGTCCGATATTCTTCGTCTATTTGTAACTAACGTCATCGTCTCCTTCCGAATCAGGAGTAGCGCCGATGAAGAACATCATTGACTTGTTGTTTGTCTGCTGCCACCAATTATAGGCGCGCGCTACGTCTTCCGGCGTCTTGATATTATACCATTGTTTGATAAACGTCTGTTTGGCGAGTTGCCTAAATAGCTTAGACTCTCCTTTGTATGTACCGGATGTTACTTTATCAAGTGAATAATTCCTAAGATCGGTAAGATCCTTCAGCTTCCTTCCCATAACAAACGGGTCGTTAATGATATCTACAACGTTAAGCTCCATAATAAACGGCATCTGTGAAGCTATTTCGTTTATGGTTCTGAATCCAACGTAAGATCCAAATTGAGTAAGCCAACTTTCTTCGTTTTCATCATCATCACGCCATCCGGCAAGAAGCATGGATACGGCTTGCATGATAAGGAACGTGCCGGCATAGACACTGAGGCGTTTGAGATTAGTTTTTTCTACCTCATTCATATTGTCTTTATTTTCGTTCCAGGCATCTATGATGTTTTTCATACCAGACTCGGAAGCCAGGCTAAATGTTTTGGCTATCATATTCTTTAACGTAATTGACAACCCTTCCTCTTCTTGCATTGTTTGGAAATTGAAGCCACGTCTTTTCCACAGACGTTGAGCCGCCAGCACCAACCATCCTCGGTGGGCGGTCATGAACCTGGCTATCCAGTTGCGCGATGCGGCAGTTCGGTTTTCTTCATTCAAAGATCCGTTACATATCTGCGACAAGCTACGGACTTGATTCCTGGTTATAGCCATCTGGGTTTCAACTTCCTCAACAGTAACACCCGATCCTGGCTTTACAACCACCTTCCCATCCACGACGTCTACCATACTCCATAAAGTACGATCTTTTAATGCATTCCATTCTCTTTTTATGGTACTCTGTTCTTTATTGCGTTCTTTTTCCATCTTGAAATCTTGGAACGTGTAGAACCGACCTTTGTAATAACGAACATTGTCCATAGTAGCAATCATAACCTGCGGATCAAGAGGGTAGTTCAGGATTTCCATAAAAGCATACATAGGTGAACGCATTAAGGTCCTGGCCACTCTATTGTATCCGGCACCATACATACGATTTCGGATATTGAATATCCCCATTCTCTCACCTATGACATATAATTTGCTTTTCCTATCTATGTCTCCGGTTTCTGCTATACAAGATGGAGCAAGGCGTGAAAATTCAGCCGATGCGTATTTAAGGGAATCTTTACTTATATACTGTCCTACGGCAGATTCCATGATGAGGTTGATATGACCTGTTAAGGCGCCGGTAGCTGCCACAAACGGGGACAGTGCCAAGTTCATGACCGACATAAATCTTTCAACAGCCATCATAATTCTTGTAAGGTCTACCGTATATCCTCCGATGTTCACCGTAAGTTTTTTGGTGTTCATCCTAATGCCATAATAATGATCGTTGAAGAAGTCCCTGAACATCTGATATGCTTGGGTTGCTTCAGCCTTTTTACCACCTTCAAATTGTTTATTCAGTAACATCTGCTCCAGTCCTTGAGCGAGCTCTATAGACTTCTGCTTTTCGTTGTATAACGATGACTGCATCATAAGCATCGAATAAGAGTAGCCAAAATCGTGAGATACATCATCTTGGTTCTCCAATTCATATATGTAGTATTTAGGTATAGACCTAAGTCTGTCTTCCGGATCATACACTTCTCCTTGCCTGGTTTTACCGTATAAAGAATCGTCTACTCTGTCCAGGCACAGATCTGATACAAAATTACGAACCGTATTTTTGAAGTTAATACCCAATCCTTCTATACGTTCTATATCTTGTTTTGATATCTGTGGAATAGCATACAGGTTCGGGCTCTGCTCTTTGTATAGATCAAGGGATTGTCTTTTTATTTCCTTGAGTTTTTGAATCATATTCCACTGCTCTACGTTTTTAGTAGCAACTTCATTACCGTCAGCATCATACTTGATACCAAAGTCATTGAAATAAGATTCATCACGATACAGGCTTTTCTTAGGCATTCGATGACCATACCCATGATCTTTTACATAATCAGGATTACGGCCGTTATTTTCGGCTTCAGATTCAGCCACCCATGCCCTTGCAGGATCGAAAGACAGGTACGATATGTTCATGCCATAATCTTGGGTGGATGTACCGTTTTGCACGTCCTTAACCATCTGCGCCACATCTATCTCACCTCGACCTATTTTGTCGATCATAGCCGCATATCCGGTAGGCGCCATGCGTTTATAGTAGGAAAAGACCTGGCCCCTGGCAAATTCATTAACAATAGCATTAGCTTCTTCTACACCCTCTTCTCTTGTATTATTTAAAAACAAGCTGGCCATCTTAGCATTAACAGCATTCCTGAAATCTCTACCGTCTAATTCTTTGCTTATACCAAGCTTTTCTGACAGGTAGTTGGTTTCAGATACGGTAAACAGATATCGGTTATCAGCAGCCTTAAACAGCTTATCCCTTAAAGCCTGAATCCTTTTTGCTTTCTTCGCCGTAGTATGACGTTGTACGAACTTCCATTCCACTTCCTTGGAGTCAGCAAGAGCATTTAAATAAGACTGATTTACTTCGTTTTCGGCCTTACTGCTTTTAGTAAGGTACTTATCAATATCTTCAAGACCCACCATCTTAGCATAATCTATTAAAATAGCGTAATCAGCTTCAATAGCTTCAGATGCGGCCCTAAAAGCATCTCTTTCAGATAAGGTAAATGTCGCTTCGTTAATTTCTCCGATATCAGCCACATCTCGGTTGTTTCCGATTATTTCCTTGATAATGGCCTTATTTTTTTCTATATCTTTCACAATCGAATCCACGTCAGTCGCATCTCTATCACTTGTCGTAGAACCAATGATATCATGCGCCATTTTAAGATACGAAGCCTTGTTATTTGATTCGGTACGCGCCGACTGTTCCGATTCTACTTCATTCCAAAACCGATCATTGAACGACAGGTGACCTCCCAACATAAGTGTCTTCAGCGCAGCTTCTCCTCCCGACTCGCTCTGAATCGTTCTTAATTTTTGCAAAAACGATTCTGATACGGCATTGGTAACATTATTTGATTCCTTTCTCCAAACTTCATTTATAGCTTGTATTTCTTTAGCCATCTTAAGTTGGTCGCCGGTTTTTTCCACTCTCCTGGTTCCTACATATATGTATTCTGAAGCTGCTTCCTTACGTTGTTTACGAAGCAGTCCTTCTTCTTCGTAATTGCTGCTTTTAAAATAGGCAACCTCATCAAAATTACCACCGCTATCAATAAAAGGCTGCCTCAATATCCGTTTTTGCCTGGATAGAGCATTAAGGTATTCTTTGGTTGTTTGAGAAACCGGATACCCTAATTCTTCTTCAGCCTTTTTGTATATGGATTCCATTCTTGTGGCATAACTTTCGCTAAATTCCAGTTCCGAATTTTCAGCATCCCACTTTTCCATCTGTTCTGTATAAATCTTTTCCTGCTCGATGGTAAAAATATCGGTATTAACTCTATCAGACGATGGTTTGAATTTAGCGTTTTCAGTAACCGTATTTCCATCCTTGTCAACTACTTCTCTTTTAAATACGTAATTACGGTTATTGTCAACCACATCACCAATTTCTTCTTCTGATATCTCTATGTTCATGGCAGTCGCAAACGCTCGCATCTGCGCCAGCTTCTTATTACGATCGTATTTAGCCATATCAAGAGCACTACGAAGGTAATTAGAAGTTTTGCCGTCTACTTTCTGAAGCAGTTTTTCAAATTCAGATTTGTTAAAACCATGCTTTTTAGCATATGCCAGGAAGTCGGATATGGCGGGCTGGGCATTCACCATCGCATTGTAATTGTCTTTGGCAATCATAGCTCCAAGAGCGTTATTGAACGGGCTGGAGGAATGTTCTAATATACCAAACCACCTACTTATCCAGGACACATCATGTTGAACCTTATCAAAGAACTCTTTTACTCTCTTTACCTTATCTGCCGGCACATGAAGTTCGTTCATTAACTTGTCAAGCAACGTACTTTCATCAAGATCTTGTACTGATTTAATATCAGACTGAATACCGTTGATGTCGGCAATGACGGTATTGATCCTATTTGTATAATCCTGCTTTTCACGCTCATCAAATTCGGTACTTCTGTTACGGATATATCCTCGAAGATCGTTCATGATCGGAAGAACCTGATTGTTGATAATATCTACGTTCTTTCGATCATTGGTATTGAAATGAAGCTTACCGTCTTTGGTATCACCATGAAGGATGGTGTTCACCACATTGCTTAAGTATCTGACCTGAGCTTCGGCTGTAGAGATCATGCTGTTCATGGCAGCCGCCATCTCATTCTTGTCTATTTCGGTCTCTACTTTATTTATCTTATCTTCTATGGTCTTAAGCTGGGCAAGGGTCATAGACGTAGTTACAGCCCTATCAGAGCTTATCTGACGTAAGTCTCTTAACGTTTTTCTCAATGCCCGGATCTTAGACTCAAGAAACTTGTTCTTCTTCATAGAAGAAAGGGAATATAATGTAAAATCATTATCCTTCAAAAGAGAAGTATCAAATCCTTTATCTATGTCGGTAATAGCAAGATCACGAATATTTTTAATAACGTTATTCAAATCCTGTCTTTGGGTTGATAAAGCTGATTTAAGCCAGTTTACAATTCCAGAGAGAAGCTGCCGGACGCGCCCCAGGAAGGAGGTGGGCTCTACCGGCGCCTGTGCTGTGCCGGTCTGCATCTCCCTGGCGAGGATCTTTCCAAGAATTTCTCTCCTAACAGCATTATCAAGTTCAGAGCCTTCATATACCTTACCGTATGTATTATAATACTGACCTGCATACTGATTCCATTCTTCAGTGCCTTCTACATCTTGCAAAACAGATTCAACAGCATTCTGATCTCTGTACGCCTCTACGAGAAAGTGTGCTGTTTCTTCTACTAAGTCAGACAAAGTAGCATCTTCACCGACTGCTATTACGTTATTGGCAATATCCGCCAATGCCTTAGCAGAAGGTTCGTGTCCGTATTTAGTTTGGTACTTCTCTATATAATCGGTCATGCCAACGACACTAACGCCCAGCGTTTTCAGTATCTCAACAATAGAATTTCGTTGATTACGTTCCTCTTGGCTATAATCCGATACTATCTTAGCTTTAGTATCAGCATAAAGATCATTGTCTTCTAATATAAATGAAACTACAAGCGCATCAAAGTGATCGTATTTAGCATCCAATTCATTGTATCTTCCAGACTTAAGATCGCTCTTTATCTGCTCCTTGCTAACTCTTTCTGTTCCTCCGGTGGCGAGTCTCATAGTTACCTTACTATTATCCAATGAATTTATGGTTATCATACCCTGGTCGTTCATGGAAACATCGGAACCAAAATGATTACGGAGCTCAGTGTAGGATAAGGCTGAATTGAAAAGTCTAATTTGTCCTGTATGTCCTTCTCCTGTAATATAATAGCTTCTTGTTTCCGGATCGAATATCTTGGATCCGGACAAAAGACCTTTCTTTATAAGGTAGTTAATTATACCGCCTTTTGTTGATAAAGAAGTAGAAGCAGAAGCGGTCATGACCGGTATAAAAGACTTGGGATTATTAAGAACATACTTTCCAGCCTTGTAAGTAATGTCTGCCACTCCATCCACGGTAGATTCTTGAACGATGCCTGATAAGAATCCTATTCTGATATCATTCCCGCCAGAGCGAAGAGCTTCTCCGTAATCTTCAAATAATTGATTACGATCATTCATGAAAAACAAACGAGGCTCTCCGGTCTGATACGTTACACCCACAGGATTAGAATCTGTCTGTGGTAACTCTTCTGGGCTAAATATCTTAAGACCGTCTTTTATAACCATATAATTAACACCCTTATCCTGTACCATAGATACGGGAGTAAAGTCCGAAGATATAGCATCTTGTAGATACTGCCCGGCGTCTATTCCAGGTCCTTCCGGTACGGAAATACTTGACGGAACCATAGCATCCACCAACATAATATTATCACCCAGATCTTGGCTGTAAAATCCAAAGCCCGATTCTTGGATTTCATAAGGTGCATCTGATTTTGACACAAGAACAGGGTTACTCATCTTAGACGCCTTATCCAGCACCCTTTCTCTATAGGCTTCCGGAATAAGATCGATGTTGGATTTTACCTTATTATAAGCCGGTTTGTTGATAGGCACTCTCTTTCTCCAGTCACCAAAAGCCTTTAAGAACTTATTAGAAAATACGGTTTTAAAAACAGTAGTAGCCCGTTCCCTATTCTCCATAAGAGGAATAGATGCTATTTTATCAAACAACATAGACCTGTCCCCTGATCTGGTAGAGACAGAAACAACTTTATTTTTATTATCTCTTTTAATAATACACGTTGATGTCATAGTAAAACATTTTTGTTATGAGACAAAGGTAGTTAAAAATCAAGCATATCATAAAAAATAAAGCCACCTAACTTCTCAGTCTGATGGCTTAAAAATAATATGAAAAAAAATTATAATCTGACGAAAAATCGTCAAGTTCAGCTTATATGTAATGCATGTACCCATCTCGGTGTATAAACCTTCCCGATTCAAAGCGCTCAATATCTTCAGGGCAAATAGAGCCTGAATCTTCTCTCCTGGCTTCAAACCAAAGCCCCGGCTTACGAAGTCGGCAAGTTATGATATAGTTGAAGCAATTGTGCGTAAAATGGAAAACAGATCCTACAGGGAAATACCTATCAGCTTGAAATACGATTCTTTTTCGTTTAGTATCAAACGTGATATCTCCTACTATCTTAGCCACGTAATAGCTTCTGCCATTTAACGTTTCATCTGTTTGTGGTATCCAATAATAACCTCTTGCCATGCCACAAATATATAAAAAAAATCGGACAAGATACATGTCCTACTTTATATTACTTTGATTCGTTTTCAAACCGCTTTATAAGAGAAGCAATATCATCACCACAAATAAACATCATTCGACGTTCTTCTTTTGGTTTATGAGACACTGGGATGGTTTTGTTTATCTTAATCTGATTCGCCAGACCTCTGCCTAAACGAATATCAACTTTTTTACCTTTCATGAATTATTTGTTTAAACAGACCAATTCCATCTGTTATAATATGACCGCTTTGCATACGACCATTATTAGGATTATGTAGAAAATTGAAACCACTTTCTTTTTCCTGTCTTTCAAAAGAACTGATATCCTTTCCTCTACGGGCTCTTTCAAAAGCTTTCTTGAACAACTTGCCTCTAAAGGTCTTGACGAGGATCTTGGTAGCGTTATTGCCGGCTTTTACCATTGCTTTCCTTGCCTGGTCCTCCGAGACAAAACTGCTTCGGAAAATATACGATGCTGCTGCTTGTATGTCTTGTTTAGTAATCATATGATAAACATTTCTTTCAGAATACTGATCTTTATTCCGTATATCAATTCCATCTCATCTCTATCATATACGTCAAAAAAGGATTCACTGGGGTCCTTTGGATTTACGTTCAATTGAATTATGCAATTACCAGTATAAACCTTAAGCCTATAATTATCGGAGTATATATTCTGCATGATTTCAAATGTCTCAATTAAATTTTCAACAAGTGCTCTGTTAAATGAAAAAGATTCTTTACCATCACCTTTAAATGTGATATGATCTAAATCCCTGTTGTCAAATTCATACTCTAACTGATTGCCGTCCATCATATTATAAATGATTGACTTTCTGATTATAAATCCCATATTGTTTTATTTTTTAGTTAATACAAATCTTCTGAATACAACTGTTCTCTAATGGCATTCCTATCTACCACCATCTCCTGATTATTGTTTCTAACAAGTTCAGA